TTTTTCCACCAAAAGAAGACAACTGGTATAAAGGCATTTCAACTTTTTGAGCCATAGCCCATAAGTCTACTGGACCTAAATCCATTGGTTCTGCATCTTTTAGCATGTTTTGTAAATGGTAAGAATCTACATGTGAACTAGCATTGTATGCCGTATCACGCAAGAAAATCCCATTATTTAATACTGGAGTTGCCATTTGTATTTATTTATTTGTTTATTTATAATACTTTTTTAAAATCTTTTAAACATGTTGTTACCACCTGTTCTTGAGACTGTGTTATTTGATCCTGTTTTTCTAGTCTGTGCTCTTTCCTCATGTGGAATAGATGAAGCAATTTTTTTACCTTCTTCAGTCTTTAACATTCTTACAGTTTTTTCAGTAGCAAGTTTAGTACCTTGATCTTTAATCTTATTTTTATACCCTTCTGGATCTGCTAATAGCCAAAGAGCTTCAGCAATAAGATCATGTCTTGGTTCTACAAACTGATACTTCTCTAATAAGTGTCCAAGTAAGTTAGTAGGTTTACCTGATATAGAAGGATAAGCTGGTTGAACTAATCCACTGTATAACATGTTTTGTACTTTCTTATCTAGTTTAACACCATCTAATTCACCTACTGATAATACATTATATACATTATCTGTATATACTTTAGCAGCTTGTACTTGTTGTTCCTTTTTGTTTTCCTGTTCTGCAAGTTTTCTAGATACTATCTCTTCTTGCATTCTGTCTAACTTAGGTTTAAACTGTCTAGCTTTTTGTCCTAACTTATCTACATCTGCCCAGTCTTCAATCTCTGACTCTATTTCTTCTGGTGTACCAAAATTAGTAGCCCAAAGATATTGTCTTGCAATTTCTGCTTGGTGATTCTCATCATCTGCATCAAGTTCAAATACTTCTTCTACTTGAGCAAGAGTTCTGAATAAACCTTTAAGATCTTGTCCACCATCTGCTACATACTTAGCTGCAGTTTTCAATTCATCAGGTAATGCATTAAAGAAATCTTTAGGAGCTGCCTCTTTAATCTTTCTCTCTTTCTCTTGAAAGTTGGCTTCAAATAACTCTCTAAAGTCTTTAGTAGTATAATCTTCTAAATCTTTATCATCATCAAATCCAAATAGAGTACCTTCTTCTATCATCTTAGCTGCTAACTCATGAAGACCTGACTTATCTATCTTTGGTCTTCCTTTGTTACCTGCATCTTCTTCCTGAGCAATAAGTCCATCTAACTCATCAATAGTTTCTTGGACTTCTTCCTTAGTAATAGTTTGCTCTGCCGTATCTGGTTTACTTGTTACACCAGTTTTGCTGTCAAGGAACTCATAATCAGTTTTTTTATCCTTAGTAAAAAGAGATTTCTTTTCCTCTTCTTCTTCTGGTAGCATCACGTTTTCTGCCCCAGGCATTCCAAATAATTCATCCAAGTTTACATCTACTTGTGATACAGTAGTGTTTTCTTGAGTTGTTTGTTCTTCAGTATTCATATGTTGGTCTTTATGTTACTATAAATAATATAACTATTTTAATGCAAATAAACTTCAAAAATTTAGAATAGTGCAATTTTATTTTTTCATTTTTGGCATTATATGGCTAAGTATTATTTTTTGTTATCAGATTTTCCTTTAACATCAAATTTATTTTTGTTTTCTCTAGCTATTTGCAATTGTTTATCAGCAATATTTTGTTGAACCATGAGTTTTTCTCTCTCTAATCCTGCTTTTTGATTATTGCTAGAAGTCCTATTAGATTCTTTTTGTCTCTCTAAACTCATTTGACTAGTAAACTGTTCTGAGTTTTGTATTTCTCTTAGAGTATCATTGTAATCAGATTGTTGATTTTGATTAATATCTTGTGTAGCACCAAACCCAGCGGATCTAATTTCAGCAACAAGGATATCTCTCTGTCTATCTTTTTCTCCTCTAATGTCTTCTGAATCTCTTTTAAGTTTTTCATCTTCCGCTCTTGCTTTTAATGCTTGATCTTGCATGTCTTGTTGATGTTTCATTTCTGCATCTTTCTGTGCTTTAACTTTTTGCTCAGAATCTTTAAGTACACTATTTAATTCAGATATACTTTCTGACTGCATTAATTTTCCTAAGTCATATATTGAAGCTCCTGTAGTATTATTAGATATTGCCATGTTTTTCAATTGCTCTAATACTGCTCTATAGTTAGCTTTAGTAGTTGCAAATATATTAAGATCTCTCATTAATAAATCTGTACCATTAATCTGGAAGTTTACTTTTTCATCTGCAGAAGTCATATATGATAACCTAGCAGAAGGTTTAGTAGATTGATAAAACTGTGCAAGATCTGTTCTCATCTGATGTACTCTTGGCATTAAGTAATCTGAGTGTTGTATAAAGTACATTTCTGTTTGAGCATAAGATGATCCAACTGCTTGTTCTACACCTGTTGCAGTTTGTTGAGATAACTGCTGACCCATTCTTTGTGGATTAATACCTATAACTTCATATGCTTGTTGTTTCATATATGTAGCTAATTGTATTCTTGACATTAACCTATTAGTCTGTTCTAGGTCTAATTTCTGAAAGTGTTGGAAGTTAAGAGCATTCTCTGTATTAGTAATACTGGTATCTAAAGGAAGCATCTGAAAATTCTTCATTGCTACATAAGCTTTAGCTAAATTGTTTTTACCCCAGTCTTCACCCATAGAGTGTCTTGGTAATGCATTCTGATCTAATAAGATAACTGTACCTAACTCATCTACTAAGATATCTGCTATTTGATTATTAACAATGTTATATCCTATCTGGAAAGGTTTCATTAAATCTATTAATGCAGTTGACTTAGTATTTCTATCTGAGAATACTGCACCTTCTACTGGTAGTTTACATCCGTATAAACTATTATCACCTTTAAATTGAAATCTAAGTGGTCCTATATTTTGTTTATCAACACCAATATATATAGGAGTAAATCCACCAGGGTTATTCATACCCCAAAAAGAAGGAATATTTGGTCCAACTTTAATACCACCCCATACCTCATTAATCCAAATCCAGTCTATATGCTCACCATATACAATATTGTCTTTAGTTTTATTTTTAAAGAGTCTTGTATCATACACGGGTGAGTCTGTTACTTTATAGTCTTCAGTAATAATTTCTGTAATTACTTCACCTGAGTCAGTAACTTTAGTTAAGTGACCTACTTTTCTTTGAGATTTCCAATATGCTGTAGTACAACGTAATAGATATGCAGTACCTTGATCATAATAATCTTCTCCTTCTCTAAGTATGTAATTAACAATATCTCCTCCGTTGAATATACTATTAGCTGCTGCAGTAGAATATTGTCTGAATCCTAATGAAGGCATATTAGTATTCCACTCATGTGATTTAGTAGCATCATAAAATGATCCGTCATTCTGAGTACCACCAATATTATATCCTGCAGATCTGATAGGATAGATAGCTTCTAATGATGCCATCTGATCTTCATTCATCATATATCCATACTTGTCAATAACATCTGCTACTGTAAGCATGTCAGTTTTACCAACCCAGTTAGATTGTGATATGTATCTTGCATCAGGAGACTTATGATAAAATGTTAATACAGGATTCCATAATTCTACATCATAATCATCTTCCATCATACGCATGTGCCAGAACTCTCTATCAGTAATAAGCATATCTCTGAAACCTCTTTCTTCTAACTCATCCATTCTGAATCTTTCAGTATCAACTTCATGTTGATGAGTAGCCCATTGTTCTACTATAGATCTATAATCTTTTTTAAAGAATTTTTCTATTTCAGGTAGTGTTTTAAGTTTTTCTGGATTTAATTTTTCTTGTGCTTCTGGAGATTCTGGATTAAGACCTTGTTCAATTAATGCAGATGTTATCTTCATCTGTGCATCTTGCATTAAGGTGTCTTCTACCATTTGTCTTTTTTGCTCCATCATATCATTATATGATCCTTCATCAACAGCACGGTAAGATAATTTACTTGATCTTTTAGCAAACTCAGCTACAAGAACATTAATTACATTGGGTATAATTGGATAAAATTTAAGTTCAAGTGCAGAAGAATCTTCTTTAGTAAGAGTCTCAATTATATCTCTATAATCATTATCTTCCTCTACAATGTAGTCAGACTTATCAATAACACCTTTAGCTAACTTATAATTTTTCATTAACCTACGGGCATTTCTCTTAATCTGTTTAAGACCATTCCACTCTAACCAGTCAAGATTCCAAGCTGCCCACTTATCATCTTTTTCTGCTTTAGGAATAAACTGTAAAGGTTGAGTTATACTACCTAACCTGTTGTGTTCTGTCTTTGCTCCTTTTTTTAACTGTAGTGCATTATATACTTGCATATTCTTTTATTTTAAATTTTTAAATGGTGATCTGTTAAATTTTTGATTTTCACCTAATCCACTTCTACCCATATGTCTAAAAGGACTACTCTTTAAGGTATACAAATTTTTTGAATTTTCCAATTTTTTACTTGCCTCATCTCTTACAATTCTTTTTGTATAACCCATATTAGCTTGTTGGATTTTAAGAAATGAAACTAATGCAGAAAAAGCTACTAACCTATCCACGTTGAGTCCATCTTGATAAGCCTGCATTTCTTTCATTAACATTATATCCGGTATTCTTTCTACACCATAATGTATCTTTACAGTAGTACCATCATCTTTCTGTATATGATCTATCTCTTCAGTTAAGAAATCTTGAGTATAACTGATCATATGATTCTTAAATAGTACTCCTGTATTTCTCCATCCGTATTCCTGGAATACATTTGCATTAGAACCTAAATCTTTTAAGAATACTATTTTGTTTCTTGGTACCAGATATCTTTGTTTCTTTCTTGATATCATGTGGTTTATAAATTGAGATATATTATTCTCTACTATAGTCCATGCATTATACCATTCTATTATTAACTCTAGTCTCTCATGTGTTTTATTGATATCATCAAACCTTCCACACCATGCTGCTACAATTTTATCTCTTTCTATAAATGTCTCAGCCTCACCATTAGTAACCTTAGTTACTTCAACTGGAGCTTTCATTATATATATGGAACATAGTGAGTCTGAGGTAGTTGTCTTTCCTTCTGCAACAGGGTCAATACTACCATAGTACATACCAAATGTAGGATCTGGTACTGGTCTTTCCCATACTACTAATGTACCTGTTTTATCTTCTGTCTTCTTAGATATAGGGAATTCTGCTATTGGTAATTTATTAGTAGCTTTTACTTTTACTTTACCGGTTTCATCTCTAGATATATCAAGAAACTCTGAAGAGTATTCTTTTTCTTCTATTCTTTTTATCTGAGCATTTACAAGATGTGGTGGGAATTTAGCCTCTTTTCTAAATGCAAATGCCTCTTCTATATTTCTTGGATGCTGAGATACCTCAAGTTGATAATCTTTAGGTTCTTTATTTTTCTTGATTTCCTCAAAGTATTCATCTAAAGCAATTAATGCTTCTTGGACAAGTGAATTACCATAGTCATCTATATATGGTGGCATAGACCATTGTTCCGGTATAAACAATCCTGATTCTCCCCATGTATTATCTTTATCAATTAGATTAGTTTTAACTGGGTATATATCATTACTAATTGGATCAAGTATCATTTTCTTTAAAGGACCACATTGATCAAGATCCCCTACTGATCCTGCAGCAATAAATAATCCTGTAGTAATCATACCAGACTTAAGTGCTGGCTTGATATATCCAAAAGTTGTATCCATCTTGGGAGCAATTCCTGCTTCCTCATGAAAGAAGAACTTAACTGGACCCCCTACACCATTTGTTGGATCTTTCTCAAAAGACATACCTTGCATAGTACCTTTAAGTCCTATTTCAGCTTTTCTATCACCTTTTCTTATTTCAATTTTTTGTTGCCACATCATTATTTTATCTGGAGACATAGGTCTATACCATGCAGTATGTTCATTTAAGAATGCTGCATACTCAGATAAAAACTTCCATGTACCTTTCTCATTGATGTAATCTTTAAGTGAGGCACCCATTTTTAATGTGACCCCTGCTTCAAACCATAACTGATTAATGAGTTTACCTGCATGAAAGTATGAACTAGCTATCTGTCTTTTTTTAAGAATAGCCACGTGCATGTAGTTTATCTCTGCAAGTATCTCATATAAAGCCATGTGATATTGTGCATCTCTTATCTTAGCAAATCCAAACTTTTGCTCTTCCTTATCAAAGATAGGTAAGAAGTTTAACCACATATAATAATCTCTTGTAAGGAACCAGGTTTTAGGTCCTGATTTAATTATTACACCTAATCTGCATTTAGCTTTTTGGTCTTCCCAATAGTTAATAAAATCTTTAGATTTAAAGGGAGCTACACAATATACTTTATCTATATTGAATTTTGTTGATTCAGATATAAATATTTTATTACTAACATCATCAAATTCATATTCACCTGGCTCTTTAAATAATGCAAACACAAACTCACCAAATTCTTTTCTTGTATCAAAAGATGTAGTAGTCCATGTTCCATTATCCCAGGTGGGGATATCCGTGTACATATTTTCCATAATCAACTATCATAAGATAAACCAATTCCTCCTCTAACTTTACTAGATTGTTCTTCCTGTAAATCTTTATATACTCCTTTAAAAGAAGCTCTAATAAGATCAAAGTTCTTTGCTGCAGCAACTAATGAATTTATATTACCATCTCTTCCTGCAGTAATTGGAGTAGTCTCCATATATCTAGCTAATCTATCTAACATAGATGCCATACCTTTATATGCTCTATATGTAGGAGTCTCATATAATCTTTGACAGAATACTAATGCTTGATATATTGTTTTATCTTCAGTAGAAAATTCAGCTTTTATTTCAGCTAGAATTAAATCTTCTTTATCTATCTCTGGTGTGTGAAAGAATGGATTCATATCAGGATTAGGACATGTCATATAAAACAAGTACTGATATATCTTAATGTAGTTTTCCGGATATTCATCCATAACATCCTTAAGTGCATGTAGGGTATAACAATGTTCAGTTGGTATTACTACATTATTTTGTACATCAAATAATTTTATTAACATGTTAAAAAGGATTTATTACTTTTGGTTTAGATTTTATTTTAAATAGTTTTTTAAAACCATCAATAAATCCTGTAGCAAGATAAGGATTAAGAAATAAATGATCATTGTTAACTACAACATATCCTTTTAAATATTCTTCTTCAATTTCTGAATAGTTTTTACCTAGTTTTTGATTAGGTTTAATCTTTACAAGTATCTTACCTTTATATCTAAATAATACTAAGCCTGAATAACCTAATATAATTGTTCTACCTGGATAGTTCTTGTCATAATGTCTTATTTCATAAAATTTCATAATTATAAGTTTTTAATTATTGCTATAACTTCTTCTTTTAAATATGGTATTTCCATTGGTATTACTTGTTTAATTTCTGGATCTCCTTGATCAGTATATTTAGTAATAGGATATCCCCATTCATCTACTCCATCTAAGTCAAATGTAACATGATGTATAAACAATTTACCCGGTTTTAATTTTGGGTTATGCTTTAACATAATATACATATATATACTTAATTGTAGTGCATAGTGGTTAAAATTACAGTCATCCAAATGTGATACAGGTTCCTGTAATTTGTCACTAATCCCATCCCAATCCTTATATGATTCAACATCAATCTTCTTATTTGTCTTGTAATCAATGATATTTATCCTATCATTAACTACTTCTACTAAATCTGATTGACCACATATACCTGCAGACTTTAAATAAACCATATGTTCAGGATATACACCTTGTTCTAATTTTTGAGAAGGAGCATACTTTAAATTGTTTACTTCAGGTACCGGAGTTATTATTGGTATTATCACACCATCTACTTCCAATGAAGATAGACTGCATAGATCTGATTCTCTTTGGTTATGATAAAAGGTCCCTAATGATGTAGCTCTTAGTGCTTCACTATCCCAGATTTCAATTATCTTTTCTGGTGCTATACCAAACCATTTTGATTTTTTTTGTTTGGAGCATTTAGCAGCTACTTTAACTTTATCAAATGGCTTTTTTAATTTTGATATAAGACTTGTTACACTAGTCCATTTGATAGATTCTTCACCTTCAATACTAGTATAACTATGATCATCTGCTTTAAATACTATACTCATTTTTATAATTTTTCTAGTTTATCTTCATCTTCTTCTGTGATAACTGCTTTCCATCTTAAGTCTGGACAGTCTGATGATAATGATCTTGTTTTAAATGTAAGTGAGCATCCGCATAAATTACAACATGGTTGCGTCCCTGGCATTACACATGATTTACCTTTAGTATCTTTTCTTACACACACATTACATAACTCCATTCTGTCTGCTGCAATTTTTTCTACAAAGGCATCTCTTATTACAGAGTTCTTAATACCCTCCATAATCTGTTTTCTATTGTTCCAAATTTCCTTTAGCTTTACCATCTGCTTTATCCTTTAAAAATTTATCTTTAATTTCTTTATCTGTTTTTAGCATTTTATCTACTTTCTCTAATAATATAACTTTAGCTTCTATTCTTTTCTTATAGTTATAATTGGCCATAGTATCAGTATTTAGTGTTTCAATACTATTATGATACTTGTCCAAGAGTGCAGTAACTAATCTAGGTTTAATTGACATGATTCCTAAACCATCTAAGTTTATTCTGATATGATTTAACTCAGTTAAATTTTTTCTTATCTCTTTATAGTAGAAAGTCATGAAATTATCTACAAGTGTTTCTGAGACATTTAAATCTTCAGCAACTTGTTTATATAATATATTAGGTTTTTTTGGAATCATCTTCCTAGAAATTTATAATCTAATAATATATCTCCTTCTGTTTGTACTTGCAAGGTAGGATTTAATCTGATAAGTTTTTTATCTACATCATCTTTAATTACTAACATTGTCTTCATTGCTTTATTAACCGCATTTCTAACTGTTTGTGGAGACTTAAATATCATCTGTTCATCAGAAGAAGCATCATAACAAAAATGAGTTAATTCAATAGGTCCTGACATGCTCAATAATGTTAAACAGTTTAAGTCAGAATCACTCACCACTATATGATTAATATAGCAGTGAGATAATATCTGAAACTTAACAATTTCCCATTTTGGCATTACAGCACGTTTCTGTACTTGATTTACTAATGCCATAAGTTCCTATTGAGTTTTAAGTTTTCTTTCTTGTTCTGGTGTTGGTGCATCAATTTCTTCTTCACCTTCAGTAGGTGGGTTCATCATCATTGCAAGTTGATAGTTAATACTTGTTCTTTTGAATCTAGCCTCATCAATTTCACATAGTACTTTCTCATACTCTAATTGTGCTGTTAAATAAGGAATTGATTCTGTGTAAAATTTAAGCATATCAGCCTTTCTTTCTGCTAATTCTTCTGCTGTTAATTCTACTTCTTCTTGATGTTGGTTTTCTGTACTCATGATATATATTTTATATGTTTACGCAAATATACAAAATAAGTTTAAACTTCTAGTATTTAAAATAAAAAACTCAGATACGTTAATTACCTGAGTTCTAAATTATAGATGCGTAGTTATTATCTATTTTTAATTGTAAAGTTTAATATAGTCAACATATAAAAATTTCTATCTATATCAAATTCAATAGTGAATAAGTCTAAAGCTCCAAGACGGATTCTTACACAGGCTTTATCCCATTGTTTATTCTTTATTTTCCAGGCATTTCTTAATTTCATACTGCTACTATATCTTTAGATTCAATTAATGTGTAAGAGAATTTGTTACCATGTATTTTTGCTGCTATTCTACAGATCTTCATGAACTCATCAAAGTCTTTTACTCTTTTAAATACTTGACATCCTTCTGACCAGTTCTCTACCCATGTAGAATCTTGACCTGCTTTGTGGATATTAATACCAAACATACCATTATCTCTAGTTATATCATCAAAGGTCATGTCTTTATTATTATCTCTAAAGATTGCTACAGCACCATTTCTTTGACATAGGGCTTCATATTTACCTTGATGCTTATCAATAGACCATACACCTCTGTATTGTCCAGGAATAAGTCTTGCTACACCTTTAGGATTATGATACTGCATTACACCTTTTTTACCTGGTTCAGTTGTATTCATCCATTCATGGTATTGCCATATACCTTTATCATCTTTATATGATATTGTGATAACATCATCAAATACATTAGTAACTTTTCTACCAGTAGCACTATTACGTACTCCTACTATATTAACATCATAACTTTTGTTTGCTGCATCCTCAAACCACTTGTAGCCTTTAGAGTTAACTGCATTTCTTATTTGACTTAATATCATAACTTATTATTTATTGGTTAAACCTGATTATAAAAATACAAATTTAAATTACAATTTCATAAAAGAAATTCTTTTTACACCAATCATGTAAATCTTGTGGTGTAAAGTTATATACTTTCTCTATACAATATATCCATGCAATATACTCTGAACAGTATAAACTTTCATATTTTTTCTTTCTCCACCTGCCTGTAAGTAATTGAAAAGGTTTCTTCATAATAATTTCTTCAAAACTATATGCTGAACAACCTACTCTGGAGAGTGCTCTTTGAGCAAATGTTTTCTCATTAGTGACTGTACTTGATCTATGTATTATAATATCATATTCATATTCAAGTAACCAGTCTGCCCATGCTCTTAAATTTACACCATCTTTTTGTGCATCTAAGACATAGGGTTCTCCCCATACTTCTATGAATACTGCAGAATGTGTAAATTTTGATTTAGTAAATTTCTTAACTAATTTACTATTTAAATTTTTTCCACTACAATGTAATATATCTCCCGTTTTTAAAAATGTGGGATTCATTTTACATTTTTAAGTTGAATGGTAATTAGTTTACCAACTGTATCAGATAACTCACCAATTTTAGTAGCCATATTCTTAATCTCTTGTTGAGTTGTTTCTGTGATCAACTGATATTTAAGTCTATGCTCTTGTTCAAGTAATTCTATTTTGCCTTTTAATCTACCCTCTTCTTCTGTGTGAGCTTGATCATTAGATTTAAGAACTGCAACATCTGCAATTATTGATGTGTGTGTTGTTTTTAAAAAGTACCCTATAACTGTAATAATAAAACCTATACAGAATAAACCTATTGTAAGTATTGTATTCATAGTAATAAAAATAAAAAATAATATATATTCTAATATAGTTATATTTTACTAGATACAGCGCACTTTTTTAAAATTATTTTGCTGGTTCTATGGTTAACTGTGATAATGTGGCAGTTACAGTTCCAGCTAATATTAAGTATCCACTAGCTGATACCAATATTGCAGGTAATGCTACAGGAGAAGCAATAATTATTCCTCCTATTGTTCCTGCTATAATACCAATTTTTTGTACTTTTTTCCAAAATGTTGGAGTTTTAGCATTCCATCTTTTTTTTAAATTTTTCATAATCTTATTTTTTAATGTATAAATCTGCTTCTTTTTTTCTTCTTTTTAATAATCCAGGAAGTATTTTATTTCCACTAGATACATAATGGTTTATCCACCAATCATGTATAACTGCATCTGTAGCTTTTTTATTTATTAAACCAAATAAATCTTTTGAGCTACCACAATTCCAGCAAAAAGATACTAGTGCATCAAATTGATTTTGGTTTAAAGTAACCTTTATATTCCTATCTACAGTAGCTTCATACTTAGGTAGTAACTCTATAAATAATTCATTAGCTCTTTCTTGAGTAATCTTATCACCCAATTTAAACTTGCTACCATCCTTTCTAGATGTATTTCCATACCCAATAGTTATTGGTAATCCACCAGTTCCAGGATCAACATAAGCCTTTAACTTACATCCTTCAAATCCTTTAATCAGGTCTATGCCTTGTTGTGAAGTTTTCATAATTATAATTCAAATTGGTTTCTGATTTCTAAGGGCACATTATCCATTAACTGAAATTCTATAAACAGTAATGGTGTCATCTCAGTAATAAAAGCTGGTGTTTCAGCAATTGCTATAGCCTCATTCTCAAAAGTTTTATATGTTGCTATATAGTTTTCTATTAATGGACTTGAAGGTTTTAAACATACATTAGCTTCTAAGTCTTCTTCAACAAAAGTAGTTGCTATTAAAATAAATTTTTCCATAATTATAATTGTGAGTATACTCCTAATTTCATTAAATCAAATTGTCCTGTATTTGTTACAGAGGTTGCTGACATACATCTACTTGCAAATAAATTTAACCCTTGTGATGTTGCTGGTAAATCTGTTGTAAGTATTCCCGTTGCAACCACTCCAGTTTCATTATTTACTACTCTATATGTAACACTTGTAGAACTAGGTTCATTATATAATACTATACTATAAACAGTTGTTGAGATTGCACCTGCGGTTCTATTTGCAGGAAAGTCAACTCCTAAATCTATTTTACTAGCTGTACCTGTAGCATCATTATAAAATACTTGTAAATTAGTATCTCCAACTTCATTACCAACACCAATTATATTAGTTAATGTACTAACTAATGTATTAGATACTCCACCATAAGCTAAATCAGTAGTTTGACCAGCCATTCCATAAAATTGTTGACAACCTGCTGAATATGCAGTATCAGAAATATTAAAATCACATATGTATTTAAAACCACCGTGTATATACCAATATAAACCAGTTGTTCTTGTTCCTGTGTATCTTCCTCCAGATACTACCGATGCATAATATCTTAATCTTATTTGTTTTGTTGCAAAATTAGTAGATGCAACAGATTGTGATGATGTTGAAGCTGAAGATGACATTGACATACCACCATCAACTACAACTGTTGTAGTATTATTATTTATTGAAATACCTCTGTATGTTACAGATGGCTTTAAATATAATACATTTAAAACATCTTCAGTCCAATATGATCCTCCTGCCATAATATTTAGTTTAAAATTATTTCTATTTCACTTACTTCTATACCAAATGTTATAGCCATTTTTATTCTGAATCCTAAGTAGTAAAGATATGTAGTAGCATCAGTATAACTTAAATCTGTTGGTACTTCATCTTTAACTTGAACATACAAAGCATTTGTTTCTTCTTCTGTAACAGGATATAAGTTAGATGTAATAACTTGACCTAATTCAGATACGTATTGAAACATATACATAGAATTAAATGAACCTCCTAATTGTTGATTACAAGTTGATAAAATTCCTTCTACTATTGAAGTCTCTTGTCCTGCTATCCCATTGTTATAAGTTACAGGTACTAATGTTTTTAATTTCATATTATTTTATTTTTATGCATAAATATTTTCTACTGTATCTAAAACCGCAAACCATTGTATGTTTGTTGCTATTACTCCTGTAATTGTTATTAATAAACCACCAACATTTACACTTGTGTTTGCAGCTAAAGTAGGAGTTACCCAAGCAGGTATGTTTGTAACAACATTTACGTTACCTACCGTTAACACAGTACTAGCTGCATTTGCTCCTCTTACAATTACTCCATCAATATCCCATACAGCTATATCAGTTGTTCCACTTTTCTTAGCTGTAATAGAACCTTTAAACCTCATTACTTGTTGATTTCGTAAAGCTAATTGTGAACCAGCATTATCATTAAATGCAACTGCATTATTTGTTGTTAATATTGTAGGTGTGGCATCTGTAGTTAATTGTCTATATTGAATTATACCTTTTTGTGCTTCTCCTGTGCCTCCAGCTACTCCACCAATTGCTATTCTACCAATTGTACTGAAAGTATTAGCACTATAACCAATAGCAGTTGCTTGAGCACCAGTTGCAGTTACAGAAAAACCTAAACCTAAAGAATATGTTCCACCTGCAGACCCATATCCAATTAATGTTGAATTAGCACCACTTGCAGTAGAATCAGCAAAAAAATAACTTGCTAAACATATGGAAGAATCTCCTGTTGCTTTAGCTCTATTACCCATTGCAATAGCATTAGCATTAGATGCTGTACAACTACTTCCAAATGAAAATGAAAATGTATTACTAGCTATATTTCCATAGCCAATAGCTGATGAATAAGTACCACTTGCAGTATTTAAATAACCAATAGCAGATGAATAACTGCCATTTGCTGTACTTCCATTTCCAGCCAAAAAAGAACTTATACCACTTGCAACTTGGGAATTAGAACTTCTAATACTCTGCAAATCTACTGCATTAGTTCCACGTTTATTACCTCCACTTGCAAGGTTATCTGCAACTGCTAAAGTAAATGCTCCTGTACCTTTAGGAACTATTGCAACATCTCCATTGGTTGTTGCTGTTACTGCTGTTAAAGTATCTACAGGAACAGTAGCATTAGGTGCTGTTGTGTTTTGTGCTTCTGTAAAGTAAGTTAAACCACCACTTAATGGCATTAAATTCCATATTGTAGTATATTGATACGTATTACCATTTGCTGTATCTGTATATCTATCTCCTGCAACTGCTGTATGTACAGGTGCTCCTGTTCCTGTTGCAACTGTTAATCCTTGGTCAGTTTTTGTATATACTATTGCCATCTTCTAACTATTTAATAATTCTGTACATATAACTCCTACCTTATCTACTATTGCTTTATCTTCAGGACTCATTTCAGAAACAATTAAGCATACTACCTCATTATCTTCACCTTGTATATCCAATCTATTTACATCAGTTGTATAAACTATATATACTAATGGGTCTTTTTGTGTTAAACAAAATGCTTCAAGTTCATAGAATGATGCTTGTTGTTCTACTGTTAATTCATTTACAAATCTTGGTACTACTTGAAGTTCCTCATTTTGTGGTATAATCATCAGAGCTTTATCTGATTGTCTATATACTATTTGTTTAAAATTTTCCATAAATTAATAATTATATGATGAACTTAATAATTCTGTTCCACCACCCAACACAGTTCCTACAAAACCACCACCACCTGCATAAGTACCAATAGAACCAATATTTGTAGTTACCGTAAAAGTTGCCGTAAATCCTGCTCGTGGTATAAATATTACAAATCCATAAGCAGAAGCATAAGAACAGTTTTGAAATAGTAAAATACTAGCTTTAACTAATGTTACTATTTCAGCAGAAATAACTGCAATTGATTTCCCTGCACCTACAACAGAAATTATAACTGTATTAGTGCCATCAAATATTGTTAAACTTGTATCTGTATTTGCTAAAGAAACACCAAATCTATTTATATCCCCTGTTCCACTTGTAGAGTTACCATATACATTTCCATTAGACATTGCATAAGCTAAAATAACTTCCTTTGAAACAGATGTATTAGCACCATATTTAACATACATATTACACGGATTGGACATTCTCCCATTACTAACAAGTACACCACTTGTTTTTTCTATTAATGGACAGTAATCTACTGTGTTGTCAGAAATTAAATCTTTATTATTTATGAATTTTCCTGCATTTGTTATTTTAATGGGAGCAGAGGTATTTGTTGCACCACTTGTTATAATCGTACCATCATTTACAAATTTTCCTGCACCTGTATATGTTAATGCTATTAATCTTATAAGACCATTATTAATAAATGTACCTGCTCCAATAATAACAGTCATATATCTTGAAGGATGTGTACCTTCTTGATTTCCATTAAATTTTACACTACCTGCATTTACTGTTATAGTACCGTTTATTGAACCATTTATAACACTTCCCATTGTAGAAGCTAATCCATTAACAATTACATTTCCTGTAATATCCCCATCTAATATTACAGGAGAACCTGCTAAAGTTGTTGTTGTTACAGTTAAAGAACCGTAAACATTTACAGATTTAACACCATCTCCGCCATCTATTAAAGCTGTTGTTCCTACTATATTAGCATATAAATTAACTATTCCACCATGAGTATAACTTCCTAAGATAGTTCCGTTTATATTGCCACGTGTAGCAGTTCCGTTTATAGCTAAAATACTTGCAGGTGTTGTTACTTTTGTGTTTACGTCAGCATATCCAGCTACATATCTTAAACCTGCTAACAATCCATAAGCATTACCGTTCCAAGTAAAATTACCTGATACTGTAATAAAAGAAATAGAACCAAATCTACAATCAAACATTTCTGTATTGATACTTAAATTTGTAAATGATAAATAGTTAGTTCCTGTTGGATGCCCTAATTGAATTACAGTACCAATTGAATAGTAATTTCCTAAATCTAAAAATCCATCAATTGCAGTAAATCCTGCTGGATTAATTAATCCTGAATTTGTATGAGTTCCAAAAGTTTTACCTAAGCTTAAATAAAAAGGAATTACAATATTTGCAGTAAAAGTAAATAAAGATAAATTACCATAAGATATTGTAGCTCCTAAACTTTTACTGTTAATATAGAATCCTGTTTTATGTATATTACTTGTTACAACAAAATTACCGTTTAATATAACTTCATAAATAGTCCACCATGTTGCAGTAATTGTAGCACTTGCTGTACACGCTTTACTTAATACAATTGTATTAGACGTTTTACTTACAACTATTGTGTTATAAGGTATTCCTGTTCCTGTAATAAATTGTCCTATAACTATATTAGCTGTAGAACTTACCGCTGTTAATGTAGCACTTAAATTTGCTGTAGTTGCTGTTACTGTACCTGTATTAGTTATATCTGATAAAGCATATTCAACTGTTAAGTAAGGATTATTAATATTACCTCTACCTGTTGCATTAACTCCATTAAGTGAATCTACGTAAATTTTATTAGCTTGTGGAATACTTGTTGATAGTGCAGCCCATTGTGCCTTACCATCTGCTGTCATTGAAGTAAGAACCTTGCCTATTCCTTCTGTTCCATCTTGTAATTGTACTGAATAGTTTGTAGTAGCTAATATTGCACTAAATTTACCACCAACATTTTCAGCACTTGCACCAGTTGCTTGACCGTAAACACCAATGTTTAAAGCAGTTGAACTTTGTGCTGTACCTGATGTACCATAATTAGTAGATGCACCTACACCTTGATTTACTCCTGCAACACCAACTGCCCCATTAACTGTAGTATTACCATAAATGTTATAGTTCTCTCCAGGAGTTGTACTATATACAGCAAATTTATATGCTGATAATATTGCACCATTAACTGCTATATTAGCACCATCATCTTGAGTTTGACTATTACCTATAGTTCCAGTTCCAGTAAATTTAGATAAATAATTAGTAGTACCACTACCTCCTACTTTAGCATTAAATACTGCAAAGTCTGAAGAAGATAAATATCCATCTGCTATTGCTGATGATTGTGCCATACTAATAGCTGGTGTTGTACCTCCTGAAGATACTACTGGAGCTGTTCCTGTTACAGATGTAACTGCTGATGGATTATATGTTGGATTTAAAGTAGTTGTTGCTACTGAGTAATGCTGAGATCCTTCTGTTCTAAATGTAACGGTTTGAGATACACCAGTAGTATTTTCCATTGAAATCCTTACTACTAATCTATCTGTTGTAAGTAAAGTAGTTGCAGGAAATACACCATCAGAAAGATACATTGTAGTTACTGTAGCCATATTAGTTACTACAATAGGATCTGAAGTAAATAGTAATGTTTCAATACCACCTAAATCTCTTTTCCATACAGTAGGTCTTATTATCCAATTTTGTCCTGCAATAGCAGCATTAAAATGTAAATAAAGAGACCATAGTCCAGCTGCTATTTGAGTAGACCCTGGTACTCCTACTGGAGTTTGATATTCTGCAATAACTGATGTTACTCCTCCTGCTACTGTTAGTGGAACTAATTGTTCTGCTGCTGTAGTTACTATAGAAGAAAATTCTTTATAAGGAGTTTGTGTAACTGTTTGATTTAAATAATAAGTTATAGCACCTACACCACCACCTATTGTAACAGTAACATCATCTCCTATTGTAGATGCAACTACACCTGCTCCTACAAAATCAATACTATTAACATCTTTAGTTAATATTGCAGATTCCTCTAGTATTGTAATTCTTTTTTTTATGTTTATATCTGTACTCATTAGTATACTTTTTGTAATGTAAAGTTATATGATTTAATAGTGTTTCCTGCATTAGCTGTATTAAATTGAGCAGTAATAACTAATTCATTATTCACTGTTGTATCAAATGTAGTAGCATTAATAGTACTTAATACAAATCCTTCAAATTGAGTTCCTCCATTTCTAATATATGAAAATAAACCACCTGATGAAATTGATGCAACACCTACTCCTCCTAATGTTCTAACTGTAAAGTATAAATTTAATATCCAAGATTTATTAGTTGCTGCAGCTAGTGACACTACACCTGTATCAGCAAGAATTGCACCTGCTACTGTTTTTACATAAATATGTATTGTTGCTGAACTTATACATGAAATTATTCCATCTAATGCTGCAGTAAAAGAATCACCAATTGAAAAAGCATTTGCAGGAACTGATAAAGTACCTACTCCTGCACCTATTATACTTTGTTCTGCAATACCTGTTACATTTGGTCCAGTTACTGTTTGAGCATATAACCCATAACTTGTAGATGGAATATTTCCAGGAATATCTACTGTAGCTGCACCTCCTACATTACTTACAGTAACACCAGATCCGGTAAAATTTATAATGTCATTAGAAAGTACAGTTGTACCTTCATCTTGTACAATTGTTTTTGTAGAGATTTGAGTACTCATATGTATTATGAATTATAAGTAATAAGTAATTCAGTACCAGTTCCATCATATGTAAATGTAGAAGCAGCATAAGAATTATTAATACCATCAGCTCCAAAATTTACTGATTCACCTGGTTTAATTGTATCACCTAAGAAAGTTCCATTACCTGTTCCTACATTTGCTATAGAAAAGCTATATGTTACTGCAGCTATTGTACCTGATGTAGTTGTTCTAAAGTAAACTGGAGTTCTACTAACAGCTGATGTATTATTTACTATTTGAGCTAAGTAAGTATTAGGATTGATATAAGTAATTGGTGCAACTGGTGTACCTGGAGTATTTGTTCCTGCTAAATAATAAACTGGTGGATCAAATGTTCCCGTACCTGCATTATAAATTCTTATCTCTAACCAAGTAACATCATTAGCATCAATAACTAAGGCTGCTTCATATTCAGTTCCTGCTTGAATTGCAGTTAATATTTGGTTAAGTAATGAGTCAACATTAACAGTATTATTATTAATATCAACTAAATTGTCACAGGTACACTCTTGACCATATAACATTTTTAATTGCCATGGCATATTGGTACCTTTGCCACCATATGTTTTTAAATTTCCTACAGACATAATAATTTGATTTTATATATAATAATATACGCAAAAGATTCTAGATATACAAATATAAAAAAGAAAAGCCACATTACTGTGACTCTTACTTTTTAATTTTTATTCAGCAAAGCTGTGTGTATTAACTTCTAAAATTACTTTTTTAATCTTAGTTGGAAGATCATTAAAATTAATTTCAATTGGTATTGTATTTTCAACTGAATCAATTGAACTAATTAAATCTATAAATGCCCAGTATGGAGCATCTAAAATTACAGTAAAAAAATTAGTACTAAAGTAAGCAATAAAATCAGTTAATGCTTTTGCATCTGTTTTATTTTCTAAAGATGGTTTTATTACTACTTCTTGAGCACCTAAGTCAACTACAATTGTTTCCTCAATTTGTGTAGAAACATTATTTGTTATTTTAATATCCATGGTTTAAAAATTTGGTAATGTTAATAATGGTTCTATTTCTAAATTATTTGTTGCATATTTATATAGAACTACATTTGAAACCGCAACATTTGAAATACTATTTTTTATTCCTAATGAAGGAGTAAAAGCATTAGAGTTAATTAAAAATCCACCTAATCCTGTTAAAACACAATCTGTTCTTAATAAATTTACTTCAGTTGCTGTTGCACTAACATTTATCATATCAATAGCAGCAACATCTTCTTGTAAAAATTGACATCCAATCATGTTTAATTTTGCTGAATTTCCAACTTGAAAAGCTGCTGTTACAGTACCTAATTGTTTAATGATTCTACATTTATTAAATAATATTTGTAAAGATTGAACAGCACTCATAAGAGTAGTAGTTCCTTTAAATGTAGGACTATTAAATATAATTTTTGTACTACTACTATTAAGTGCAGTACCACCATTACCACCTCCTAGATTTATATTACCATTAAATGTAAGTGTATCATCATAACCTAATAAAATATAACTAAGCAAAGCTGTATTATTTCCTGCTTCAAAAAGTACATCCCCATTAACTATACATTCAAATCCTAAAGCAGAACCTTGTATTCTAAAAGCATATTTAGGATATGAAGCACCTGCAGTTTTAAATAACCATGATGGCGCAGTCATAACAATTTTACCAATTGATGGTTGAGCTCCATTTGCAACAACAGCAATAATTGCATAAGTAAATTCAACTTGTGTTTTACATGTAAAATTAAAATTTGTAAGACCTCTAGTTGTAATATCATAAGCTGTAGTACCAAATATACATTTATCTAGTACAACAGTAACTGTAGACCATCCATTACTTGGTATAACACTAATACCCCTATTACCATATCCTGCAGTTTTAATTAATGAATGAGCTTCAATATAAACATCTGTAGCGTAAAGACCAGTGTAAAGTGTAGCATTTTGAATAAATTGTCCATATCCTAACACTATTGCTTTAACAGTAGTAATCTCATCAAAAAAACCACCTGATGTGAATATTACTCCTGGTTCACAATAAGTAATTATATTAGTTCTTAAAGTTACAGCTACTCCATATTCACCACTTCTTAAGTATATACAACCTGGGGAGGTTTCAGATACTCCAAATGCAATTAATGCTAATTGAGCTTCAAGAATATTGAAGAAAGGTTTACCTTCATTTCCTAAAACAGCAGTTGAATCATCACCATGTACTAAATCTACAAAAGCATAATGAGTATGAAGAACTGCACTAACTGAAACTAAAGGATTTCCAGAAGTTCCATCTCCTGTAACTGTAACTCCATCAACTGCAATATTAACTATTGGGTTTAAAGGATCTGTGTTATCTGTATCTAATCCAGTAACTGAAGCAACACCAGTACTAGTATAATTAGGAATGTTTAATACTGTACCAATTAATGTTGATACTCCTGATGTACCTGTTGTAGTTAAAGTAAAAGGGAATGGTAATAAAGGAGCAATACTATTAGCTAAATTAGTTGTAGTAATTAATGCTGGCTCATAGTGTCCACCAAAGTTTGGATTTCTAACACCAATGGTAAATAAATCACTTGCTTCTAAAAGTGTTTTTATTTTCCCTGCTTTAATCAGTGGAGAAAAATTAGTTAAATTATTTAACATGATATTTATTTTTAGTTTAATGTAAAAATACCACAAACATATTATATCTGTGGTATTTATATTTTTTTATTTTTTTTTTAATTACGGTACTATTGGTGCAGGTACTTTTGTAGTTAAAATATCACCTGATATACTATCACGGAAATATACTCCTAATCCAAATTCATTGTATACGTCAGTATTATTATATGAATTAACAAAAAAATCATATATTGCAGTTAATGCTACTGCTTTTTCATCTAATGATACTGAGTTATTCATCAATACTGATGCGTATACTTTAATATCTGCTTCTTTTAATGCTATTGGTGCTGCCATTTTATTTATTTTTTATAGTTAATTAATTTATTTATACTTTATCTTTTTTAATATATTCACTTTGTTTTTGTTTAAAAACTTCCATAGCTTTTTTTGTCACATCTGCTCCATACTTTTTTAATAAAAAAGCGGTTACTCTATTTTCTTTTTCCATAATTTTTAAGTTTTATTAATTAATAAATTCTACTGTTTCATCTTCAGGTATTGCTATTGTAAAATCAATATTTACTTGAGCTTTAAATGGAGTAGCTGCTGCCATTACTAAAGTATACCAATGATCTTGTATAGTACTAATTGTATTATCATCTGCTATAAGAGCATTTGTTGTTGAAATTAAATTACCTGCATTATTAGCTACTAAAACATTAAAGTTCATTGCAGAAGCAACAGTGTCATATATATTAGTATTTTCTGCTAAGATTACTGTATCTTCTCTTACTCTAAATGAAGTATTAGAACCTGAAACAACTCCAATAAGCAGAGCATATGAACTTGAACCTGTAAGATCAGCAATACCTTGTATTCTATATCTTTTAAGTACAGTACCATTTTTCTTAGTTATTGTACCACCTATTGCAGTCATAGTAGCTTGAACTGTTGGTTCAATTGAACCTTGTACAAAGGTTACTGAAGGATCTGAAACTACAGCAGCAAAGTCAGCAACTGAAATAGTACCAGCTAAGTAGTCATCATCTCTACGTCCATCTTTAAGACCTAATGGTATTACTGTTTTAGCAGGGTCTACTGTTGTTACTATTCTCTTACCTTTAATCCAACTTATAAAATTTAATATATCCATGTTATTTATTTTATGTTTATGCTCTAGTAAATAAATTTGCTTTTATTTCATTAGCTTTTTTTCTAATTTCTGCTTGACGTTTTTTGTCTCCTTTTACTTCTTCTTTAGCTGCTTTAGCTGCTTGAGCTTTAGTAAGTTTTACAGCAACTGGTTTACTCCATCCTGCTAGTTTATTAAATAATCCCATGATTAATATTTTTTAAATTAGTATATAATAAAATTTATTTCTTCACCTTCAATAGTTAAGAACTCATATTCAAATGAAACTTTAGCATCAATACCATCAATACCAGCAGTAGCCGCATCTATTACTAAATACAAATCTACTTCAGTTGGAGAATAATTATCTAATGCAATAGTCATATATTCTGCAGGAATTCTAGCACCACTATTATCATCTGTTACAAATGCACCATTTGCAAAAGCAGATGCAAGTGATGATGGTGTTAATCCATTAGAAGTTACTGACCCAGATGTTTTCCATGGCAAATTAAAATTAAGACCATTAAGACATTGTATTGTACCAATGTATTCTACAATACTATTATCTGCAATAAGATCATATGATCCACCTATTTTTTGACCAACTAGATTTGCTGCAAATGCTGTAGGAAAAGCAGGAGTATCTTCAATTCTTGTACAAGTTTTAATCATTGATGGTGTAATGATCCAAGGATAATCATCTAAGATACCTGTTTTATAAGTACTATTAGCTTGACAACCTGCAGCAACTGCATCATTTAATGTCATTGCTACTGTAAGATATTTGTCATCTCTTTTTCTTGAGGGCGCACCTACAGCAACTAAAGATCCATCTGGAGGTGTAGTAGTTACACGCTTTGCTTTGATCCAGGAAATAAAATTTAAAATGTCCATGATTATTTTTTTTATATATATATACTATAATATACAAAATAATTATATAAAAAACAAAATCCCAGATTAATTTTCTGGGATTTCCTTACCTAGCTAGTCGAATAAATAGTCTAATACTGAGAATAATAGTTTAGCTGTTGCAATATATAAATAATATTTTAATTAGATATACTTTTTTAATTTTTTATTTCTAATTTTTTTTGTCTTATGTATACTTTTTCTAGCAGAGGTTCTAGCATTAACCATTTTGTTTTTAACTCTTAGGTCTTCCTTGAATACAATCTTATTACGCATTGCCATATCATCATTGTGACTCCCTCCTTGATTATAGTTAGGACCAACTGATGCACATGAATACAATAATAATATCAAGAACCATTTCATTTCTTTAACTCAGCTATTCTTCTTTTTAAATATACTTCAGCTTTTTCCAGATCCTCTAACTCTTTAGTAGCATCTTTTTTTCCAGCACGTGCCAGATATTTAATTACATTACCTAAGTAAAAATCTTTATCAAGTCCCCATGCTTCTAGTACGTTGAATACTTCATATACATTTCCATCACCACCATAGTGTTCTGGTCTTAGTACAGGCTTAGGAGTTGTGTACTTAAAAGAGTTTGGTAATGCATTATCATAATATCTATTCTTAGATTTCTCATTATAGAGATCACAAAGTTTATTCATATCTACCATACTATTGCAATGTCATATTCACTTACCATCAACTTAATACCTCCGTCAACTTCAATAGCTTCTGCATTCTTGATAGCATTAACACCAATGTAAACTACATCACCTGCCTCTAAAGTTTTAACTTCTTCACCAACTGCATACACTGTTAACTTGGTCCACTTCTTCATGTCCTCAGCATCCATGTGTGCTTTGTCAGCTTCACTTAATTCAATCACAGATTCTTTTCTTTCTGGCTGACTGATTAATACTCTACGTCCTTTAAGACTTTTAATTGCTTTACTCATAATACTATGTTTTAATTATCCAGTAAAGATAATAAATTTATTAAACAATTAAAGTTTAAACAAAAAAATAAGTCTAGAATTTTACATCTAGACTTACCCTGATAACCAATCAAAACAATAACCATTATAAATCGCAAAACAATAATGATATCACAAATATAAGTATTATTCAAATACCTTATACATCCTATTAAATTTTTTTTCTGGCATGAGTGAAAATGTACCGGCCCAATCCTGTATCACATAGTCCCCCGGTACTAATCTAATTTCACCATTATCAGTAGTGAGAAAAAAGCTATCAAATTTATGATTGATATAATTAATATGTCCCTCAAAATTCTCATATCCGGAAATCTTAATAGCACATTCTTCTGTACCATCATACTGTATAGCCTCAATACTCTTAGGCCTTTCTCTATATAACTGCATAATAAATAATTTTAAGATACAAAGATAATAATAAAAACAAAATCCCCAGACATGTGCCCAGGGATTTCCTTACCTAACTAAATAAATTTAAAAAAATTTATGATACATGCAAATATACAATAAAAAAACCCAGGTAGTAATTCTTGATCAGAGAAACTTTCCTGGGGGTAGTAAAGTTATAGACATTGTCCTTTCCCTTACTAAGAAGTCCAAACCTGGGACGCTGATCTTACGGGAAGCGTGTCTGGCACCTAATACAAATATAAAACAATTCCCCGGGAATACACCTTACCTATAATAAATAAATACGGAGGTAGATTTAGTATATGCAGTAAGATGTAGTGGACCCTCCATAGCAAACCCCCCGGCCCTTCAGGCCTAGCTGGTACCCCCCATTGTTTAAAGGAATTCAGCTCACAACCATTATGAAAAATACTAAAAATTATGAGAACAGATATTAGAATTGTACTTGTGTTGGTGGATCCAACACTTGCTACTGCTGCACCTGAAGGTGCTAGAGTTATTGCTATGAGCCAAGCTCAAGCAATGATCAACACCTGGATAACACAAGGTGTTCTTGTTAAATATAAAGTTGGCCCTTGTAATGACCACTTATTATTTGAGATTATAAGAACTAAGTAAGGGTTATACCCTTATTTTTTTCTTGCCTGCGGCAGCTTTTATTTATTCAGCTCTAAACTATTAGGGATATAAATGTTTAATTAATTAAATTTAGAGTTATGGAAACTGTTAAAGACCCAATTGCGGTTTGTACTATTAAAAGTATAGACGCAGAAATCAGTATCAATACCAATGGTAAAAGATACAAAAAAGTAACTTTAATCACTGCTTCAGGGAAACCTGCTAGAGGAGTGATTTATGAAGTTGTGTGGGATAAAGTATCTCAGGGAGATGAAGTAAATGTGGCGTTATCCTTAATGGATGATAACAAAACACTTATCCCAAGTGTATTAGGATTACCAATGGAATCATTATCATATGATGATTTTGGTATCACTGCACCTGCACCTGCTGTTAAAGATGATATGGAAAACCCATTCTCTTAACACGGAAGAATAAACCCTTACCTTAATAGGTAGGGGTTTATTATTTTTATTCCCATTGTAGTTAAATGTATTACTGTGTTTGATATACTGTGTATGATGCACTATGTATTTTTTCTTGGCTTTGCCAGCTTTATTATTCAGCTTTAAACTGTAGGGGATAGTAGTGTTGGTAAATTATGTGGTCTATTGATATAAAGATATAATGTCATTTAACTACATGGTCTTATTATATATACTTAGTCAGATGCATTAAGTATAAGTTGACAGTAATGTTGTATTTATATTAATCATATTGACAGTCTCACACCGGTACTTGTAGTCAAATTGATTATATTATAGGTGATGTTAGTTATGTTGTAGGTAATGTTGTAACATGCTGGTAGTTAAATAGTTATGTGGATATAATTTGTGTGAGAATGTGTGAGATAAAGTAGTTGACAGTCAAACACCCACCTAAACTAATGCTTTAACTCACATCTGTAACTACCTGATTAGGCTATATCTATATTAATATATGGCTAAATCATGAACTTAGTCTACTCACTCACATTACAATACTATATTCTTATCTATTAGTTAGTAGGAGAGTATAATAGCTATTGAATCCGGAATCTTAATAAATTTAAAATAGTAATGTACCATTCTCACTTCCCAAGGGTGAGCAGTTGTAATACACATATAGACTCAGTTGAAACCTCCAAAGGCTCCCTTAAAAAGCCCAATAGAATATTTGGTAAATACTGTTTAAAATGGTGTATGTAACATGTCTGTGATAGACTCTTTAATTAGAGAACTAAAACATCAGCTTATGTATTACAACTGAGTACAGAGGGATTATTACCGTGATGTCCTGTTTGGGTTCTTGAATACACGTAAAAACTGAAGAACATCCTATCCAGTAAGTTGCTGGCGTTGGCTCACCATAACAGACAAGTGAGAAATTAAATGTAGGTGACAACCATTAACCAAAGAGGATCTTTGGGGTTACGCTGAACAGATTGACAAAGTCTTTAGTATCATAAATCGGGGATGCCCAGTTCAGTATTGATACACTACATTTTAATAACATAGTCCTATGCACCTTAACCAATAAAAGCTAAGGGACTTAATCCGTTAAACAAAGGTGGTTAGCAATAACCAGTATATAAGGAGTGTTATTATTATATGATTCAAGACAATCAATCCTGAAGAGGATTTGTCAGGAGAAATTCATAAGGCTGAACAATAGTTCAGTATATAAACTTATGATGTCTAGCCTGATATAAACAAGCAGAGTACATTGTACTAACTTATCTGTGCTTTTGGAGTTAGCTACCAAGGGTGGGAACGGGGAACAGAGTGTGTAGATATTCCATGGGTCTACACCTGCTTGTTTATTTTTATTAACTGAAAAATTATTAACTGAAACTAAAACTGAAAAGATGAAAGAATTAACATGTAGTCAATGTGGTAATATTATTATAGAATCTTATGTAACAAAAGGAACATATATACAATGTTTTGATTGTTATGCACAAGAAGAATATGATTTTGAAAACCCAAATCTTAATGATTATGAATAAAGAAATAGTATATTGGACAATGAGAAATGGTCAGCAAATAGATGTTGACCTAATGGATGAAAAACATTTAAGAAATACTCTTAAAATGATTATTAGAAACTCTAATAAACAAGTAGTTAAACCTGTTAAAGAGTTTAAATTCAATGGTGAGATTGCACAAGAAATGCATGATAATATGATCATTGAAGAAATAATGGGAGATATGATGGATGAATGGTATGATATAACTGAAAATTAAAAACTGAAAAGATTATGAAAGCAATTAGATTTGGTAAGTTAAAAAGTACAACTATTGTTGAATTAGTAGCAATGATTGGTGTAGATACAAACCCTAACTCAAAGGTTTATATTAGCACAGAAAAACCTGCAAAACAAGCATGTGAATATACCATTGAAGAATTAGCAAATATGTTAATGATGGCAAAACAAGCCAAGTTAGCAGAAGATGCAAGAACATTTGAGTTTAATAACCGTGAATTATATGAGTATATAAAATACAAGATTAAACTTGAATATGATAAAGAACAACAAGAAGAAGATTATAATTTTAACTGAAAACTAAAAACTGAAAATTATGAGTGAAGAAGAGTATGATGCATTTATGCTAGCAGTAGAAGATGTAAAAAAGAGATTGTATTATTATGATCCAGAAGCTCCAGAGGATCCAAATCCATTTGGAGTATTTGATTAATAATAAACAGATTGACCCAAAGGCATGGGTTGCAAATTAAGGTTAGTGTCCGCGCGTTGAAGATCATGAGAGGGTTATTGCGTGGTAGACTATTTAATTTGTTCTTTACAATCTGAACAGGTGCTTCCTGTTATTTTTAACTTAAAACTAAAAATTATGAAACTAATATTAATAGCATTAAGCTTCTTTGGATATAATACTCCTAAAGATAGCAGATCAACAACCAGGTTTACTAAAAGTGAAACAGAATTCATTAATAATATTATTAAATTAAATGGTGAACCTAATGAAATATATCACTCAGGTAAAAATATTCAAGTTAATTATTCAAATCAAAGATTAAGCTTAGGTCAAGATGGATTTATCCATGAACTTGAAGTTTTAGTTGATGGACAATGGATCAATGCTGGTCCTGAATTTTGATTACTGAAAATTGTTTAGTGGGATGTAATGAGATTACACACCATAGAAACTGCAGTGAATATGTATTACAGAAGATAAGTATAAGAGAGATAACCTGTAAAGAGGGTTATCTTAATTTATTATCATATCATAAGGAATATGCAGTATTAGGAGAATCGGCTATATCATACACAATAATGTGTGATAATGGTCACGTAAAAAAATTAAGTAAAAAGTTATTTTATGGAGGAAATGATAAATGAACTGAACAGTCTGAGAGAAAGTCTCAAGGATGTAGACTCTTTAAATGCATCATGGGATGTAAAAGAGTATATGAAAAATGAAATTCAATATGCAATTATGTGTATTGAATTCACAATAACTAACTGATATGGAAACATTAATAGTAATAAGTTGTTCAATACTAGTAGTAATGGTCAGTGTAATGATCATAATCAGTATTGATAAAAATAAATAACATTTTGGTCAATGTATATAATTCAGAAAAGATATGGAAAAAGATTTAATTATGTCAGTGATAGGTTTTGATAAAGCTTGTCAACTTGAGGTAGACGGTAAAGTACTTACAGGAGGTGTAACTAGAACAGTTATGCCACCTGTATATGGTATTGCAAGTGAAGAATGTATTAACAATACCCTTGATGTTAAGGTGTTTGACCACTTTAACTGGGAGTTATTCTTTAGGTTAAGGTCAGTAAAACATTCATTATGAGTAAAATAAGAATAGAAGTGGATGAAGAGAAATTAGTAAATGCATTAGATGGTTTTATTGGTGCTGGTGGAGTTAGAGATCTTATAAAAGATATGTTTAATCATACTCAAAAAGCAAAAGAAATGCTTGGTCAACTATTATTAGGTGAAGAATTACCTATAAAACCAACTGTTGGTCAAATGGGTTATGTCAAAATGGAACACATGTGGTTTACTAATAAAGAATTTACACAGAATACTAATTTAGATGTAAAAGGAACTTTATCTTGTAAAGTAGTAAGAATTAATGGATATACTGAGTATTCACAAGTATCAATAGAATTTCCAACATATGATTCTGCAGGTGAAATACAAATTATATCAAATGGAGTTGCTTTTGATCAATTTATTTGGTTACAAGAGGATTTAAAAGATAGTATCTGAGTATACTACATGACCAATAATTTGGGGAGTATTTATATTCCCCATTATTATTTAGCCATATAATGCTGAAATAAATGATAAACTGTTGAATTATTTATATATAAAGTCTAAATTTAGACTTATTTATAAAACATGCAATATCAGTTACCTACGGGACGTGTAATTTACATTACTATAGAACAATATTTGTCTATGACTGATAATGATATACAGTATCTTATATCAACAAATGCAGGTGAATCAATTCACAATCCCTTCACTAGATCTGCACTAGATGAAAACTCCACAGAAAAGCACAAAAACAAAGAATATGATTTCTCATTTATTTCACCAGATGATGAGAATGTAAGAGAAATATCATTTGAGGATTTAACTCAAGATGATTTAGATAGAATAGATAGTATGGATATGTAAAACTTAACTTGGAAGAGTAGGCCAAGGAATAGCTAAAATTATACTCAAATCAATTAAAAAACAAAACAAGTATTAATCGCAAAAACACAAGTTATGAGTAAAGTAAGAGTAATTGGAGATGAAACAGGAAATGTTATCAACCAGTCAGCAACTAATCCAGATTATGGATATGTAAGAGTAGAAAGTGTAAAAACTACCATTGATGATAATGGATTTTTAAGAAAAAGATCTATTAGTACCTTGATTCAAGGTCATTTAACTGATTTAAAATCAGAAGGTTATTACAGTGGACAAGAATTAAATGGTAAAATTGTAGTATTGGAGGCATTAACTCCATTTAACAAAAAGAATCCTGAAAGAGATATTAAACAAGCAGGTAACACTGGTATTGTTTGTACTCTTGGAGGTGAACCAATTTACAGAAAAACTCTGTACACATTATCATCAAATGCAGAAGATGTATTTATTAAACATGATAATGTAGAGCAAATCAGAAATGCATTTGGAGGTGTTCAAAAAACATCTGCAGTAAATGCTGAAACATCTGATGAATTCAATTTTTAAGTATTAAATGTATATAAGGGATAGTGTAACAGCTATCCCTTTTTTATTAATTGTAAAAACTAATGGTCATGGAGTTACAACAGAACAACAAATTAGAGTATAAAGGTAAGTTAGAGGCTTATCAATTGTATAGAGGTAATACTTATACAGAATATGAAAAAGATAACTATAACGGTTATCAAAATCATTTATATAAAAGAGCATTATATGGTCTAAGTGCATTTACTCAAGATGAAATTGCTACTATGTGTAGTAAAAAGAAACAAAGAGTAAACAAAGTGTACATGAAAGGTCAGAATGTTATTAACCTGTATAAGCAAAAGGTAACTAATGCTTATAGTAATTTTATATTCAAGACATTATTCCCAGAAAGTCCTATAACACAGTTCTTTATTGAAACTGAGGAAACAGATGTAGATTATAAAAATACACTCTCTTTTAAAGATCTTAATATCAGTAAAGACCAAATAGTTGGTGTATTTATTACTGAAGGCATATTACCTAAAAACTTTCATGAGTTAGACAGGGACTTTAATGCTTTACCAAGATTAAAGAAAGCATAATATTAATGGGTAGATGTAACAGTCTACCCTTTTAAACTACTAGATATGAACAGAAATGTAATTATAGAAATAATTGTTGTAGTATTAATGTTATCATTATTAATTTTATTAGTCACACATAAAAAGAAATCAGTCTTTGATTATAAAACATACAATTATGAAAAGTATGATTTAATATTAGGTAAAGATGCTTGTCAAGTATTTTATGCATATAGAGTATCTGAAATGCATGGACTGTCTGTAGAAGGTGCAAAGAAAAGAATATCTCAAGGAGGATCTTATATTGATGGTTTAAGTAATTACCATCCTAAAGATAAAAAATTGGATATGAAACTAAAACCTTTTATATTCTTAAATCTGGGTTCATTAAATAAAAACTATTCATTAGATGAAATACATACAGCTGTAATGCATGAAACTATGCACATGGCTATTAAATGTTTTAACTATGATTTAGAAAACCATGAAGAAGATATGATTACATGGGCTGAGTCTGAGGCTAATAAGATAATTAAACTGTTAAATAAAGAAAAATACATATGAAACAGACAGCAGTAGAATGGTTTTATCAAAGAATCCTAGCAAAAGATATTGAATCAGTATTCAAACAAGCCAAAGAAATGGAGAAAGAGCAGATAAGAGATGCTTTCAATGCTGGTGATTTAGATTCTGATACTTATTTTATTCCATTTTTAAAAGAAAGTGATGAATCAGAAAACTACTACAATGAAACCTTTAAATCAGAATAAGATGAATGAAGTAGAATTTTTAAAAAAAATATTAAATGAATTAAGTGATGCCAAATATGGTGAAGGTTTAACATTTAATATTTCATATATTGAAATGCTAATTAGCAAAAGAATAAAAGAATTAAAAACTAAATCAGAGTAAAATGAAACCTTTAAAAATAAAAAAAATGAAAAAGATAATAATACTGATAACAATAGTAACAGCAGGCTTCACTTATAGTTGTAAGAAAAATAATCCTACACCTAATAAGCCCTGTAATTGTGGTATAATACAGTCAGATAATGTATCCAACTACTCAGTAGATATAAAGAATGACTGTTCAGGTAATGTAAAGACATGGACCTTATCACAGTCTGATTGGATGACAGCCTATGTAGGCACCCACTATTGTATTACTAATACCACAAGCTGGTAATGGAAAAGAAAAAGAAATACTGTTCAGGTTGTGAATCTGAGCAATATATCTGGAAAGCACATGAAGGAAATAAGTATTGTAAAAATTGCTGGGGTAAGATCCAGTCTAAAGATCCTGATCATAAGGTGATACCACAAGTTTCTGCAAAAAGAAAGAAACTTGATGTTGAGTATCTTAAATTAAGGGCAAAACATATGGAAAAGTTTCCGTTATGCCAAATTAAAGTTGCTGGCTGTACTAATATGGGTACAGATATACATCATACATATGCAGGCTCTAATAGAGATGCATTTTACTTGATTCAGTCAACTTGGGCTGTAACATGTAGAAATTGTCATAATTATGTGCATGAAAATCCAGCAAAAGCAAGAACAATGGGTTGGTTAAAATAAAATACAATTAATTATGAATACAAATAATATAACTAAAAGACCATGTGTACTTGTAGCACATGCTCATTTTTGTGATAGTCCTCATTATTATATTACTGATAAAAAAACTAAAAAAGTAAAGTATTTTACTGATGAAAAAGCTGAACATTATATAGATAAACACAGTGAAAAAGGGTATGATGAAACTTTAGTAAAAAATTATACCTTTAATCCAGATTTTCCTGAGTATCAAATAAATGGTAAAGGGCCTGAAGTATACGGTTAAAATAAATTGATATGAAAACATTAAGACATGCTAAAGGTATTGAATGCAATCATCCACATGTCATTGAGGTTATTTTAAGTAAATTTGTTACTTGTCCTCATTGTAAGATATTGCTAAGAGATCCTGATATTAAAACTAAATTTGAACAGCAAAGAATATCTGAAATTGAAAATGAAAAGTCTAAATTAGAAGACTTGGATAAAAAATTAATTGAAGAAAAACAAGTTATTTTTTCAGGTAATACTTTTAAATGCCCAAAATGTAATTCATTTATGGTACAAAGAATAAATAGTAAAACCAGTGAAATATTTTTTGGGTGTAAAGCATATCCAATATGTAAAGCAACTAAAAACGTAAAAATTATAAAAAGATGAAAAGAGAAGAGATACAACAGTTAGCACTTGATGCTACTGATAAGAAAAAAAGATCTGGATTATCATTAGCAACAGGAATTGGCAAGACTTTAGTAGCCCTATTACACATGGAGAAAAACATAACTCCATTGATGAATGTATTAGTGGTAGCACCTAAGTTAAGTATCTTTACATCTTGGAGAGCTGAAGCAATAAAGTTTAAAAAGTCACATCTTATGGATAATGTAAAGTTCACAACTTATTTAAGTTTGAATAAACTTGATCCTAGAGAGTATGATATGATATACTTTGATGAGGCTCACTCATTATTACCTACACATAAAACATTTTTGGATGAGTATACCGGTAAAATCTTAGGATTAACCGGTACTCCTCCTAAAAATACACATAGTGAGAAAGGTGAGATGATGCAAGAGTTCTATCCTATATGTTATGAATATCTTACTGATGATGCTGTTAATGATAATATCTTAAATGATTATAAAATCATTGTACATGAGATTAAACTAGACAACATCAACAAAAATGTAAAAGCAGGTAGTAAGTATAAACAATTCTTTACTACTGAAGTAGCTAATTATCAGTACTGGTGTAATAGAATAGATATGTCTAGACCAGGTAAAGAACAACAGATAGCTAGAATCATGAGGATGAAAGCTATGATGGAGTATCCAAGTAAAGAAAAGTATACTAAACTATTGAGTAATTCAATTAGTTCTAAGTGTATAATATTTGCTAATACTCAAGAACAGGCTGATGTGTTATGCACAAATAGCTATCATAGTACTAATCCTGAGTCTAATGAGAATCTTAATATGTTTAAGTCAGGTGATATTACCAGACTATCATGTGTATTGCAGTTAAGTGAGGGTATTAATATTCCTGAGTTAAAGCAATGCATTATTCTACATGCATATGGTAATGAGCGTAAGGCCTCACAACGTATTGGGAGATGTTTACGTCTTGCAGTTGATGAGACAGCTACTATTCATATACTATGTTATGTAGATACTATTGATAAGAGTTGGGTTACTGAAGCATTATCAGGATTTGATCAGGATAAAATAGAGTGGAAAAATTTTAATATTAAATTATGAAACCAAAAGAAAAAGCAGAAGAGTTAGTTGAAAAGTTCTATTCAAGAGCCACATCCTATTCTTTAGATAGAAAAAATCAGAATGAAAATGCTAAACAATGTGCATTAATTGCAGTTGATGAGATAATGAAACAATGCTATGATTATAGAGATATTGATTTACAAGCATCTTATGATTATTGGGAAGAAGTTAAATCTGAAATAGAAAAATTATGACAGCAAAATTAGTTAAAGATAGTAATGGTTATTGGTTAGATTCTAATGATGAAGTTATTAAAGATTTTTTACAAGAAGGTAAATTATCTAAAGAGAACTGTGATGAGATATTTGGAGTAGTTGATGTTGATAAGTTGGCAGAAGAAGAAACAAGAAAATATTTACCAGGTTGTCCTGAAAATATAATGAATTTCATAGCACATAAAAGATTCTTTAAAATAGCTTTTGAACAAGCAATGGAGTTGTATCAACCAAAAGTAATTAATGTTGATGTAAAAATGAAAATTGTAAAAGAAGAGTCTACAAAAAATTCACCAGCTAAAACATTTAAATTAGATGAAAATGATTGTTTAATACTTAAAAAAATATAAGATGTATAAAATAACAAGAACAGTGATAGATTTATCTTCTATCCCAGTAGAATTAAGATGTCATCCTTTAATACCTACAATTAAGCATTCATATGCTGAGTTTCACTATAGTAAAGAAGGAGATGATGATTCTTTAACAACTTATTTAATTGAGACATATCCTAGTCTTAGACGTAAAATATCATTTTTAATTTATATAGATATATGAAAAAAAGAATTGTAGAAATAATTATATTTTTAATTGGATTTATAGGTGGAAGTGCAATTTTACATTATATATTAAATTATGGCAGAATATGATCAAGACAATGTCAAATTCATAAGAGCACTGGTAAAAATATCTAGTGCTCTTTATGATATTGATGAAATGAAAAAGAATAAGAAGTTTAAGTATGCATTAAAGAAAGATGTATCTGAATGGCATGAATGGTCTGAAGAGTATATTAAAGAACCAATGAGTGTATTTGGTGATACTGATGCTAATGCTTTAATGACGCTGATACAGATTTTTGATGATTATAGTCATAAAATTCACATAAAAGATGAATTTAATACTAGATTAAACTTATTTTTGGCTAAAATTGCATCAGCAAGATGGGATTTAATCCAGCTTGAAGTTGATAATAAATCAAGAATGAGCTTATTGATTAAGAATATAGAAATATTAACTAGTAAAGGTTACTTTAAGTCTTATACAGACTATATAGATCCTTATGGTAAAGGTTTTACTGATATTGTTGATTCTATGAATAAAGTAGGAAACACAATAATAGTAGGAACTGAAGAAAATAATTTGTAAATTAATATATAAAAACATGGTTTTGGAAAAGACACATAAAATAACATTGTATAATGATGACAACCATGATTTTTTATATATCATAGCTTGTCTCATTAAAATATGTAAGCACTCACCTGATCAAGCTGAGCAGTGTGCTATAATAGTAGATAATAAAGGTTCATATGATATTATGTCTGGTGCATTTAATGATATCTTTGATATATATAACCAATTATCTGATCTAGAATTAAATGTAGAGATAGGTGAAAGTCAAGTTCATTAAGTATGATCAAGGTTATTTGCATTAACTCAAAAAATAAACCCAATAAGATTCCTTTAAGTCAATGGCCAGTAGAAAATCAATTCTACACAGTGGTGAAAGTAATGAATATGGGTATTCAAGCTAACACATATGGATATGAGTTAGAAGAAATAAATCTTGATGGATGTTTTCCTTATGAATATTATAATGCTAATAGATTTGCTGTAGTAAGTACAAGCAAGACTAAGAAAGCAGAAGAAATTCTTGAAGAAGATTTTGCATTAGTTTAACTTAAATAAAATGAATAAAACAGAATTAGAAGAAGCTGCTGAAAGATATTACATAAACTGTATCCCATCAGATAGACATTCATTTATTAATGGTGCTTTATGGCAAGCTAAAAGAATGTATAGTGAGGCAGGATTTATTACTAACAATTTAATTATAAACACTATGGAAACAATTGACATAAAAGAACTATTAAAGTATTTAGTTCTAAACACTAACCAAAGCAGTCCTTTTCTCTCCCCTGAAATAACACATACCCTCGATCTTTATCCTTTATTAAATAAGATTGCAGAACTAAGAGGTATGACTCCAGAAGAAAATGGAGAACAATACAACGCAATAGGTGATGAATTATTTCCACCTAAAATAATTTAAAAAGAAATAATTATGACTACACTAACATTATTAATAATTCATATAGGTTTTGTCTTATGGTTTTATGTAGGATATAGATTTGGTAAACAATTTAAAAAAAAATAGTATGAAAAAAGAAAATGTATTTGCTACAAGCTTATTTATATACATAGCATGTACTCAGTTATTTAGCATGCATTTTTGGTATTTATGGGCTCAACATCATGGGTTCTTAAGTACTGTATTTGTAGGTCCTATAGTAGCTGAGATTAAAGGATTCCTGTTTCCATTTTTTATTTAAACTATGGAGTACACTAAAGATGATGTTATACAAGAGTTAAGAGATTTTTGTAATACACATAAAACCAAAGAAAGACATGTAACTGATAGGAGAAACTATTTAATTGCTATACTTTATTATGAATTTGCAATGGCAGAAACAGAAATTGTTTCACACACAAATTTAACTAGTAGAAGTACAATTAATCATGCAAAAAGATCTGGGTATGAGTTATATATGACAAAAGATAAAGGTTATCTTGAAAACATTAAAGATTTAGTTATTAAGTATCCGTGTAAATTTAAAGATCTTAATGTAAAAACAAGAACATGTTTACCGTCAACAACAATGTCTGTATCATTATCACATCCTAATATTATAATACTTAATAATTATATGAAAGCAAAAAATATTGACAATGTTGATGATGCAGTTAAAAAATTAATCATATCAGTCTTAAAGTTATGGGAAGAATAAAAGAAATATATATTGATTTAATTAATCAGTACGGACATGTGGATGATATTCCACTAGATGTTGAAATTGGAGATTATATAGCTAAAAAAAGAGAAAATGAAGAAGAAAGAGAAGAAAAGAGAGATCAGTGATATAAAAACTGCATGTTGTAATGCAGATTGGTATATAAGATCAAGAGGTAATTACAGATGTGAAAAATGTGATGGTGACATTGCATTACAAATCCTATATTATGGTATGCTAATTAATGACTCTAAAAAAAAATGAAGCATTTTCTAAAATATCTTACAGTATGGATTAGTCAAAACTTGGCTATTCCATTCTGGACAATTGGACATTTACATCTTATGGTAAATGTTTATGAAGATATTATAGAAGTTATTGCATCATGTGGCATGAATTTAATAGTTGCCATAGGATTTATTATTGATTATATAGATCAGAGAAAAAACCGTTAACTTAAATAATATGGGTTTACAGGAAGAATGGAATGAAAGAAGAAATACTGTAAAGATGCATAATCAAGTGGTTAAAAAGAATATTGTAAAAAAAAATATTATTATTAATCAGACTGATTTAGATAAATGTTTTATACATTTAGGCTGGAAAAACACAACTGATGCTTTTTATAATCTTGATTACACACCTTTTATGGGAGTTCTTAATGATTATATGGCAAAGTTGATTAAAAAATAAATATTATGAAAACATCATTAGTTATCACATGTATAGTAATTTGTATTATTTATTATCAAATTAGAAACAGTGATTGATATGGAAGATTTATATGGAATTGAGTTAATGTTAAAATGGATTAAGTATAAAGTGACAAATAAAACAAGTATGCTAAGAAAAAGAAAAATAATAAAAAAGTCACCTATAAATAATTCTATGATAATTAAAAAGCATAATCATAGAAAATTATATAGAGAATACATAGAAAAGAAAGCAAGCACAGGATTTTACACACAAACAATTAATTATTAACTTGGTCAGTAGTAATATGAAGACAAAATATAAAATATTAAAATCACAGTACTCATATGGTGGGTATTTTGTACAAACTAAAGAAGGCTTTTTTGGCTTTTGGAGATATAGTAAAGATCCACAAGGATTTATTATATTATTCTCAACAGCAATGGAGGCTGAAGACTATATTGATAACATAATAGAAGAAAAATTAAAAAATGAAGCAGCAAGAACTAACTGAAGCAGGATTTGATAAAGTAATTGTTACTAAGGAAGAATCTGGTGATAAAAATGATTATTACTATTACTCATATGAAATAAACTCTGATGTAATACTGATATCAAATGAAAGTGATGAGATAAATAATAATCAGTGGAAAGTATATGAGCACTCTTGGGGTGTTGCTATGACAGATATTGAAGATGTAGTATTACTTATTGACTTATTTAAAAAGTGGAGTAAAATACCATTATAACCTTTAAAACAAAACCAATATGTTTAGCGCAAAATTTATTAAGAAAAATGGAAAACTCACCTACAAAACTGAAAAGGAAAGTTTAGCTTATGCTGAATTTGTAAAATTAGTAGAAGAAGATGAGGAATTAGAAATGTTTATTAGCATTCAAGGTAAATCTGGATCTTATGCACAAATCTCAAAAATACATGTATGTATTAGAGAAATGGCAAAAGAATCAGGATATACATTTGATGAAATGAAAAAACTTGTCAAAACACAAGCAGGATTATGCTTTGATGTAAATGATGAAGGTAGAAAGCTTGAGATGTGCAAATCATTTGCTGAGTGTTCAAGTGATGAGCTATCCCAAGCTGTTCAAGCATGTATAGAAATAGGAGCAGAGTACAATATTAATCTAGCGTAGGTTCTACATAACCTTCATCTCCTGGTTCAAGAACTTCTTTCTCATCAAAAAGATTTTGCTCTACAGAAAGTCTTTCAATTTCAGCTATCATTAAAGTAACAGTGTAAAAAGATTGCTCAACTTGAGACATCTTTGAGTAATCTGCAGCTTTAATAGTTTCAAATGACTTTTCAGAAGCTTCTGGACCAGCCAATTGAATTTGATTGTATAAGTAAAACAAGTTATTCTTTAACATAAAGTAATATGCTTTGTTTACTGGGACACTGATTTGAGCATCATCTTTTAATTCTTTTACTTTTATAGCCATGGCTTAAAATTTTAATTAGTATGACAACAAATATAAACATAAATGAAATAAAAGAAAAATTAAACGCAAAATTAATTGAATCAGGATGGGCAAGAGTTCTCAGAGGGTTTATATTTAGTAGTGAGTTTGATACTATTTTATTGACATTGATAAAAGATTCACAGGAAGATAGACGGTTTACTCCATTTATGAAGTATGTGTTTAGAGCATTTGAAGAATGTCCATATGATGAACTCAAGGTAGTGATAATTGGACAAGATCCATATTCTGGAATTGAACAAGCTGATGGACTTGCTTTCTCATGTGCTTTTGAAAAGAAACCATTACCAGCATTGGAATATTTATTACAAGCTGTTAATGATACTGTATATGAGTCTGAGAGCATTTCTAATGACAAAGACTTAAAGAGATGGAGTAACCAAGGTATTCTAATGCTAAATAGTGCCCTTACTACAACAATAGGCAAACCAAATTCACATATAGAATTATGGAGACCAATGATGGCATATGTATTAGATTACCTTAAAATCTACAATCCTGGATTATGTTATATTTTGATGGGAAGAACTTCAGAACAGTTAATTGATTACTTATCTGAAAAAGATCCTTTATTTATTTTAACACATCCTATGAATGCTATATCTTTAGGTAAAAAGAAATGGCCATGTGATGATGTATTTAGAAAAGTATCTGAGATTACAAAAAAGAATTATAATTTTGATATAAAGTGGTAATATGGATGAAATTTTTAATTTATTAATAAAGAAACAGTTGAGTCCAAATCAATTGTATATACTCTATTGTATTAAGCATAAAATTAAAACTAATGATTTTATTAATGATGCATTAGAGGTAAAACGCTTACAGTCAACAGACTGGTTAGAAGCTGATATGAAACTAGCAGGTAAGGCAATAATTCTTTTACAAGAACTAGAATCTTATTTTAAGAATAGTAAGAAAAAAACAAGTACAACATTGATGGGTGATAATTTTATGGAAAATATTGATGTTTATTTAGATATTTTTCCTAAATTTAAGCTACCAAGTGGTAAATATGCAAGGTCAGATAAAAAGAATCTAGAGAATAACTTCAGATGGTTTTTTGAATCACATACTTATACATGGGAAACAGTAATTAATGCTACAAAGACATATGTTGATGAGTATGAAGCAACAGGATATAAGTATATGAGAACATCTCAATACTTTATTAGAAAACAAGGCTCAGATAAAACTTATGATTCTGAATTAGCAAATTATTGTGATATGTTATTAAATGGGTCAGATGATCCGTCACAAACACATTTTAAAGAAAAAGTAGTATAATGTATAAATTACCCAAATTAATACTAGGGTGTTGTGCCATAGTAGGAATTCTATTAGGTTATTTAGTAATTAATACATTTGTTATTTCTATTACTGCAATTCAGTTTATTGTAGTTGAAGTAGTGATTAGTGTATTACATGCTACATATAATAGAGTAAAAGTAAAAATTATTTAATTATTGTATATGGCACTTAAGCAAACAGTTAATTCTAAGTGGGTTAGCCAAAAAGAAGGTTTTCAGGAATCATTACATTATTTAAAAGGCAGAATGGTAGGTGAGATTAAAAGTCTTAGAACACCGTGGCCTAAGTTTAATGATGCAATGACTGATGGTATTGAATGGAATACTATGACTGTAATTGGAGGAAGACCTGCAAGTGGTAAAACTTTAATTGTTGAGCAGATAGTAAGGGAATCTTTTATTCTTAATCCCGCAGAAGATTTTAGAGTTTTACAGTTTCAATTTGAAATGTTAGCTAGGTCATCTGCAATTAGAGAGTATTCAAGTATTATTGGTAAGTCATATAAGTATTTATGTAGTGCAGATGGTCAATTATCAACTGAAGATCTACAAAAATGCTATGATTATGCAAAGCAAAAGATTAAGTATCCCATTGATATAGTAGAAAAACCATGTACAGTAGATGAATTTATCAGAACTATACATGAGTATATGTCACATCATTCTGAAGTAGATGAAGAAGGTAAAAGGAAATATAAAAAGACTTTAATTTCCCTAGATCACTCCCTACTTGTAAAAAAAGCACAAACTGAAAGAGATAAAAATGAAACTTTAAATAACCTTGGTGAAGCATTAACAAATCTTAAAAGAGTTTACCCGATAGCATTCATTATATTAAGTCAATTAAACAGAAATATAGATAATCCTGAGAGATCAGAAGATGGAAAGTATGGTAATTATGTATTAGAATCAGATATATTTGGTGCTGATGCTTTACTACAACATGCAGATACTGTAATTGGTATCAATAGACCTGCTAAACAAAAAATCAGATTCTATGGTCCTGATAGATATATAATAGAAAATGATAGGGTAATGGTATTACACTTTCTTAAATGTAGAAATGGTGATACTAGATTAAGTTTCTTTAAAGCTGAGTTTGAAAGAATGAGTATAGCAGAAATGAATACTCCAGCACAACAAGAAAAAAGAATTGGAACCAAATAATTAATATATGGCATTAACAACAAAAGATAGCAGCAGTGCTAGTTTTAACAGAAAAGAAAAAACTGAAGAGATGGTGAAGTACCATCAAAAAGTATTTGACGCATTAGGTGTAAGTAGTCCACTATATATTCCTAAATGTGCTTATAGACCATATGGTAAAGATGATTTATATATGGGATTCTTTAAGAGTGAATTATCAAGAGGAGAAGACATCTATACTGAATACGTAAGTATTACACTAGAGTCTGAAGACCCAACAAGAACACTGTATAAATGGAGTTATAATTCATTTTATGATGAGGAGTATGAAACTACAGATCCTAATGCAAATGGGCATGTAAGATATCTGATTCCTGTATCTGAACTGACAGCAATTAAAACTGAAACTAAAACTGAAACTAAGAATACTGAAACGCAAGGGTTATTTCCTGATTTTGATGATTTAATGGATTCAGATTTAGATGCTCCTTTAAGCAGTTTAACTGTAAGGGATCTAGCTGCCATTCTATTACAGAAGCCAGTAAGTAATAAAAAATGGTTAAATGATTTAATAAAATGAAAGTATGAGTGAAGGATTAGTATTGCCCACTAAGAAAGTGAGTGCAACAAGAGTCAATCCAAAAAGATTAATTATTTATTCTAAGCCAAAGACAGGTAAAACTACTGCATTTGCTGGTCTAGAAGATAATTTAATTATTGATTTGGAGAATGGGACTGATTATGTAGATGCATTAAAGGTTAAAGCAAGTAATCTTAAAGAGTTGCTAGCAATTGGTAAACAAGTAGTTGAAGCTGGTAAACCTTATAAGTTTATTACTATTGATACTGTAACTGCATTAGAAGAAATGGTAATGCCATTAGCTGTCAAAAAGTATAAAGCCACTAGTATGGGTAAAAACTTTGATGGAGATAATGTAATTACTTTACCAAATGGAGCTGGTTATTTATATGTAAGAGAAGCATTCTTTGATGTTTTAAACTATGTAGACACATTAGCTGACCATATTATTCTATCTGGGCATATCAAAGATAAGCAAGTAGATGATAAAGGTGAAATGGTTATGTCTGCTAATATAGATTTAACTGGTAAGATCAAGTCTTTAATCTGTGCTAATGCTGATGCAATTGGTTATATGTTTAGAAAAGGTAATCAAGTATTCTTATCATTTAAAACTAATGAAGAGACAACTTGTGGTGCAAGACCTGAGCATTTAAGAAATGCAGAAATAGTTATTAGTGAAGCTAATGACAAAGGAGAAATAGTTACTCACTGGGATGAGATATATAAATAATAAATAAAAAATAAGAAAAATGGCAATTGGAACAAAAGATGTAGGAACAGGTGGAAGTGGAATACCAAAAACAATTACTCCAGGTAATCACAAATTAAAACTTAATAGTTTAGTAGGTGAAGATTTTAAATTTATCCCAGGTGGTATAAGTTTAATACTTAATGTTGAGACTGAGCCTCTTGAAGGATTTGAAGGATTCATGTTAGATAAAGAAAATCCAGATGCTGGTCATTATAAAGGTCAAATTGGTAGAGTAAAATCTGGTCAATATGCATTTGCAGATGGAGTAACTAAATCAGGTGTACAAATCTCTAGAGATAATAGTATATTAGTATTTATTAAATCATTATGTACTACATTAGACATAGTAGATTGGTTTGATGCTCAAGATAATAAGCACAATACAATTGAAGAGTTTATCACTGCATTTGATAAAACAGCACCTTATCAAGATAAGTATTTAGATTTCTGTATTGCAGGAAAAGAATATGAAGGTAAAACAGGTTATACAAATTATGACTTATATTTGCCAAAATCTTCTAGAGATGGTTTTGCATATGCTAAACTTGGATCTGGTAAACAGTTACTATATTCTGAAGCTCTACATCTTAAAAAATTAGAAGCTAAGAAAGTAGAAGCATTTGGTGAAGATGATTTTGAGGTATCAACTAAGGTTGGCTCAGACTTTGATTTAGACTAACAATAGTTTAAAGGGGAGTCAGGAAATGGGCTCCCTTTTTAATTAAAGTTAAAAGATATGATTTCAACTAAAAATGTGATTAGATTCCAGGATGTACCAACAATCTGGATTTTTGAGAATTACTTAAATCTTACTGAAAAATTAGACGGACAGCAGATAAAAATTAAATCTGTATTTAAAACTGAAAAGACTCCATCAATGATTATTTATATGGATGCTGCAACAATGACATATAAGTTTAAAGATTTTTCATCAGGTTATGGAGGAGACTCTATAGCATTAGTACAATATATATTTGGTATTAAAGATAGAGGAGTGGTTTCTTATAAGATAGTTAATGACTATGTTAAATACTTAGATGATCATAAATCTTACAAAGCTCCTGAAATTAAAACTTATGAGAACTATAAAGTAACTGATTATACTATTAGGCATTGGTCTAACTTTGATCAGAAATACTGGGGACAATATCATATTGGTTCTAAGATGCTAGAAATATATAATGTATCTGCATTAGAGTATTATAAGATGACCAGACTTGAACTTAATGGTACTACATCTGAAATTATTATTACAGGTTTAAATCTGTATGGTTATTTCAAAAAAGATGGCACATTGTATAAGATTTATCAGCCTAAGAATATGAATAAGAAATTCTTAAAGTTAGGTAATCATATACAAGGGTCACAACAACTATCACTTACAGTAGATTATTTAGTTATTACTTCTTCATTAAAAGATATAATGGCTTTTAATAAGCTTGGCTTTAAAGATATAGAGTGTATTGCTCCGGATAGTGAAAATACTATGATTAAAGAGCAAAACATAAATAAACTTAAAGAGAAATATAAAAAGATATGTGTACTATTTGATAATGATGAAGCAGGTATTAATTCTATGAAGAAATATAAAGAAAGATATAATCTTGATTTTATTATTCTTGATATGGAGAAAGATGTATCAGATTCTATTAAAGTGCACGGTATTGAAAAAGTAAAAGAAGAAGTATTAAAATTACTTAATGAAACATTATATGAAAGGTAAGATTAAAATAAATTATGAGTTTGATGAAAAGTCACCAGAAAAATTTACTACAAGTTTAAAGATACATGGAGTTACTCCTGCACATCTTATACATGCAGTAGTATTATTAATAGAGACTATTGAGAAAGAAGGTGGTATCAATGTAAAAGAAACATTAACTGAGGTATTCTCAGGTAAATTTATACAAGAACGTAACAGTATTATACCACAGGGTGATGCTTAAATTTTAAAATTATGAGTTGGATATACAAGGGTAAAATTTTTACTGAAGATATGATTCCTGAAAATGCAATAGGTTTTATTTATAATATGACTGCAATAATAGACGGAAAATCAATTAGTTATATTGGTAAAAAGAATTTTTATGCAGATATTAAAACAAAACTGAGTAAGAAGGCTATGCCAACTGATAAGAGATTAAAGACATATAAAAGAGTAAAGAAAGCTACTTATCAAAATTATTACAGTAGCAATGAAGTACTGAAAAAAGCACACAAAGACAATATAAAAATTAAAAGAGATATACTAATGATATGTACTACTAAATTAGAATTGTCATACCAAGAAACTAAACATCAATTTGTATTAGGAGTACTTGAGTCTGATAAATATTTAAACGGTAATATACTGGGACGTTTCTATAAATTTAAATAATATAAGTTTAAATAATAAAAAGTTATGGATAAAAATAGTTTAGAAAAAATAATGTTTGGCTTAGTCAGTCATGGTATTAAAAAAGTTGTAGTACATTATGAAGGTGGTGGAGATAGTGGAGCAATTGAATATGTTAATGCTACTCAAGATCCATATATAGATTATGATGAATTAGAAAATTGGGATCAAGAATACTTATTAAATGATATTGATAGTGGATTAAGTACTTTAATTGAAGATTACTGTCAAGAGATGTTATTAAATGATATAGAAGACTGGTGGAATAATGAAGGTGGCCGTGGTTATGTTCATATTGATGTAGAACTTGGTACATATACAATTAATAATAGTATCAGAATTGCTGATTGGGAAGAATATACTCATGAAGGTAGTTTAAAAGATAAAAATAAAAAATAATAACTATGGAAGAATTAAAAATGACAAGCCTCTTACTTAAATTGGCTGACCGTGGTATTACAGGTATTAAAGTACAATATAATGGTGAAGGAGACTCAGGTGCTATAGACTGGATTGGTTATACAAATGAGCCTTGTGCAAGTACAGCAGATGTATTTAATAATATTGATGCTTGGGACAATAATAATAATGCTTTAGAAGATAAAGAATTATATGACTCAATTGAAGATTTTGCACAATCTAAAATTCTTGATGATATAGAAGATTGGAGAACTGATGAAGGTGGTTTTGGTAACTTATGTATACTTGTTCCTTCAGGAAATTATAGTATAAACAATTATATAAGAATCATTGAACTTGTAGCTTATCATCATGAAGGTAATTTAATTGATAAAAGTTTAGAATAATGAATAAAAAACAAGAAATAGAAAAAATGGAAATTGATACTGGATATCTTAATTATGAGTTTTCAAAAAAATTAAAAGATTTAGGCTATGACGGAATGAGCCTTATGTTGTATATTAAAGATGCTCATGTTGGCTGGTATTCAAAATACATAACAAATGAAATTATTGACAAGTTAGAAAACACAACTGAAGAATCTTGTGTTGCGGCACTTAGACCTTTTGTATTTAATTGGTTTGATGAAAAAACAGATTGGTTAATTTCAATACAACAAGTTGGAAAAACAGAATTTGGATTTACTATTTCTTTTGATAAAGAAAATGTAATAAAAAGTTTTTCCTATTCTAATAGAAAAATAGCTGAAGAAACTTGTTTAAAAGAACTTATTAAAAAATACATTAAATAAAATGAGTCATCCTTTAGAGCATTGTAAGTCCTCAGTAAGAAAATGGGGTGGAGAATGGAGTGATTACATTGCAATTCATAATTGGTTTGATGAAACTAAAAAATGGATTGGGCATAGTAAACACAGAATGTTTAGACATCATAGTGAAGGTATATTTGAATGTGAAAAGATATTTGGAATGTCTTTTGTCAACTCAGATGGTAAAACTGTATATACAAGATATGTTGGAGAACAACATGTAAAAGAGGATTGTAATAATTATATCCCAAGTGCTAAAGAATGGGTTCAGAATTTAGATAAACCCACAGAATGGATGATTAAAACACTTAAAATAGAAGACTAATGGAAAAAATAACACATGAAACTTTACTAGAACATGATTGGAAATGTACTGATATAGGAAATCAAAGGTATGAACATACTTTTTATCCAAATTTAACATTGTTTTTAAGCAAAGATTATGGTATTGATAATAACTATATGATACAAATATTGGCAATAAGTTCTGATTTTGATACATTAAAACTTAATATAAATTGCATTACAATTAATGATTTAAGAGGACTTGAAGCTTTACTTCAAAAAGCAAGTGCTGTAGGTTTAATTAAAAGACTATTGATTAATTATTAAATATAAGACTAATGGAAGAAGTAGAAAAAACAATTAAAATAGAAAATGAGAAAATCAAAGTGGTTTTTACAAATGAGGTAAATTCTGATGAGCCAAGTTTAGAAGTAGAATTTATTTTTACAAGAAACAGTGAAGGTGAAAAAATAACTGAAGTGTCAATTGATAAATCTATTTTTACTAGAGAGCAATCATTTATGAGTGAATTGTATATGAATACAGTTAATTCTTTATTAATGGTAAAAGAAATATTTGATAAAGGTGAAGTGTATGAAGGTGTACATACAATAACTAGAGAACAATACAAGCAGTATTTAATAAAAGTAAGAGGTGTTGATCCAACTAAATTATAAAGACTAATGGAAAAGATGAATAAAGAAGCAGAAACACAAGTAGTAAACTTGTTAAATCAATTAGAAGTACTAATTTCTAATAATATGGAATATGATGATGAAAACCCAGAAACATGTCAAAAAACTGAAGTTTTAGGGTTATTAGGTTATATATCTGATGAACTTTTAGAAATAAACTAGAATTATGGAAATGCAATTATTTATAATAGATGGCTATAAAATCTGGGCATTTACATATGAAGATGCATATGCAAATTACTTAGTGATATCAAAATTATAAAAATGGAAAAAGTAGTACTGAATAGAGAAAGTGTTGAAAGTATATATGAAATGTATAATTCTCCTGATAAAGAGAATCATGTTGTTGCAAATGAAATACTAAATAATTGTGATATTGATGCATCTGAAGGATGGTTAATTATATTTTATGGTATGAGTTTAAAAAGTGATGATTATTGGTTAGAAAATATGCCTAATGTTTTTGTTAGAGTCCGTGAATTAGGTATTCAAAGTGATCATAAGTTAAGTGCAGCACAACTTGTTAATGCTTTAATTGTTGCAAAAGTAGAACCTGGGATTATGGATTACTATTTAGAAATTCATGTTGAAGATTTAAAAAGAGCAATGTCAAACTGGGGTTATCCAGTTAATAAATTAAATTACTCAATAACATTAAAAAATGAAGAGTAGAGAAGATAGTTTAGCAAAAACCAGTAAAGACTTGATGTTAAAAGAGCCCTATTATGGGTTCTTTTTAATCATGTTAAATAAAGTATGGAATAATAAAATAGTTCCTACTGCTGGTGTAAGTAAAAATAATATTAATTATCAACTTACAATTAATGAAGATTTCTGGACAAGTTTATCTGAGGATCATAGATTAGGTTTACTTAAGCATGAGTTACTTCATATAGCTTTTGGTCATCTTACTATGTATTTTAAGTTTAGTGATAAAAAACTGGCTAATATAGCTATGGATATGGAGATTAATCAGTATATTTCAGATGAATTACTACCAGAAGGTGGTATTAATATTGATGATTATCCTGATTTAAATCTTGATAGAAAAGCAGGTTGTAGATATTATTATGATAAACTACAACAGGCTAAAGAAGATAAAGACAAAAATGGCACAAGTGGTGATGATAATTTTGATAAGTTAGCTGATCAAATGGATGCTGGAGATGAAATGGCCAGTGATCATCCTACTTGGGCTGATTTTGAAGATATGACTGAAGCTGAGCAAAAGCTAATTGAGAAACAATTAAATAAAATTCTTAATGATGCTAAGGAGATGACTGAAAAGAAAAGAGGTAATATCCCTGGAGAAATTGAGGGTTTACTTGAAATGGAAGAAATTAAGCCTGCTAAATTTGATTGGAGAGGATATATCAGAAGATTTACTGGTGTATCATCTAAAGTGTATACTAAAAAGATAAGGAGAAAAGAGAATAAAAGATATTCTGAGAATCCTGGTCTTAAGATTAAAATGAAACAACACATGTTGTTGGCTATTGATACTTCAGGATCAGTATGTGATCAAGAGTTACATGAATTTATGAATGAAATATTACACATCTATAAACAAGGTGTTGATATTACCATAGTACAATGTGATACTGCTATCAAAAGCATAGAACCTTATAAAGGTAAAAATGAAATTGAGATATATGGAAGAGGTGGGACAGAATTTGATCCCGTCCTTGAATATTATAATGAGAATATAAGAAAATATACTAGCTTAGTGTATTTTACTGACGGTGAGTGTTATACTAATGTAAAGCCAAAAGCTCCTATATTGTGGGTGCTGTCTGAGCAATCTTATATGAACACGGAACTTCCCGGAAAAGTTATTAAGTTAGAAATTTAAAAAATTAAAAAAGATGAGTCAAGTTCAATTAAATGTAGAAGAATTAAAAGGGTTTTTAAAACACATAGTTGGTAATAATCAATACATCCAAGCTGAAGGTAAAGTACCTGTTGCAATAAATGTAGAAGGTGATGCAGGTCTTGGAAAGACTTCAGCTGTTAAGCAATTAGCAATTGAAATGGGTATGAATATTATTAAATTAAATCTTTCACAGATTGAAGAGTTAGGTGATTTAATTGGTTTTCCATTTAAAGAATTTGAGATGGTTAGAGAAGATGGTGCTACTAAATGGGTTCAAGAATCTTTAATGGAAACTTATATTAAGAATAGATATAAACCTACTAATAGTAGTAGAATGTCACATGCTGCTCCAGAATGGATACAAGGGCAAGGTGAAGGTGGTTTCTTGATTTTAGATGATTATACTAGAGCTGATCATAGATTTATGCAAGCAACTATGGAGCTTATTGATCAGCAAGAATATATTTCTTGGAAATTGCCAAAGAACTGGCACATAATATTAACTTCAAATCCAGACAATGGAGATTATAATGTAACTGCATTAGATGTAGCTCAAAAGACTAGATTTATCTCAGTTGAAATTAAATTTGATATTAATGTATGGGCTAAGTGGGCTGAGCAAGTAGGAATTGATGGTAGATGTATCAATTTTATGTTGATGAATCCAGAAGTAGTAACTCAAAAAGTTAATCCAAGAGCTATTACTACTTTCTTTAATGCTATTAGTTCTATTGAGAAGTTTGAAGAACAGTTACCGTTAATTCAAATGATTGGAGAAGGTTCAGTAGGACCTGAATTCTCTAGTATGTTCACTATGTTTATTAATAACAAGATGGATAAAATTATATCTCCAGCTGATATTATGACTAATGTAAATGAAGCATATGTAGTTGGAGCATTAAATGGAGCAATAGGTACTGGAGATGAATTTAGAGCTGATATCAGTAGTATTATTACTACAAGACTTATAAATTATTCATTGACACATGCAGCTAATCATTCTATAAGTGATGCTATGATAAACAGATTAGTAAAACTTACTACAGACTGTGACGCATTCACTAATGATCTTAAATACTATTTAGTGAAAGAGTTACTAGCAGGCAATAAACCAAAATTTTCCAAGCTCATGATGAATCCACAAGTAGTGAAGATGGCTGTCAAATAGTAAAAGCATAAAACTGTTTCCCATAAAAAGGAGCATAAACACAATTAAAACAAATATAAAGCGGTGTAAAAGCCGCTTTTTTTAAAATTAAATTATATGAAAGAGACATTATTTATAGAGATGGAGATTGCAAATGGTGATTGGTATGATAATCATGATATAAACTCTTTATCTTTTAGGTTTGATATAGATACTAAAATATGTGATTTTGATAATGTGAATGATAATAAAATATTTAACACAGTATCAACAGGTTATATACCTACATTAAATGATAAATTATATTTTGCAAAAGGAGTTAATATTCCAAGAGTAAAACTTAAAAATCTTGCAAAAGATTACAAAATTAAATCTACTACTAATTTAACAGATGCATCAGCAATTTTTGTTTCAGAAAATAGTAATTCAAAATACACAACTTGTCAATGGACATATACTGTTGATACTGTTGAGTTTAAACAATATTTTGAAAATTATTTAGCTTTAAACTTAGGTGATGATTATTATAATCAAAAAGTAATAGATGCATTAGAATTTTATACTGAAGAATCAATTGGAGTTTCATATAATACAAGAGGTTTTCTTGAAAGTTCACATATTCCATTTAGATTAACATCTGGTACTAGTTATTCTTCTAAAAGATATAATAAAATACAAGATGAATATCTTAGTGCTTATAATGAAATAAATAATTCAACTCTACCAGTATATGATGAATCAGAATTACTAAAACACCTTAATGGAAATGAGGCATTAGGTATTGATTCTGATATGTATGATAGCTTGTGTGAAATGTTTAATAGTTCTGATACTGATAATCACACAATGGCTATGGAAATCATGGCTAATTCAAATTTTGAAGACAGTGTGTTATATCTTAGTTTACTATTTTATTCATACTCTGGTCAAATGCAGCAATGTAGAAGTAAAGGACATGTAAATTTTAAATCATTATTATCTCTAATGACATTACCAAGTTCATATTTTAGAATGAATATTGATGATGTTATGGATAAACTGAAAAAGCATAAACAATTAACTAAAGAAAATGTTGACATAGTGCTAAAGCTCCACGGGGATGATATAACTGATGGAGGTAATTCTTTATATTTTAGAGTAAAAACTATTACTTTATGTACTGAATATCTTGAAGTTATGGATTTTAATTATACTTTTGTAGTGCAAGAAGATTTTGTTGCATCATCCCCAGAAATTGAATTACCTGATTTAGAAGAAGAAGCAGTTGTTGCATCTATTGCAACAGAACCTGAAAAGATAGATAAAGTCTTAATTGACTTTGATAATGTGAATCTAGAATTAAAAACAAACACTGATGGCTATTTCTTATAATGAAGAATTAAATCAATTTTATAATAGTGACTTTTATTTTAGTTACTCAAGTATTAATAAGCTGCTGTATTCACCGGCAGCTTTTTATAGACACTATATCTTAAATCAAAGAGAAGATATGGTTGATGCTCATTTAGTAGCAGGGAAAGTAGTACATTGTTTACTACTTGAACCAAAGAATTTTGATAAAGAATTCATAGTAATACCTGGTAATCTTCCAAAAGATAACAACAGGTTATTAGTAGATGAAGTCTTTAAGGTTTATCAATCACAACCTGATACTGATTTAACATTAACTGATTTCTCTGATTCAATAATTGATGTACTTGCAGGTATTAACTTGTATCAGTCATTAAAAAATGATGAAGGTAGAATTGCAAAAATGACAACTGAACAGAATATGCAGTACTTTGAATTTTTAAAAGTAAAGCAAGGTAAAACTATTGTGGATCAAACCACACTAGACACAGCAAAAGAATCTGTAGAGTTATTAAGAAAGCATCCAATTGTGAGTGAGTTGATGCAACTTAATGGTGATATAGATGAGAATGTTAAGATCTTTAATGAAGAAGGTGTACAGATAAAATCAAGTAAGTATAAATTTGGTTTTAAAGGTATCTTAGATAATGTAGTCATGGACTATAATACTAAGACTTTATTTATTAATGACTTAAAAACAACTGGTAAACCTATTCAGGATTTTCCAGACTCAGTGCAATATTATAAATATTGGATACAGGCCGTCATGTATAAACAGTTGAGTTTGGGTAAATATCTTAAAGGTTTACCTGATATGGCTGAATGGAAAATTGTTATTACTTTTATTGTGATTGATAAAGCTAATTTAATTTATCCTTTTCAAGTATCAACAGAAACATTAAAGGTGTGGGAAGAAAATTTTAAAGAGATATTGACAGTTGTAGACTATCATTATACTAATAAGGATTTTACTCTTCCATATCAATTAGCAACCGGTAATGTAAAACTATAACAATTATGAGTATTAGTGCGCTTTATAAAAATTACTTTCAAAAATCCAAGATATTTGTATATCCACTCTTGGGCATTAAAAAAGGTTCAAGTGTTACTCCAGTTCAAACATATTTTGGCTGGAATGATTATGTAAAACCTGAGGATATGAAATTAGTAGCAATTTTTCATGAAAGAAAAGATCAAGATTATCTGAATTTTGAGAAAAATGTACTATTAAAACACAATAGACTAAGTGATTATATTAAACTGAATGATACTGAGGTATTATATACATTTGATTTTTCTGACATGAAAGATGATTGGATGCATTTAATCAATGGTAAATACAGTAAGATGAATCCTACAGTTAAGCGCAAAATAAGAGACCATTTTGATAAGAATGGCAGCAATTTCATGTATATGGATAGTTTTTTATTTCCTGAAAAGTATTTTAATATTTATTCTGAGTTACTTGGTATATCAGAAGAGACATTAAGAGATGTAGGAGAATTATGTACTATACCAGACATGGAAAAAGAAATATTAATAGTAAATGTAGAAGAATTACAAAAGTTAAATAAAGATTTAAAATAAAAATTATGACAGGAGAAAACACAATGACATTAATTAGTTCAGAATGGAATGGTCACAGTACATTTAGAATGATACCAGTATCTAATGATTCACCTTATGTAGAATGTATTTATGATTTGACATCAGGGTTATTTGTTATTATAGGTAAAGTAACTAAAACTACATTACACATGTTACCAAAACTAGATGAAAATGGAGACCCTACTGCTACTAAAGCATTGAGACCTAATGGTAGAAATGTAAAAGAAGAAAGAGTGTCAAGTGAAACATTTCAAGAGTACTACTTAGATAACAAGTTAGATATTAAAAATCTTATTAACTTTATAGGTATTAATTCTAAAGAGTTTGACTTTCAGACTACACTTGATAAAGCAGTACAACCTGCAAAATAATTAAATAATTCACAGAGTGTCATTACTGATGCTCTGTGTTTTTAACTAAATAGGGGAAACAGCTTAACTGAATAATAAATATGGGAGAGATTACAAAAACACATTGGGTCATGGACCTAGAAACTCTTAGCAATTGCTTTATAGCTTGTTTTGAAAGTGTTAAATCAGATGAAAGATATGTATTTGTAATGCATGATTTACAGAATGACTGGGATGAGTTTATTGCATTTTTAGAAAGAAATATATTATATGATGAATGGCATGTATCTTATAATGGATTAGGATTTGATGGTCAGATAACTGAATATATAATTCAGAATGCTGAAAGTTTATCTTATATGTCAGGTAGTGAGATTGCAGAATGGGTTTACAGTAAAGCACAACATGTAATCAATAAGCAAAGTAATGGAGAATTTCTAGATTTTTATGAAAAGACTATGAGTGTTAAGCAAGTAGATGTCTTTAAGTTAAATCATTGGGATAATCCTGCTAAAAGAAGCTCACTAAAGTGGATTCAGTATAGTATGGATTGGGAAAGCATACAGGATATGCCTATACACCATACTACCAAAGTGACCACATTTGATCAGATTGATGAGATAATTGGTTATTGTTGGAATGATGTAAAGTCAACTAAGCGTATAATGATGCTTAGTAAAAGTCAAATTGCTTTAAGGAAAACATTAACTGAGGAGTATAATATTCCTTTATTCAGTGCATCTGAGCCAAGAATTAGTAAAGAGTTATTTTTACATTTCTTGAGTGAGAGTACTGGTATTAAAAAGTATGACTTAAGACAATTAAGAACTAAAAGAGAAAGTATTACAGTAAAAGATATAATACTTGATTATACTGAATTTAAAACTGCAACATTTCAAAAACTATTAACAAGATTTAATGAAATAATTGTATATCCAGAAAACACAAAAGGAGGATTTAAATATAGTCTGAACTATAAAGGTGTTAAAACTGATTTTGGTTTAGGTGGTATTCATGGTGCAAGGAAGAGTGGTATATATGAGTCTAGTAAGGATGTTATTATTATGTCAAGTGATGTAGTATCATATTATCCCAACTTAGCAATCAGAAATGGTTGGTCTCCAGCACATTTACCAAAAGCAGAATTTTGTGAGTTATATGAATGGTTCTTTAATGAAAGAAAAAAGATAAGTAAAAAAGATGTAAGGAATTATGTATATAAGATTATTCTTAATTCAACTTATGGATTAAGTAATGATGCTAATAGTTTTCTGTATGACCCAGAGTTTACTATGCAAATTACAATTAATGGCCAGTTAAGTTTATGCATGCTATATGAGATGATATGTGAGGAGATTCCTGATGCATATCCTTTGATGCAAAATACTGATGGTCTAGAAACTATTATACCTAGAGAATATCAAGATAAGTATCTAGAGATTTGCAATAGATGGGAAAAGATAACTAATCTTCAATTAGAACATGATACTTATAGTAAAATGATTCTTGGAGATGTAAATAACTACATAGCAATACATGATTATAAACTTGTTGATAAAGATAGATATAATGAAATGAAGCAAGAGAATCCGCATTATCTTTTTAAAGAAGGAAATGGTACGTTCTATTATGCTGCAACTAAGTGTAAAGGTAGATTTGAGTTTAATAATCTGGCCTTACATAAGAATAAAAGTTTTTTAATTATACCAAGAGCAATATATTATCATTTTGTACACGGTATTAAACCTGAAGCTTTTCTACTTACTCAGACTAATGTGTATGATTATTGTGGAGGAGTTAAGATAAAAGGTGACTGGGAATTTATTGAAGAAAAAATAGAAATGTCTGAATATTCAGCTACAAAACTACAGCAGACTATTAGATATTATATATCTGAGAAAGGGTCTAAAATTATTAAGACAAATAAAACTGATGGTAGAAAGATACAAGTTGAAAGTGGTAAGTGGATGCAAACTGTATTCATTAACTATGTAGAGAAACCTTTTGATGAATATTTAATTAATAAGCAATTCTATTTACAGAAAATCAATAAAGAAATTAACCAGTTAGCACCAAATAGTAATCAATTAAAATTATTTTAAAATGGCAATAAGAACTAAAGACTGCACAAAAGAATATTTAACTAGTGTAGCATTACCAAATCATGCAGAGTCATATACTGTTATCTCACATGAATTTATTATTAATCATACCATGGAGCAATTAACTCTCCATGGTTTTACTGTAGAGAAAGAGACATACAGATCTAATTCTGATGGCTCTATTGCTCAAGGCATATATTATATTAACTATGATAAAGATCCTGAGATAGGATTAATGTTTGCATGGTCTAATAGTTATAATAAACTAATGAGATTTAAGTGTGCAATGGGAGGTTATGTATTTATATGTATGAATGGTATAGTATCCGGAGATATGGGTTCATATGGAAGAAAACATCTTGGAACTGCAGACACTGAAACTGTCAAAGCAATCATTGAGCAAATTAGTAATGCAGATATATACTTTGACAGAATTGTAGCTGATAAAGATACAATGAAGAAAATTACTATTACTGAAAGAAAACAAGCTGAATTATTGGGTATATTATACGCAGAGTATGAACTTCTTACTAATGAGCAGATAAGTATTGTAAAACAACAAATGGATAAACCAAGTTATGACTACAACTGTGAGATAAATTCATTGTGGGCATTCTATAATCATGTTACTTATGCATTGAAAAAATCACATCCTAGAGACTGGATGGATGACCAGAGAAAATTTCACTGGTTTGTTGCATTTGAATTTGATTTAGCTAACTTTATTGAAGGTGCTGAATTAGTTCCTGTAGATCAATTAGAGTTAAACTATGGGCAACCTGAGAATCAGTTAAATATTCTTACTGAAATAGAAAAAGCTGAAGAAGAAGCTGAGTTATTACAAGTTGTTGAAGAAAGAGAAAAAGCTGAAAGAGATGTTGTATGGTATGAGGATCCAGCAGGTAATACTTTTGAAGCACCTATAGTAGAAACTCAAGTAGAAAGACTATCTTTAGATGATATTATTATCAGGATACCAAATGCTGAGAAAAAAGCACTTGAAGCAACACTTGAAGTAGAAGAGGTTAAACCTGCTGAAGCTAAAGAACTTATACAGTTACAAGAAAAGTTAGATAAAAGAGAAATTGAAGTTATAGCAAAAAATATATTAGATGATGATGATTTTAATTTTGATCTTGATTTTGATGATGCTAATAAAGATGACACATTAGGAGGAGAATTCTTCTTATAAAGACACTTGCTCCAAGGGAGTATAGTTAAACAAATATATCAATTAAGGGATGCAGAAATGTGTCCCTTTTTTAAACTTGATATATTTAAATTAAAAAGATTTAAACTTATAGGAGAGGGCCACAACGGCTCTCTCCTTTTTTTTCCTACTTGCCTTGACCTCTATATCCTTTTTTATAGAGCTTTGATTTCTTAAGCTTAGATGTACCATTCTTAGAGTGTACACCTGGTCTTGATACTTTTGCTGAAGTACCTGCACTTCCTGTTGCTTTATTAGCCATTGTTAATTTATTTTAATAGTGTAGATTTGAATGATTTAACTGCTGCTTCTGGAGTAAAGTTATATCCAGAGAAACCCATTAGTTTAAGAAAGTATGCCCAAGATTTATTATCACCTTTATTCCATACACCTTCTTTTCTTTGATAATTTAATTTTTCAGGATCCCATGTTAGGAAAAATTGACTAACAAATTTTGTCATTCTTTCTACTGTACTAACCATAGCTGATGGAGATTTAACAGTACGGTAAGCATCTTGAGGAGATATATATGCTGCAGTCTCAGATTGCATTCTAGATAATTCATATAGCATAAAGTTATATGCATATCCTTTTTTCTCATCATCATCATCACCAAATGCATGCATTAATAACATTATAAAAGCAGTTGTTCCAAATATGATTACTGTTTCAGCCATTACTCTTTTAATTTGTGCTTTTTCAAAAGGAGTATATGTTGACCAGTTCTGCATCATGTTAAGTTTCATTTTAGATAAATCTTTTAACATTGTATTATAAAAAGTCATATAGTAACCTTCAGTTACAGCACCAAGTTCTTGATCTGCTTTAAGTCTTCCCCATCTTCTTTTATAACCAGGTAAAAGATGTTTTCTATACATGATAGCTAATCTACCTACTGAATATCTTTGTGCTGTACCTTTATCAAATTCATTATAAACCCCGTGTAATTTTTTACTTATTGCATGTATTCTATCTTGTAAATCAAGTTTCTTTTTATTAGTAAAATCTGTATTTTTTTCAATTTCTTCAAGACCATATTTAGTATATGCTTCTAAAAGAGAAATTGTTTCTCCAGTATTAGTATCAGTAACTTTAGTTGCTTCCATTAATGCAAACATTGCAGATACTTGTATCTCATGCTCACCAAAATGCTGATTAAAGAATAGTGTATCAGTTCTCATTAACTTAGCAAATACACTACCTGAAACATTTTTACCATACTGATCCTTATAGTTACCTTGTAATGCATCATAATGATTTACAAGATTACCTACTAGTGATTCAGCTGTTGGTTTACCAAAATCAGAAAGAAATGAGGTTAAGTTTTTTGCATAATACAATTTACCTTTTCTTAAATCTTTTTTGCTAAAAAATTCAGATGAGTTAGCTTCAATAATTAATTGGATATTACCTTGTAAATTATTTGCCATACCTTTAAGTAAATCTGCAGCAATACTTGTTATAGCAGAATAACCTAATGCAAGATTTGTTAATTTACCCATAGAGTAATTCCCAAGTATCTCAGCATTTTGCATTTCATTATATAATTGCATATTTATAAATGCATCAACATGTCTTTTAGAATTTGCTTCACCTTGTTTTTTAATATTAGATTTAATTCCAAGTTTATTTGCAAGAGAATCTAATACAGCAACACCTTTAGAATTAGTTTCAGCAACTTCTCTATCTCCTATTATAGCTTTAAACATTGATGTTTCTGCTGAGATATTATTTACTGCTTCATATTTATTTGCCATTTGAGAGTAAAGTTCTACAGATCTTATTAAATCTAAACTTACTTCATCAGCATCCATATCTTGAGTGTAGTATACAGGTATAAACTTTGCACCTTCATCAGCTAAATTTGAAAGATTAAAATCAGTTTCATCACCTCTTATAGATGTCACATCTTTAATTTTATCTTTTATAACACTTTTAATACTACTTCTTTCTATACTACGTTTATGTATTGATGGTAATATATAACCTCTTTTTTGAGCATCAGGTACCTTTTCTTGAGCATCAAGATATAGATTTAATAAAAATGAATGATATTCCCCTTTAGCATTTTTAGGTTTATCATTTTTATCATATAGTGCTTCCCATTTTTTATTAAGATACATATCAGCTGGCTCACTAAATTCTTTCATATAAATCTTAGTACCATCTTTTTTAATCTGTAAAACAGATTTATGCCATTTATCATAATCCTCTTGATTCCAAATACCATTATTTACTAATTTATTTTTTTCAAGCAGAATCTTATCAATTTCCTCATCACTTTTCTTTTGTGCATTTTTAGCATACCAGTCTCTTAATATAGTAGATTTATTTGCTTCAAAATTAGAGTTTGCTATTATTTCTGCATCAGTTGGATTAGGTCCTAATTTAGTAGCACTATATAATTTATTTTGTGCTTCATTATATTTATTAATATCATATTTTTGTACAAAAGCCATTCTTTTAGTAATTGTTGGCTCACCATTATTATTTTTACCATGAGATATTAATTCTTCATATAATCCTTCATTAAATTTAGCTGGAGTATCTCTACTTTCTGATTGACTATCTTTATATTTTGTAAATTGCTTACCTGCAAGTTTTGCTATATCTATATCTAATTGTCTTGCTCCTTCAAATTCTGTTTTAATAGCTTTTGCAAATAACCCTAGTGAAGCATCTTCATTAGATATTAATGGGCCAAACCAAAATTCTAAAGCACCTTCATCTCTAGATGCAAATTTTAACAATTCTTCCATTGACTCTTGAGTCTGTGTAAAAGATTGAAATTTAGCAATTCTTTCTGTTATAGCCTTAATTTTTTTATCATTAGGTTTTGCAGATGTTTTTTCAGCTTCTAATTTTTTTACTAATTCAACTAATTCTTTATTGATTGCATCATCTATACTTAGTGATTTATAATTAAGTAAAAATGAGGCCATTAAAGGTATACCTTGTTTTATATATTGTTCTTTAACTGCTTTTCTTATTGAAATTGCATCTGTCAACATTTCTCTTATAGTCTTACCTGTTTTTTCAGAGACTTCTTCTTCTCCTTCTTTTGCAGTAAAGAAACTATATATGTCAGCTTTAGAGATTTCATCAAGAATATTATAACTATTAGCAAAAGTATTTAAATTAGTAAGTTCAACAATTCTATCTTTTTTAAACTTATCTGTACCATCATCTTTTTTATTAATGATAGCTTTCATTAATTTTTCAATTTCTAAAGCTTTATCATAGCTGTCTTTAACAAACATGTTAATAGAATTAATACCTTCTAGATGTCTAAATTCATCAGTTAATTTTTTTTGTCTTTCTTCTTTTGCTGTTTGATTAATTAATTTTTGACCTTGAAGTATTTTTAATTGTTTTTCTAAATGCACCCAAATTTTATCTACCATAGTAGATATATCATCTTTTTTTACTTCAGAAGTATCAGCTAATTCAACATCAGGTATATAATTTAAATCTTTATTTAAATCAAAACCCTGTCTAATCCACTCTTCTTCAGCTCTAGTATCATTACCATTTGCTTCATTAAGTATTTTTATATACTCCTTACTGGTTTTAATTGGGCAATACATATTGTTTAGAATTTTTAATTAACACAAATTTTTAAGTACTTTAACCATTATTTTGACTAACTGAGATTCAGTAGTAATTACTTCTAATTCATCAAATATATCATTAATGTCAATACCTTTATAAGCAAGTTGTTCTTCTGTAAATAGATTTAACATAGTATCATTTACAAAAGAATTATATGCTTTTTGATCATATGGCTTTAAAGATACTGGTTCTTTTACTAATTCCATGGTATCCAGATTAATATTTTTTAATAATATTATTTTACCTGATAGATCTGTTATATCATATGTACCAGTAATATTATTTAAAATAGCTTTTGAGCCACCAATTATAACTGATCTTGGTTTTTTACCAGTTTTTTCAAGTTCTTTTTTATACTCAGTTTGAATTGGATATTCTTCCTCAACCTCTACAATATCTTCTACTTCTGGTATAAAGATATCTTCCTTGTTTTCTTGATCAAATAAAGCTTCATCATCATTATAAAAACTAGTATCTTTTTCATCAAAATCTTTTTCATCAAAATCTCTTTCACCAGACATTATTGCTAGTTCTTCTTCTATATCTAATTGAGCATCATATTTCTCATCAACAACACTATCAAGAACTTTTTCAGAGATATTTATTATAACTCTATCTTTATCAATAGTACTTTTACTAGCTAAATTAGAATACTTATCATTAATATCTTTTATGATTCTTTTAGCATTAAAATCACTATGGGTAGTATTTCTATACCCACCTAATTTGTCATCAATTTCCTTATTTAAATCTTCTTTAATTTGTATTTTACAAGCCATGATATTATTATTAACAAGATTTTTTATAAAGTGAAGCTGCTTCTAATATTCTTTTTTTAGTTAAAGGATCAGATACTGTTTCTTTAGCTAAGTTAGTTGTTCCTGAACCTAATATAGTATTATCTGAAAGTACATAGTAATTAAATTTAGTAGCTGGATCAGTAGACACTCTTAATGTACCATCTTGTAATTCTTTTCTAATATACACTTTATTTTTAATAGTTTGCTCAGTTAATTCTTTACCATTACCAAAATATATTTTACCATCTGGTTTAATTGTAAAAGTATATTGATCTACTTTTATATTTCTTTCTTCTGGTTCAGATTTTTTAACTATAACTTCTCCAGTTTGTCCATCAGGAACTTCTTCTTGTAGTTGTTTTACTATTGGTGCAACATTAGAAACATCAGATGCTTTATTAGTATAAACATAATCCATTTTAGATGTTCTACTTAAACCAACATATCTTAACATATTTCTTTCATTACCGTATGGTTTACCATTATAACTAATAATTTTATTATTAGCTGGGTTATCCATATTTTCATAATCTACAAATACATTATCATATGTAGAACCTTGAGCTTTATGTGCTGTTACAGCATAACCATAATCAATATTTTTACTAAAAAATGCTTTAATATTTAATTTTTCATATTGTGATGTACCATCTGCTTCTATTTTAAATAACTCAGGTCTTTCTTTTTTAAGAATTGACATTGTAGTAGGCTCATTTTCAAATAATAGTACATCATCTGGGAATTGATATTTACTAAATAATGCATCTAATTCTGAACTAGCTTTAGCTCTAAATTTCCAAGCAATAGTATTATTATTAATAGCTTTTTTTACATCTAAAAATTGCATTAATATATTTAAATTATTAGAATCACGTGGATTTATAATAAAAACTTTTTGAGGTTTTAATAATTGAGGACTGTGTGTTTTTATTAACTCAGTATCACTTTCATTAAAAACTCTTTTAACTTCTATATTCCATCCAGAAAGTTTTCCTTTAATAATATGTGTTGTATTTAAAATACGCTCATTATATAATGAAACTTCTTTTGATTCTTGATACTCATTACTTATTACAGTATAATCTTGTCCATTATTAATTATACTATCAGCACTTGATTGCTCATATCCCATAAGAGTTGATCCTACACCATATGATTCATCAATATTCATACTTGAAAAAATTTGTTGATTATAAAGAGCAACAGATATATTTGAGTATGTAATTATTTTAGCATATGCTGGATCTTTTTTATACTCTTCTGAAGTAAAAGCATCAAACATTTTATTTTTAAATTCAGTTTTATCTTTTATAAAGTTAACACCTTCACCTTCACTATTTATTTCTGTATCAAAATTAAAATTTTCATTTATGTCTAACATATTATTTCTAACACCAGTAATAATTTTTAAAACAGGGTTATCTTCTTTTTGTCTCATGATTTCTGTTAACTCATATCCTTCATTATCTTTAGTGTATGTTAATGCTGGACTTAATGAACTATTTCCTACAGGAGGTAACTGAGCAGGATCACCCATGAATATTACTGTAGTGTTTTCATCTTGTGCTAAATCATAAATATCTTTATAATCAGAATTATCAATCATAGATGACTCATCTATTATTAAAATTCCATTACTTGGTACTGCATGATTAGGGCCTGGTTGAAAAACACCATTAATTTTACGTTTATTTAAAAGTTTAGCAGTTGTTATAGGTTTTTTAGTAACACCTCCTCTAATTAATTGTACTAATAAATTTATAGATGCTTTATGTGTAGGAGCTGCATATACTATTTCTTTCATACCTCTATGTTTAGTATTTACATAAAGTTGAATAAATTTAGCTATTGTACTTTTACCAGTACCCGCATAACCTTTTAAAACAAATTTTGTATTTTTATTATTAATGGCATCAATTGCTAATTGTAAAGCTGTTTTTTGTTGATCATTTAATCTTATAATTCCTGTTTTAATTTCAACACCATCACTGAATGTAAAAGTATTATTAAATGATACTGGTTCTCTTTTTTTAATTACAGTTTCTATTTTAACTACTGGAGCTTCACTTACTGTAACATTTTGTTGTTGAGTAGTAGCTTTAAATGTATTAGTATATACATCTCTAATAGCTTGTTTTGCAGCAGCTTCTACTTCAGGTCCTTTATACTGAGCTCTAGGTACCCATTTACCATCTTTTTGTACATTGTAATTTTCTATATCTCTAGAACCTACACCAGCAAAGTTTTTAGTAAGTGCTGGTGTGCTTATTTCTTTCCAACCATTATAATCCCACTCTTGTTTAGTTTTATCATAACCTTTATCAAGGTATTCTTTATCTTGAGTGTACCATTTTTGGGTATCTAAATCAAATACATATACTGGTTTACCCATTTTTATACCTAACTGGACAGCAGTATTTGTTCCACCCATAACTTCAGGTTTTGTAGTAGGTTTTATTTCAGCAACAGCAAATACAGCATCTGCATTAGCTACTTGATAATAATTTCTTACTTGTAAATTTCCTTGTAAAGTATCTGGGTAGCTTTCTCCAAGTAATCTCTCTACTTCAGTACGGGCTTTATCCATTTGTTCTTTAGTAAGAACTGTAGCTTTAACACCTGCATTTCTAAGTTTTTGAGATAAATTTGGATTACCTGCATCTTTATAATGTCTTTGATCAGTAACACCAAACTCTCTACCTATTGTATCCCAGTATGTATCTCCACCATATGCTCCACCAGAATGATTAGTGTATTCTGATGCAGCAACACTAGTAGATGGTTGAGTAGTAGGTATATTATATTCATTAATGTCAGCATACCATTTACCAACTTTATAGTTTGCATAATTTACAGTATCAAATTGTTCATATAGTTTAATACCATCTCTGTTGTACTCATTGTACTGCTTTCTTTTTTTAACAAAGTTGCCTTTATTTGTAGGCTCCGAAAACTCAATATAAATACCATGATTACCAACCATTAATCTACTTATTGTAGGTTCAAGTTGTTTAAGCACATCTTTATTTTCTACAGTTAATGTTGAATTATCTGAACCTAATGTTATTTTTCCTAGTTGTGGGTAATCAGTGTTTAATTTTTGAATATAAACATTTCTAATTTGTTTATTAATTTCTTCTATTTCAGAAACACTTTTTGTTTTTTCAAGATCTCTTATAAATTGTTGATAATAACCCGTTTCTACATATTTCCTAAATTTATTATACCATTCTGTATCAACACTAGTAGATGGTTGATCAGTAGCTTTAAATATAATTGAATCATCAATGTAATTATTTACATTAGGGTCATTAGCAATCATCATAGCTGCAATTTTATCAAAAGTAGATGTATTCATCTTATTAGAAATAAATTCTCTAGATGCTGGTTCTACTATTTCAAAATATGTAGTATCAGGAAGAACATAACTAAGACCATATTTAGTATTACCTACTCCATTCTGTAAAATAGATATAAGTGGTAATATTTTAAACATGTCTGATATTTTTTTATTCTTAACTGGATCTTTTACTTTAATAACATTTTCATCAGCAAGATCAATTAAGTTTTGATGATAACTATCAGCTAGTGCTCCTTTTACTACAGGTTTATTATTTAATGTTAATACAGATATCTGACCTTTAATTGTAAGTTTTTTAGTTTTAGCATCAAATACCTGATCTTTAATTGAGAAATTTTTAGAATTATATATATTTACCGGTACATCAGTAATTTGTTCTAGTACTGAATACAATTCTTTTAAGTGACTGTTTTCACTTATCATACTCATGAACCTAGTTACATATGCTTGGTGATTTAAAGTACTAAATAATTCTGGTACACCTGGGAATGGTTCTTTAGTAGTTATTATCTCATTTAATCTGTTTTGATAAATATAATTTACCATTGCTTGTTTAAATGATGTGATAAAATTAGTTATACCATCTGCTCCTTCACCAAATTTAAGTGGAATATTATTATTTTTAATATAATTAAGTAAATAAGTAGATACTCTTTTATCATCTGTTAAAGGAAATATAGGTTCTACTAAATCTTGAGTAATAACATTATCAAAGAAAGATCCTAATATAGACTCTTTTCTTAATTTTCTTACTAGGTCTTGATCTATTTTAGATGACTCAGATAAAATATCTAAACCAATTTTTCTTTGCATGATCTCCTGTATGGTTTTAGAAGTAGCTGTATCAGGATTTGACTGTCTTTTAAGATCAGCCATATCTTTTATTTGTTTTTCATACTCTAAATAATGTAAAAATATTGCAATAGCTTTTGGACTTGTAGTATCATTAGTAGTCATTGTACCTTTTAAATCCGCTGTTGTAAATTTATCCATACCTTCAGTTGCTGCAAGTACAACATCTTTATAATTTGGAGTAGACATTGGGTGATAATATTCATTAGTAGGATCAGCAATTATACTTTTAAATAATGGGCCAGTTTCAGAACTGTTAATTAATTCAATATCATTTATATTAACTTTATCAGCTTTTACATCTGCAATTAAGCTTTTTAATGTTGTATCATATGATTTATCAATACCAGATAGTTTTACTGATACCTTAGCTTCTTTATTATAACCTTTTATTGCATTATTTAATCTTGTTCTATTTGCTTTATAAATACTTTCTGAGATATTAGTTTGTTTTAATACATTTAGAAGTGCATTATATTTTTTATTTTCATCAGATAATGTTTCTTTACCAGTAAGATTTGCATATGTACTAGCATATAGTCTTTGTTGATTTGCATATTCTCTTACTAGTGGTTGAGATATAAAATAAACGGCATCTCTTTTTGGTACACCAGCTTTAAGTAAATTCAATAACATTGGTATAAGTTCTTTATTAGCTTGAATAAAGAAGATCCATGCATCTTTCTCAACATCTACAGAACCATTCATTAAGTGTGAAAATAAATCTGCTATTTTATCTTGGCCATCTGCACTATTAATACCTGATAAAGAAATTCTTCCATCTTCAGTTTTATTATGATCAAGTAATAATCTCATTTCATAGATTATACTTTTATCATCTTCATATTTTTTAGTCTTTGGATTTTTAACTGAGCCATAATATGTTTTTGGTAGAGCAGCACCTAATGCTGTATACAATGGATGTAATGCATTTTCAAGAGCAATAATACCTAATACATCTTTCCCTGTCATATTAGCTTCATGCTTATGTAAGTTATAACCTACTTCAAATACATTTGTTGGACTAATAGTTTTATATCTTCCATATTCAGGTGAAGACTTTACTAAGTCATCTGCAATATCTTTCATTAAGTAAGTTTCATTTGGTCTTACTAATGTAGCATAATTATCAGGTAGTTGTAATATACCTCTGATAGAATCAATTAATCTATTTTCAATTGCTTTTTTCTGTAATGCAATTAATTTAACTACTTGAGCTTTATCACCTTTAGATTCTGCATTTGCAATTAATTTTTTTAATGTTTCCTCAGATATATTAGATGTTACATAATTACCATTTTCATCTATATTAGGCATGAATGTAGTAAGCTTATCAACATCATAATCTGCTCCTGATTTAGCAACAATTTCTGATGGAGGAATAATAATAGAACCTGCAGCAGGATTTAAAAATTCATATACTTCCATAAATTCCATAGAGTTCATTCCTTGTACAGGGATCCTTACAGCTGATAAAGTAACAGATTTACGGTTATTATCTTTATTTAACCACTCATCATCTTTAATTAATTCATTTAATCTTTTTCTTGTACCTATTTCTATACCATCAAGATCTTTAAGTTTTAAAAGATTTTTAAAATCTCCTTGTAATGCAATAGCAACTTTCATTGCAGATGTATTACCATTCTCACCTGGATTATAGAAAGGTAAGTTATTAGTACCTAAGTATTTTTCTATTTCTGCAACTTGAGCTTTCTCAAATTTAAAACCTGAATCCCATAATCCATTAGTCATTGAACTAGCAACTTGTACTAATGCTTCACCTTTTACTTTTTGTTTTACTATTCTTTTCTCAACAAGTGATGTTATCATTTTTTCAATATCTCCTGAGAGCATGTGTAATGATAAATCTTTTGTTAAAACATTATTAGAACCAACTTGAATATAGTCAATTAAATGTTCTGGTAAATCCTTTCTAGTAAGTTCTCTTTGAACTACATCCATGAATTTAGTTAAATCACCACTAACATATTTACCATCTTTATATTCATAACCAATTTCATTTAATAATTCAATTTTTAATATTTCAGTATTAGCATTTACAGCATCTTCATAAGCTTTAATAAATGGTGCATTGTCATCATTTACAATTTTACCATTTTTATATAAACCTTCAAGAATAAGTTTTCTTAACTGAGTAGCAAATATTGTTTTACCTTTTAATTTAATTGGAACAGCTGTAACATTTTTAAGATATGCTAAGTATATTGTATTTGGGGTAAACTTAATATCTGACTTTAATGTTTTTTGAGCACCGTTATCATCATATATTTGATCTGCTACTGCTTTACCATCTTTATCTAATTGAGATGTTATACTACCTACTTTAGAACCAGTTTGGAATGTAGCATACTGTATATTACTTTTCATCATTTGATGATGTAATGACTCTAAATCAGAACCAACAATAAGTGATGGAATTAATGGCATTAATGCAAATTTATGCATTGCATTAACTGGTAATGGTGTATTAGCTAAATGACCAAAATGTTGTAATTTATATACAGGAAAAATTTGTGTTATATCTTCAGTATTAACTTCTTTACCACTAATTACTTTTTGGAATAAATCTTCTTGTTCAGATGACCAGTTCTTTTCAGCAAGTCTTAATAGACGGTATGCATCAATAGTTATATAACCTTGACCATCACCTTCTTCCATTTCTTTATATGGTTTTAATTCTTTCTTTAATCTATAATCAATTTCTGATTGAGATAATCCTCTGTTTTTATAATCTTCCCTTAAACCTTTTTCAATATTTTTAATATATACTGAACTTCTTTTAACTTCCTGCATGATAGCAGTGTTATAAGTTTTACTGTAATTAAATGGAGCATACTCACTACCAAATTCATCCATAGTTGCTAGCTTAGCACCATATGATGTATTTTTAATTGTGTAACTATTTAAAAAGTCTTGAGTATAAATATCATCCATGAATCCTCTACCACCTGAAGTAGAACCTGGATTTCTTTTATGTAACTCTTGTTTAGCATGATTATACTGTACAATATCACCATATATTAAACTAGCAGTCTCAAAATTATGAATCCATGCATTCATTGTATGTGCTTTAATAAGCATTGTTTCTTCAGCATCAGTTGATAATTCAAACTTTTTTAAACTATTTGTTAATGCTGGGTCAATCCATTTAGATTTCTGAAAATCTTTCTTGTTATCAGCAGACTGTCTTTCAAAATATGCACTTACTTGCTCAGTTATATCTTTTTTTAATTTAGGATCTGATTCTAAATAATCAAGTAATTTACCATTTTTTACTTTCTCAATTATTTCTTCTTTAGTATCTTTAGTTAATATATTATCAAATGCAGTAAAGAATTCACCAGCTATTCCAATAACAGTTTCACCATCAGCAGATTTAATTTCTCTATTATAACCTACATATTTTTTATACTCTTCTTTATTAGTTCTTATTTTTTGTATTCTAATTAACTCAGCTTGAATATAACCTAAGAATATATTATCAACAGCATATTGATCAGCATCTCCTCCTGGTTTAAATTTATCTATATCAACATATAAATTTTTTAAATTAGTAGACTTCATACCAAATGATGATGATTTAGAAGCATGTCTCATAAATTCTTGAAAACCTGATTTTAACATCATGTTTAATTCTTGAATATATTTACTATGAACATCAAGAGATGTAGTATTAGCACCATCAACATTAACTATTTGAGTACCAGATACCATTACAAGATCTAACTTAGCATCTCCTTTTCTTGCCCATGTATTTTCTTCAACTTTAAATATAGTTTTAAGTAATTGTGATTGCTCAGTAAAACCGTTTATCAATGGATTAAGATAACTCATATAGCTATATGTTGGATCCATCCATAAATCTCTACCATTTTTAACATTATTAATGGCATCAACTTGCATAGTAACAGTACTATCTTCTGTAAATTCATTTACAAGTTTTTTCTCTGCATTTAGTACACTAAAACTTGCATAATTATTACCAAATTTACTTTGTAATCTTGCTAAATTTTGTATTACAGATTTTTCACTTGTGGTTTTTTTATATATACCTGCAGGCATTTTACCATATAATGCATCAATAGGATTATCTATGAATTTTTTAATAAATGCTTTTTGCTCATCATTAGTAAGTTTTGGATCTTTATTTAATGTATGAACTGATTTTGCAATTTCATATAAATAAAAAACACCATAATCTTTAGCACCTAATTCATCCTTAATACTCTTTAAATCTTGTAAACCAACACCTAATGCATTAACAAATTCAATTTGTTGTGCAGGTAAATCAACAGATGCAGCAGTAGGAAAAGCTTTAATTAATTCATCAAGTTTTAATGTTGACTTATTATTTTCAGCTTTACTAATATATTTAGTTTCTGCAGATGAATTAAAAGCACTTTTAAAACTATTTATAACATTTTTAAATTCAATTGAAGCATCAGTTACTTCAGATTTATAATCACCTGTTTCTTCATCTTTATCAACTGTTAATTGAACATATCTTATTAAAGGTTTTTTAAAATCTTGCCAAAATGCTGCTTTGATATTAAATTCTTGTAATGTTTTAATATTTGTAGGATCTGGAAATTTTTTATTTACTAATTGTCCTAATTCTGGATAGAAAGGTACAGCAGCTTGAAGCTTAAGATACATTTCAACTGGATTCTTTTCACCTCCAATTACTTTAGTAACTGTATTCCATATTTTACTAAAGTCAACTAATTCTGGAAAACCTAATGGTCCTTCTACTTCTTTACCATCAACTATTTTAAATAGACTTTTTAAAATATAAAGAGTCTCTTTTTCAGCTAATTGCATTAATGATTTTTTACCTACTTCTTTATTTGAAAATATTTCTGTTTCTTGAGCTTCTTCAGAAGCAGTTGTATCTCCTTCTATTTCAGTTTCTTCTTCATCTATTTCAATATACTTTTGCTTAATTAAATCAAATGTACTATGTTCTTTATGAAACTCTAATATATTATCCCAATTAGCAATTGCTGTTTCTAGTATTCTTATTTTATTATTTAATAAACTTCTTTTATTAAAATCTTCTTGAGCAGTAGCTTCTAGTTCTGTTTTAAATTTAACAAGTTTTTCATTAAATCTTCTTTTAGTTCTAGCATAAGCTTCTATTTTATTTTTTTCAATTGTTAATATTTGAATAGTTCCAGTTTTATTTACTGTTACTAGATTTCCTGCTGAATCTTTAACATTATTAATGCTTTGAGCAAGTCTACCATCATATGTTTCATCAATAATTTTTGATAATACAGAATCAATTTGATTAGATACTTTAAGACTATCTTGATAATTTAAAACAAGTTCTTTTGTTTCAGTATTAAATACACCTCTTGCTCTATTAAGCTTGTTAAACATATGGTTATCAACAAGTGGAGTATACTTGTTTAAAAGCTTAGGGTTTTTACTTGCAAAAAATAATTTTTCAAATAAATTTTCTTGAATAGATCTTTTACCAAATAATGCTTTAATAAAATTCCATATTCTTCTGAATATAGTATTTCTTATAGGAGCATCACCTACAGCTTTAGGATCTTTAGCATACTCTCTAAAATCTTCAGCAATAATTTCTTCTACTTCTTCTGGAGAAAGTTCATAATTATTTAATCTTTTTCTAGTTTCAGCATATAACTTAGTCTTTTGTTTTTTAGTTAAGTATAATTGAGAAAATGCATGCCAAGCTTCATGGTATAAATCTACAGCAGAACTACCAGTAGCTGTATCTAATTGTATTGAAACATCTGATAATCTTTTACCTGCTATAATAAATCTTGCATAAACATCAGAGTTAACAATGTTAGCCATGTGTTCAAGCTTAATAAGTTTAGATAAAGGAGAATTATCCCACCACTCTTTAGCAGCAGTAATTTCTTCTTGAGTAACATTATTAGGTAACTTAGAAGATCTATCTAATTCAAATGGTATATCACTTTCTTCATCAGGTTGATCAACTTTATCTGGATTAATAATTACTTCATCTTTTTTAGCTGCTTCTTGTTGTGGAGTACCAGGTGCTTTAGTAACTTTTGGTTTTAAAGTAAAATCCTTTTCACTTACTTGACCTATTTTTTTATCTCCTTTGTATATTGAAACTACATTATTTTTTGGCTCACCTTTGTTTGTAATTATATCATTAACTATAAAAGTTACAGGATCATTTGAATTTATGTCATTTGATGATATACCTGGTTCATATCTACCTTCCACTGTTACACCATCTACTTTCATTAAAAATGTAGCATTTGTTTTAGACATACCACTTAATATAGTACCAGATAAATCTTTATTAACTTTTAATTTAAGAACAAGATCATCTTTAGCTGCTTTAATTTTATCTACAGTAGAAGATTTTACTTCTTCTTTAACTTTTTCTGTTTCAGCAATAAAATCTTTATCTATTCTAAATTGAAAGTATGGATTATTTACTGCATCACCTTTGTTAGTTTTTTTATCAGCAGGATTTAAAATTTTTAAGTCTAATGATAAAAGAAAGTCCTTATAATCTACAGCATTAAATTTACCAGTATTACGGTTATAATTATAAAATGTTTTACTACCAGCAAGTATTTCTTTATTATAACCCATAGTAGTTGCATATGTCAAAGTTTTTGCATTAATCCCTTGATTTTCATATGTAACTGTGCTTTCATTTAATAAATTATCAATTATAATTTGTTCAACTTTTGGATCTGTAAAATCTTTTATTGGTATTAATAATTGTTTATTTTTTATTGGATCTGGTCTATATCCTCCAGTAAGTGTACCAGTAACATCATTATAATTTACAAATAGTTTTCTTGTTGATTGAGCATTAATAGTATTATGAGTAAATTGTAAATAAAAATCATTTTTCTGTTTATTATTTAATTTAGGATTTACTAATACAGCAGCAATTTGATTTATATATTCTTCAGGTAAATTAGTTCTATCAATTGTATAATTAACATCATTTATAAGTATTTCAGCAGTAAATGTTCTTGGATTAATTTTAATATTTAATTTATTTTCTGGTGTTTTAGTTGCAGTAAGTAATTTTTTTAAAGTTGGATTTTCTTTATTAAAGAAAATATCAACAATACCAGCACTTATATCTGTTATATTTAATAACTTAGGTTCACCACCACGTACTTCATCTCTTAAGTCTTGTAATTCTTTAAAACTACTTTGTTGTTTATTATCAACTAACTCAAGAAAGTCTTCATATGTTGTACCCTGATCAATTAACCATTTCTTATATGACTCCATACTCATTTCTTTTTTATGAGCATCTTTTTCAATTAATTCTGCAGGTGAAATAATTCTATCTTCTAGACCATATATATCTGTAACTCTTAATTTATCAGAATTTTTTTCAGATCTTACATCTCTTAAAAATTGATATACAGGTTTACCACCATCTTCTTTAGATACTATAGAACCTTCTTCATCAAAATGTAATGTATTTCCATCCACATCTGATAAAACTAATACAACAATATCTTTAGCTTGAGTAACATTTGGATCTTCTATTTTATCTTTTACCATACTATTACTTCTAATAATATGTGCAACAGTAGTTGCATCTAATGTCTCTTCACCATTAAGACTTAATAACATTTTAGGTCTAAGTTTAATAACTTTACCTTGATAAATTAATTCAGGTCCACCTTCTTTTCTTACACCTTTTTCTTTAATGGTTCTTATTGTTCTGTATATTCTTTCTTTATTAGGATCTTTTTTTTCTTTAGCTCCAGTATCTTTTTCATTAGGTGTTCTAGGAGAAAATTCTTGCATTGTAGAAGTTAAAGCATCATCTGCTTGCCATCTAAATGGATCATTAAGCATATTAAGAAAGTCATTACCTTGATCTGATAAAGGAGTATTTAATATACCTTTTTCTATCTCCATTCTAAATTCTAAATCTTCTAGAGTAGCTTCAGGTCTAAAATGTTTTAATGTCTCAAGTAAACCATTTTCTGTATTTCTGAATTTAGTAATTAATTCTTTATTAGCATTTAAATCAAAATCAAAATCACTTGTATCTATTTCATCTTGCTCAACTGCATTCTTCATTAAAGTAGGTACAATTTGTAAAAAAGTAGATGCAGTATTAACATCTGTTTTTTTTTTGTATTTCTTCAAATAGATCAGTCATAAATTCTTCTGGAGCAAAAGCTTCATTAGACTCTAAAGAATTAAGCATTTGTTTATATATTAACTTATATAAATTTTCAACTTGTGTTTGTGATAATGAACAGTTTACCATAATATTAACAATCTAAATCATTTAATAATTCTTTATAAATTTCTGCTAATGTTTTATCATTAACATTTGCTTTTGCTTTATCTATATTTTTAGTATTAGAAGTAAAATCTTTTAATACTTTTAATGACTCAGCAATTAAGTCTTTATCTTGTGTATCTAAACCTTTATTAGCTTTTTGAGCTTCTTTGGCTTTTTCAATTGCTAGTGTTGAAATGTGTTTATCTAACTCAAACAAAGATAATGTTTTTTCTTTATTATTATATGTAAATTCTACACCATTTTTATCAGATTTTACAACAGTAATTTCAGCACCTGTATCAGCAAAAACATCATCTTTAGTTTTACCAGGTACAGTATCAATAACAACTACTACATCACCTTCATTAAGTAATGTTTTAGATATAACAGTATTTGCTTGTTTAAATTCTTCTTTTTTAGCTTTTACTAATTCACCAATTATTTTACTATCTTCTAGAGTTATCTGTTTAGTAACTTTAACTGCATTTCTTAAATCAACAAGATAGTTTTCAAGTACATTTGCTTCTTTAATAGAATTAAGTTTATCTGTTACTTCAGCAATTGTAATTCTTGGTTTTACAGTATCAGCTGTTTCAGCAAGTGTTTCTGAAGCAGTTAGTTTTGCAAAAATACTAGATACACCATTAAATGTTTTTTCAATTTCTGATTTAAGTGTTGGGTTAGTTTTTATTAATGATGAACTGGCTCCATCAAGATAATCTTGATAACCTGATACATCAATATTACCTAATTTACTTTGCCAATCTGTTAGTATTACTGCAATTGCAGCATAATTCATAAAATCATAGATACCACTATTTTCTTCATAAGAAACATCTAGATTTAAGCCACCAAGAGGAAGTAATGATAATAATTGTTGATTATTACCTTCTACTTTTGCAATTGGTTTATCATATTTATAATTTTTATTTAAACTATCAAGTATTTGTTTAATAATAGGATTATTATAACCATCTTTATAAGTATCAGCTCCAGCTTTTACAAGCCAGTCTCCACCATTAAAAAAGAATGGATACCACTCACCTTTTGTTTTACTACTAGTTCCTTTTGAACTTCTATATATAGGTACTATTGCACCATCAATATTAAATACTATTGCATCTCTACCAGCAGACTGTTTAAAAAATGCACTGTTATTAATTTTTTCTACATGACCTTGTTCAGCAAGTGTTTCTAAAATTTTTGGTAACTCTACTCCTAATTCAAGTTGTGATGTTATTATATCAGCTACTCTTGCTCTTTTTTCTTTATCTGTAGTATCTATATCAACTTTAGTATCTGTAGTACTAACTTTTTTATCAACAACAGGAGTTGTTTCTTTTTCAGTAACTCCTTTTCTTAAAGCTGCATACTCATCAGCAAATGCAAGTGCATTTAATGAAGCTCCTAGTTCATCTTGGTATTCTGTATAGTTAAGATTTTCATCAACTATTTTAGCTAAGTCTTCTTTACTTAATATTTTAATTATATCTTCAGGATATTCTAGTTCTACTAATTTTTCAACTAATTTAGGATTCATTGCTGTAGCAACTTTTATACCTGGTGCTTTTGTTTCAATTTTAATTTTAGCATCTATCTTAGATTTAGCTTTAGCAAAACTAGGATTATTGATATCAAGTGGGAAGTACCAATTATCAAGACCTAATAATTCTGAATTAGTAGGTTCTTTTACAGATATTATCTGATATTTTTGTTCATTAATAACTGTTTCAAGAGGCATGATGTTTATTTCAGCATCAAGTCCTGTCATCTTTTTTAATAATCTAGCATATATATATTGTTGTAAAGTATAATCTTCAGTTTTATTTAAACCTGATTTTGTTTTATCAACAAAGCCATTCCATTTTGTTTGTTTACCTGTTTTAAAATCTATTATATGTAATTTACCAGTTTGATCAATAAGTAGTAAATCCATTTCACCAGCAACATCACCTTGTTCATCAAATACTACAAGACCTTTTGCTAATGTATATAATTCACCTGAATCTATTTTTTGTTTAATAGGTTTTAAGAAACCAGTAGGTCCAAACATACTATCATATGCCTCTCTAGTAATTTCTGATTCTTTAAATTCTGTTTTTTCCTTAGAGAAAAAATTTCTTAATTGCTCATCTATATAATCACCAGCTTTTCTTGTATACTCATATGCATTTTCAGATATATGATTTTGTATAGCTTCTAATAAATCTTTTTTAGTTTTAATATTACTAGTTTCTGGATTAGCAAGTATTTCATTTAAATAGTTTCTTAAATTATCTGAACTAGATGCAACACCATCAAGAGTATCTTTTGTATATCCTGAATTTTCTAATGCTAATAATTTTTTATCAATATTAGTCATGAAAGCATCAATGCTCTCTTTAGTTAACTTAGTTGCACCAATAGTATCATTGAATACTTCACCTATAGTGCTTTTGCCATTATATATATAGGCTTCAGATTTTAATTCTTGTATATAATTAGTTACTCTTTTTAATAAATCACCTTTTTTATCTTTTAGTAAATAACCACTTTGACCTATTTTTCTTATATTTTTTTGTTGAGCAGATAATTTTTCTTCTATAATTCTTATTGTCTCTTGAATACCTGGCTTAAAACTTTTTATTAAACGTGTAGCTATTAATTTTTCAAAATCATTAATTACTTTTGAATAATAAGCTTTTTTAACAGGGTCCTCTTCATTATCTCTAAAGTTCTTAAACTGAGTACTTAAAGTTTTTATTTGCTCATTATCAAATTTAGAAGTGTTATTTGTTTTGTTATTATACTCAAAATCAAATTCTTCTATTTTACCAGATTTTTGTTTTTCTACTTCTGCTACATTTTTATCATTATACTTATCTATAATGGTTTTAGCTTTAGGATCTTTTTCAATAAATGCTTTAAACATATCTGATATCTCTTCATCAGATACTTCATCTTCAACTGCAGATGCTAGTGCTTCAGATTTATTAAATTCATTCTGTAATTGACTATATAAGTCTTTAGGGAAATCTTTTAACTCAGTGTATATTGAGTATTGTTTTAATTCATTTTTATCTTTTTCAGCATCAAAAGTATCTATTGCTTCTTTCTTAAGTGCAGTATATTTTTTATTAAGTTCTTGAACATCTTCTTTACTTGGTTTAAGTTCAATTTTATATACTGTATATTCAGAAAATGTATTTTTAGTATCTTCAACTTTTATTATATTACCGTCTTTATTATTATTTCTTAAACCTTCAGGAGAACTATATAATGTTACAACTTTATCTGTTTTTGAAACTGTTACTTCTACATAGTCACCAACAGTTAATGCATCAATAATTTCTTTAATTTTTATATTATCTTTTTTAACTGTTTCACCTTTAGTTTTTACTTCAGTTTTTGGTAATAAATTAAATTCTTTATCATATGCAATTTTTAACTCATCAAGTTTTACTTGTAATTTTTCATCAAAATTTTCTTTTGAGGGAGCATTATTTTTTAATTCTTTATTTTGCTGTAACCTATCAAATATTATAGCATATTCAGCACTACCTGGTTTTATTACTTGCTTAGTAGTCTCATTAAGAAATTCTTTAGGTGGAATATTATTTTCCATATAATCTTGGAATGCATCAAGATCCATGAATATGTTTTTATCAGCTAATGCATTTAAAAATGCATTATTTTCTAATCCATTAATTTGCTTATTAACCATATCTACAAAATAGTCTTTTCTATTATTGTACATATTGCTCATCCAAATTTGAGATTTTTTAAGTTGATCCATAAAAGATTGTGGATCATGTAATAAATTAATTTGATTTACAAGTATTTTTTGCTCATCACTTAACGTGTAATGATCTTTAAGCATACTAAAAGTTTTATCAATATCAGTATCAAATATATAAGTTGAATCAATACCATTTGTATTTTTTAAATAATTTTTATATGCTATTTCTAATTCATTATTTATTGCATTTTTTTGAATCTCAAGTATTTGTTCTTTATCTTCATCTGTTAATTCATCAACACCTTGTTGTTGTTTTACTGCTTCAAATAATTCATTAGAAACTTTAGCTTTTCCTTCTGCATTATTATATAAAGCATGCATACTATAAGCAGATGAAAAATCTTCTAATGCTTTTACTCTATTTTGTTTTTTTAATATTTCTGTTTTAGCTTTAGGATCAGTTGACTGACTAAATGCTTCTATTTCTGATTTAACTAATTGTATTTCATCATTTATTCTTGAAGGTTCAAGTACCATAAGCATGTCTGCTTGAGACATTTTTTTCATAGATGGGTTATTCAGAATCTTACCAGAAATGCTTGTCATTCTTTTAGCATTATCCATAAAACTATGATTTGCAAAAACATAATTTTTTATCCCCATCTGCCAAGCTTCACTTAGTATTGCAGCATCTTTATATTCAGGTAAATCTTTATCATATTTACTTAAATCAATTGGATTAGGAAACCTATCATTTGCATAGTTATATGACTTTTTTACTTCATCTATGTTAGATAAAATATTATCAATCTTATCTTGTTGCTTAGTTCCTGTACCTTTTTCAAATCCAAATGCTTCCTCAAATTCATCTACTGATAAATCTTTCATAGATCCAATATGATCTTTAAAATATTCAATTGTATTAGTATCTAAAGCAGTATATATTTGAGTAACAAATGCATTACTTAATTCATCTTTTGCATCTTTAGTATCTGCTTCATCTACATTAGATACTGTATTATTTTGAACACCATAGTTAAATAATCTAGAATTAAAAAATTCTTTAGGATCATTGTATAAATCATTTAGTCTTTTTGATACAGTCTCACCATGTGTTTTTCTTAATTTTTTATATTCAGTAAATTTTTCTTTATTAAATATATGATTATAACCTGCATCTAAACCTCCTTTAGCTAAGTTTAACCCACCAGAAAATACACCCATTAATGCACCTGATGCAAATGTTTCAAATCCTTGTGATGAAAATTGATCTTTTAATCCATCAAACATTAATGAACTTTGTGCTTTATTATATAAGTGAGCTCCTAATTCTTTATTTTTATATGTAGTTTCATAATACTTTTCATTAGCTACTGTAATAACATCTTGTAAATTTTCTTGAACACCTTCCATTAAGTTGGCTTTTGTATATTTACCAAGTGTTTTAATAGTAGTTTTTACTGGAGCAGCTTTAAAACCTTTAAGTGAATTTTTAAATGAATCAGCAACAAATGTAAATTCACCTTTAACTAATTTTTTACCAGTTACAGCAGTTTTTTCTAAAACAATTTTACCACCTTTCATGGATAATACATCATCTATTTTAGAATTAATTACTCTTTTACCAATGCCTGATTTCATAAAATTAGGAAGGACAACTTTATTTGTTCCCAATATTAATGCAGTATTCCACATTAATGTATTCATTCCAGATTCTTTTGCTTTTTTAGTTAATATATATTGTTCATCATCATTTGGTGCTCTACCATTTTTTTCATAAAATGCATTATAAAGATCATCATATACTTTATTATCATTCATACCACCTTCTAGACGGGCTTCTGATAATGACATATTAATATTCCTCATGTCTCTAAATAAACCACCAGCTGTTCTACTTGTACTTTGTGACAATCTTGCAAAACCTGTTAAGTTATCTGCATTTTTACCAATGCCTGCAAATGCATCAAATGTATTTTCAATTGGATTTAAAAATTTACCTAATTTACTTGCATTAATATTTTCTGCTGCTTTCCACATATTTCTAGCACCAGTAATAGTATTTGCTTCATTAATTGTTTTATTTATAGCATTATAACCTTTTGCAGCCATTTCAGTTACATCACCAATTTTACCAATTTTTCTAGCATTATTAGCAGTAGCAGCAAAGAAAGAACCTCCTCCTGTAAGAGGAGCAAGTAAAGCACCAGCAGCTTCTTCAAGAATTGCTGAACCAAGGATACCTGCTGTATAACCAAAACTCATTGCAGTATTATTAAAGAATGCACCCATACCTTTTGATGAATCATATCCTATAGCTGATGCTTGTTCATACATTCTTGCATCTTCAGTATCAGCACTAAAGTCACCTTGCATCATTTTAAGAAAACTTTTTGAATTAGATACAAATCCTCTTCCTGCTAATGGTAATAAACCATATGTTACACTTCTAACAAATTTATCTCCCCAAGTTGTATTAGCATTATATATTGCATCATTATCTCTCATAGGAGAGAATCCAATTTCATCAAATTTTGCTTGACCAAAACCAACTGCATATCTTTTGTAAAAAGAGTTACCAGATGGACCAGCATTATATGCATATACTTTTGCATATTCATTTTTATCTTGATTTAATGCAACCTTCATTTTAAATCTTTCACCAATTGCTTTTGCCATTTCTTCTGGTGATACATTTTTATTTGGATTTTTATGACTTGGTAAATTTGGGCTACGGCCAGTTATTGCATCTTGTATTGGATAACGTGGATTTGTACTAACTAAAGGTGGAGTAACAGGAAAATAATCTCTTATTTCTCTTGATTTTTCTCCTTCAAATGGAGATAAACTTCTTGAACTAATTCCAGGTGCTTGAATTTTACCAAATTCTGGTCCAAGTGGATCTAAAGGAGCAGTACTATTTTCCATTATCTATTAGCATTATTAAATATTTGATTACTTAAATCTCTTGCTTCTTCCCAAGCTCCAAATGCATCCATTGATGCTTTTTCTAATTGCTGACCACTTGTGATTCCATGATCTGATACTGTAAGTACTTCATAATCTTTTATTTTTGGATTATAATATTTATAATCATATTTATATGTATAACCACCAAGTATTTTATCTTTTTCAACAGTAAATTTATTTCCATTACTATCATCATTTGGATCATCAATAACATAAGGTTGATTATAAGATGAATTAAATTCTACATTAGCTTCAATAGGTGTAACTTTTGTTTGTTGATACATATGATTACTCCAGTTTTTTTCATCTGATATAAATGATATACCATTTTGTAAAGCATTATTAGCCATGTCTTGACTTATAATACCTGGACCTTTTTTACCTTCAGCTGTTTCTGTATATGTATGTTTTTTTAACCATTCAGCATCAGGATAAAAAATCATTGCACCTTTACCAACTGTATTTAAAGCTAATGGTTGAGCAGCTAATCTAAATCCTTTAAGTGTTCCACCTCTCATTGATGTTTCATGAAATGCTTCTTCTATTAAAGCTTTTCCTTCTTTAACATTATTTGCACCAGTTTTAACAGGTCCATTAAATCTTACTTGAATATCTTTATCAAAATTAAGTCTATTAAGATCTTTTTGAAATCCTCTCCAACTAAATGCTCCAACTGTATTAGGGGCATCAGCATATACATTTACACCATGTTCACCAATTGTTGTTAATCCAGGAGTTCCAAATCTACCAAGTGCAGGTATTCCAGGAGGTGGTATTCTTATTTTATCAGAACTATAACCTTTCATAACAAGTGCATGAAGTTTATCATAATCATATAGTTTTAATACTCTTGCTGTTCCTGGATTTATTTTAGGATCATATATGCTATATCTACCTTCTTGAGGCATTACGCTATTTAATGCTCCTGCAACTTTTGCTACATTACCAAGAATACCAAAACCAAAACTACCAAAACCTGGTGCATTTGATACTACATCAGTCATTGTATTACTTATATCCTCACCTCTTTTTCTTGCAGCTTCAACTTTTTTCCAATTTTCATAATTTGCAAGATCTTCTTTATTTACTTTTTTATTAGCAAGTACTGTACTTTCAAATACTGCTTTAGATACAGGATTACCTTGTTTATCAAACAGGTAATCAACAACATCAACAGAACTTGGATCTGCATTAAGTACATAATTTCTAACATCTTGATTTACACTTGTTTTCCATTTTTGTAAATTTTGATCTTGAGTATAATAGTTATTTAAATTGATATTATAATTTAACATATTTTTACCAACAATATCAAATGCACTATTACCTTTATTATAATTAGATTTTACAAGTTGTTGAAAACTATCTGTGATTTTTTTTAATTTATTAGCACCAAGTGTTTTTCTTACAAAATCTTGTGGAGCTGCTTGTAATTGTTCATTAAATTTATCAATTGTCATACCTTTACCAAGTACATTTTCTATATCTTGAGTTGATAATTGACCTTTTAAATCTCTCATTGATGATAACATTTGTTTTAAATATGGTGTAACATTCTCATCAATACTGTTTAATTTGTTTTGACCAAGTTGTTCCATTACATTTATTTCATCTGAACTTGCACCTCTATCTTTTTGTCTTGTGGTGATTGCATCTGCATCTGGATTTAATATAGGTCTCATGTAATTTGGATTAGCATATGTTTTACCATCTGGTCCTACAACAGTTTGTTGTAAATCAGGAGTATATGCTTTACTATCATACATTTCTTTATATGCTGCTGCATCTAAAGTACTTTGTTTTATCATTTGAGCAGATCTTTCTCTACTTGCATTAGCAGAAGCAACTTCTTGCATTCTATAACCATGCTCTTGTTCTTTAACTGCATATATGTTTGCTTCATAGTCAACTTCTCTATGTGTTCTTGCATATAAGTCTGCAGCTTCACCTAAATCTTTTTGCATTAATTTAGATGCCATAGCATTATCAATATTATATCTTAAAGATTCAACATCCCCATAAGGATTTTCAAATCCAGTTGATGTTGTAGCTGTACTTGATTTAGTTGATAATGCAGATACAGTAGTATTATTATTTGTTTCTAATGTAGTAGTTATATTTTTTGCTTCTTGTAATCTTTCTAAATATGAAGCTGTATTTGGTGTTGCATTACCAGTTGATACAGCTTTTTTTACTGCATCAATTTTTGTATCAGTAACATTATTTTGTTTTTCTAATTCAACTTTTCTTGCATCAGCCTCAGTCTTAAGTACTTTATAACTTTCAGTAAGATAACTCATTTCAGCAGCATTTTTATCTCCATTAAATCTAGCTGCATTAGAATATGCATAATCTTTTCTATTTATATATGCTTGAGTTTTATAAACATCAATGACTGCTGGATCAGATCCAAGTTGTGCTTCAAGTAATCTATTTAATGGTTCAAGTATATTTTCACCATTAGTAGTTTTTACCATCCATTTACCATCAGCTGTTGGTCTAATAGTTTCAACTTTATAACCTTGATCTTTAGCAATTTTTTGAGCTTTTTCAATTACATTTACATATGGAGTATAAGATACATTACCCATATTCATTGTTTCTTCAAGACTAGCTTCTTTAAATTCTTCAGTTTTATATTGTAAAAATTTTAAACCATCATCCCAATATTGTGATCTTTGTTTTTCATCTCTACTATTTTTTAAACCAGCACCATAAGCTTTTTCACTATTAATATTTTTAGTCCAAGCCATATCTTTCATAAGATGTTTATCTTGATAGAAAGGTTTAAATACCTGAGTAGCCTGATCAACATTTTGGTCTAATGATAAATCTAAACCAGAGACACGTTTTAAATTAAAATCAATTGCTTTAATTAACTCATCTTTCTTTTTAAGATTATCTCCATGAGTTAAATCTGCATAGAAATATTGACCATAAACATTATTTAATGCTTTATAGTTTGTATCATACTGATTTTGCTTTGTCTGCAATGCTGTTGCATAAAAGTTTAAATCAGGTTGAAAGGGTTGAAATTGAGGAATAAAATCAGTGACACCTTGTAAATATGTTGACATAATATTAGTATTAATCTATATTGTAAATATATTAAAATTTTATAAGTTTACTAAACCTATAAAGTTTAAGTAAACATAAAAGGAAAAACATTAGATCCCATTACATATCCCATTTTAGTAGCACCACCTTTTTTCTGGTATTGTCCTTTTTGTAAATTATAATTTGCAAGTATAGCTTCTAAGTTTGATTCATCAGCTACTGGTCCTTTTAAACGGTTTCTTAATAATATTTCACCATATGCAGGATCTATATGAGAATTTTGTAATCCTTCTGCATATGCAAGATAGTCTTCATATGTAGTAGGTTTTGCTCTCTTACCATTTCTAAAATACATTTTACCACCTACACTAGGATCAATTGCATATTGTGGAGTCATTTGATTCATTGCATCAGTTTGATACATATTAGTAAGTAATGTATTTTCTGCTTCACCTAAATTATGTCTTAAAGCACGTTTAGTATTATCCCTTTGTTGATTACCAATTACATTTTGATCATATAATTGTTTAGCTAATCCTTGATTATATCTTTGTGCTTCATTTCTTATTTGTGTATTATTACCTTCAAATTGATTAGCAATACCAACATTTTGATTATTAAATTGTGCAAGTGTATCAGCTGCATTTTTAGCAAACTGTCCACTAACAGATGATGCTCTACTTGAATAATCTTGAGCACCCATAAATTGTCCTAATCCTTGATTAGTAATACTTGCTAATTCTGCATTTGCTGCTAAATTTCTAGTTGGATCTACAAAATGAGGAGTCATTGCTTCAGGATGATAATAAGGTGCCCAAGGCTTATAATTTTTAGTACTAAAGTAATCTAATCCAGCATTAAGTCTATTTAATCTATCTTGTGCCCATGGTTCAAGTGGAGGCATAGGAGGATATTGTTCTTGTGCATCATCTAAATTATCAACATTTTCAGCAGCATCATCAGTTTTTGCAACAGCATCATCTTGTTCATATTGAAAATCAGGTTTAAATCCAAGAGCATCAAAATGTTCAATCCCACCTAATATATCATCACCTATTGCTGGTCTATATTCATTTTTACCTACTAAACCTTCAATACCTTTTGTAACTTCAGAATAATTTTTTTTATAAAAATCTTCTGATAATAAATCTTTATCATCTTTTGGTATATCTTTAATACCAAGAGTAGTTGCAAATTGTCTTCTTACTAATGCTTTTGCTTTTGGATCTTTTTGTATACGGTCAACTTCAGCAAATGCATCATCATCTGACATACCTAAACCTTTAGCTTGTTCAAATACAAATCTTTGTTCATATAAATCAGGAGTAAATCCTGCTACAAATGAACCTGAACCTTTTATTTTACCATTAACTGTTTTAGAATATGGACCTGTTGAACCTTGACTAACAATTTTATATTTATCAGTTCCAAATACTCCTGCAGCATTAGTTACATTTACTACTCTAGATAATAATACTCTATCTTTAAAATCACCTTTCCAGTTACCAGTAATTTTTATTTTACCACTCTTTTTTGGTTCTTCAATAATAGTTCCAGCATCAATACCTTTTTTTATAATGGCATTTGCATCTTCCATCAATTTAGCATTTTCAGGAGATTCATTTTTAAATGCATCAGCAGTTATACCTAAAGATTTTGTATCAGCTGTTACTTTACCAAGTGTATATGCAGTTACTTTTTTGTAAGAACCATCTTCTTGTTTAACATAATCTCCAACTTGTGTATCAGTAGTAATTCTATCTCTTACTACTGCTCCTGTAGGTAAATTATCTTTATTATATATTTTATTTTTAACTTCACCTTTAGTTTGATATCTAGTAAGTGCTCCACCTTCTCTATATTGTGTATCATGGAACGGCATACCATATCCACCCATAGTCATTCCATACTGAGCCATAGGAGCTTCCATCATTTCCTCTTGTGGATTCTGTCCTTGAGGACCTTCAGCCATCTCTTCTTGAGGATTTTGTTGTCCTTGTTGCATTACTTCTTGAATAGCAGCTTGTGCTTCTTCTTGAGGCATACCAATTTCTACAAGTATTTGCATTATTGCTTGAGGCGGAACTTGTTTTTGTAGTAATTGCATTATTACATCTTCAGGTTGTGCACCTTGTTGTAACATTTGTTGAACTTGTTGAACCATTTGTGCAAGAGGATTACCTTCACCTTGTTGTTGTGGTGCTCCTTGTTGTTGCTGTTGTTGCATCATTGCCATTTCTTCAGGAGAAGGTTGACCTTGTTCCATTCCTTCTTGAGCTACTCTTAATCTTCTACCCATTTGAAAGCCATATCTTCCCATTGGAGCTTCCATAGATTCTTCTTCAGGAGCTTGTTCACCCATACCTTGATTCTCATATGGGTTATTCATTGCTTGATTATTAACCTGTGCTTCTGGTTGAGCTTTTTGTGGTACTAAGTCTTCTTCTTTGATACCCATTGCTTCCATATATGGTCTAGCTACTTCAGGTACACCTTGTGGGAATCCTTTTTTAGCTTCTTGTGCAAGAGCTAATGCACCAAGTTTCATATTAATATTTTTAATCATTAACTCAGCAGACTTTTTATCTACTTTATCTGAGTTAGGATCTTCTAGTATTTTTCTGTATTTATTTAAATCATATGGTTTAGCTAATTCAGCAGGAGTATATCCTTTTTTACCACATGCTTTTCCAAACATCTTTAAAATTTTACAATCAGTAATCTTCATAGATGCAGTATCACTGAATATAAATGTACCATCAGGCAAATTTAAAGGAGTTCCTCCTGAATGATGTCTTTTTCCACCAATAAGCATATGTTCAGGAAACCCATCTCCATTGATATCACCAAATGCAGACTCACCTTTTTCAGCTTCTAAATTAGCTTCATCTCTTGGTACCTGTTTTAGATATCTAGTATTCTCAAGATGTTTTGATGAAGCATTCATATCAGCACCACCAAAACTAATTACTTGCTTATTTAAATTGTTACCTGTAAAACCTCCTGATTTTGCTTGTGGTAATCCCTTAGTTATTTTTACTTTGAAGTACATAATATAATATTAATAAAATTCTAATTCACCTCCATTAGCACGGAACTCATCTATTTCTTTTTGTGTCATCCATTGAGCATCTTCATCATCATCATCTGCAAAATTTCCACCCATAGCATAAACACCTCCACCATATTTTGAAACAACACCTTCAAATCCCATTTGATTAGGTTTATATAAACCAGTTTGATCATGACCTCCTTGATTATATGCACTACTTATAGGTTGTTGTCCAAAATTTTCATACATTTGATTTTGCTGTTTATTAGCATTTATGTTTTCAAGTCCTTGTGCTAATGCATTTGCTCCTATTAAAGTATCATCTGCTATTGCTTTACCATCAATATCCCAAGCTTGTTTATTTTTAAATTTTTGAGAAACATTTGCTGGAGTATCAGTTACTGGTGCTCTATTAGGTTGATTAGGATCAATAGTATAATTATCAGGTTGCATACTTTCAGGTACTGTTGGTTGAATCATATTACCAGTTGCATCTTTAGTTGGTGCTTTATCAAAAAATCCTTGAAGATTACTAAGATTCATATTATTATCATTAGGATTAAATCCTACTTGACCATCAATTTGATATTTATGTAATTCTGGTATAGATACATCTCCTCCATAAGCATATTGAGTATAATCTATTGGGCCACCATATGCTTTTGTTGGAGGTTCAGGTAATAAAGGTTTATAACTTGAATCACGTTTTTTCATTCTTGCTTCTTCTTCTGGATCATTAGGTACATTTGTATTCCATTTACCTTCTCCTGGAGAAGGAGTATAACGTGATGTTATTTTAGCTCCAAGTTGTTTTATACCTGGTATTCTTGTATTCATCATTCCTTCACCTACTCTTTCACCAAAAGTGTTACCTCTATATGGTGCATCTTCTGACTTTCCATTTTCTGGCATTTTAATTAATGGAGGAACGGTAGAAGATGAGTTTCCATTACCACCATAATTTATTGTAAGTTCTTTTGGTTTACCAAATATTCTAAATTTATCTACATGTACACTTGATGGTGCTCTATTTGCAAGATCAGGTCCTATATATTTTTCACCAGATTCAGTATAATATGGAGAACCAACTGCTTTATTATATTGCATGCCTCTCCTAATAGGAGATCTGAATTTACCAATACCACCCTGATTACTCATTTGTTGCATTATTTGTTGCTGCATCATTTGTTGCAATAACATCTGTTGTTGTTTTTGAGCAGCAGTACTATTTTGAGAAGTTAATGTTTCATATTTTTTCTTCCAGTCTTCAGTACTTGCAGTATTTGCAGTTTTATCTGCTAGTTCTTTATCTGCTAATACTTTGTTAGCAGCAAGTTCTTCAGGTGTATATAAAACTCCTGTAGCAGGATTATAAAGATTAGGTTTAACTTCTCCTTCATCTACATATTTATGTAAAGCTCCACCATGTTTAGCATATCTTTGATAATCTAAATCAGAATCTTGATACTGTTCATCCATTAATTCATTATCACCTCCTCCTATAAATTTATATAAACCAGACTCAGGATCTGTAAAACCACCATATTGTCCAAATTGTTGTTTTGGAGTATCATTTTGAATATTCTGATTATTTTGAAAAATATCACCTAAACCAGCTGCATAAGCACCAATATGATGCATTGGATTTTCTATATCTATTTGTTCTTGCTGTATCCCACCATCTTCAAATGCACCAACTTGTGGATTACCATATATAGCATTATATTGAGCTTCAGCTGCTTGTTTTTGTTGTGCTAAATTAACTGATTCACCTATACCTTTAAAGAAATCCAGCACCTGTCTTCCTCTTCCTTCTTTACCTTGTATATCATCTGAACCAACAGAAGGTGTATTACCTCCTTCAGCTTTTTTAGCAAGTTTAGTATATTGATTAATAAAACTTCTTTTACTTGGTTTAGCTCCACCTAATTTTGCATACATTGCTTCTTCATCTTCTGGAGTATCTTCAGTAGTTGACATGTCAATATTAGTATCATACATGGCATTTAATCTATCTTGTTTTGCTTGTTCTTCAGCTGCATTTTGTTCATCAAGTAATGCTTGTTCTTCTTCAGCTTGTGCTTGTTGTTCTGGAGTAAGTTCACCATTATCTGTTTCATCAGAACTATTTTGTTCAAGATAATCACTAACTTCAGTAATATATTCATCAGCAGTTTCAGAATCTATACCAACTTGTGCTAATTCTTCTGAGATTGCATCAGTATCACCATCATAATCATCTGCAGATAATCTATCAGCAATATGTTTATATATTTGTTCTTGAGTAGGTGCATTTGACTGACCTCCTGCTTTATATATTCTTACTCTCCTTTTCATATAACATGTAATATATATTAAATATAATAATTTTTAGTTTACTAGATAAACATTAAAAGTTTATTTAAGTTCTTCTACTATAAATCCTGCTTCTTTTAATAGTCTTATTTCTTCATCATCAAGGTCATCTTCCCATGATTCAATTGAACCTCCATTTTTTTCTTCAGGGGTTGAATTTAAACCTTGATATATATCATTAACAAAAAATGGATTTTTAGCATATTCAAGTGGACTTTCATATGCTTCTTTTGCACCTCTTTTAAACATTTCTGCTCTTGATGGTTTTTCAGATTCTGGCAATATATAATTCTTATCATCAAGAATTTTTATTTCACTTGGTTTTAAATATGTATTTCTATCATTCTTATCATAATTATATGCATCATAAGCACCATATCCTAAACCTCCAAGAACTACATCTTTACCATATTTTTCTGCTAAATTTTGTAAACCTGCACCAGTTGTAGACCATTGAAATTTACCATTCATTAATTTTTGTTTATTAATTTTAGCATATTTATTCATAAAAGGGTATTTTCTAAATAGTTCTACTCCTGGATCTGATATTGGTACGTCATATCTATTAACACCAGCTTTAGTTTCTATTGGAAATGTTGCATTTGATTTTCTACTAAATCTACCTTGTGGATTTGCTTTACCTAATCTTATATTTGAACCTTCAACTGTATCATCAAATCTTGCTGCATAAATTTTACTTGCATCTGTTTTACCTACTTGAGTTGATAATGGTTTAGCTTTACCAAATAATGATTTTCCTCCAGTTAATTTATTATTTTTAATAGATTTACCAAGTACATTACCTAATGGTCTAACTGCTCCTTCTAATTTTTCACCTACTGGTAATAAATTTAATGGATTATATTTATTAAATGCTTTAGAAAGGAATGGAGAAATATATCCTTTATCAATTATATTACCTAATACTTTATTTTTAGGTCCAATAAAATTTTGAATAAGTTGTGGAGATATACCAGCATTTAAATTTGAACCTGCATTTTCAAAAATGTTAACTTTTGGTTTTATATTACTATATTTATTACTATATCCTATTTCTGGAAAATATTTTCTTGGTATACCCATAATTTTTGGGTATTGTGCATTTACTAAATCAGCAACATGTTGGCCTGTTGTTCCCATTCCAACATTTGAACGAGGGTCAGTTATACCAAATGATTGAGGAATATATTCAGATGGATTTACATCAAATCTTATTGTTTTAGCTCTATTTCTTAACTCTTGAGGTAAATTTAATTCACCTTTTTGAAAATCACTTGAAGCTGTTACAGATTGACTTTTACCAGACATACCTTTAGCTGATTCACTCATTGAGTTTTCTAAATTAGCTATTTCTCTTTCTGAAAGTCTTAAATGATTTACATTACCAGGCCCAGGTCTATTAGTTGGATAAAAACCAATTGTTGATTCATAAGATGTATCACCTTTTGGTTTATATGAATACCAACTTCCTGTTAAAGCTTGTTGTTCTTCTGTTAAATCTCTTCCAGCTTTTTCTAATCCATAAGGAATATTATCTGGATCCCATCTAGTTACTGGTTCATAAGTTGGAAGTTTTAATCTTTTGGCTTCTTTTGATGCATATGCTAAATCTTTTCCATAATTTACTGCAGTTTTAGTTCCTTTACCTAAATACTTGGCACCTTGATTTACATCTTGTGCAAGTGATTTTATACCAGGTTTTAAGGCATCTACACCTAAACCTAATAAAGATTTACCTGCCATCATTTCACCAACACCAGTAAGTAAAAAAGGATTTAATCCAGCAGCATCACCAGGTGATACATTACCCATTAACTGACCAGATCCAAAAGTTGGTTGTTTTCTTCTACTATTTTTTAATTTATTTGCTACAGCAGCTCCAATAGCATCTAATCCAGAAAAAGTTTCTAAAGCTCCGGTACCACTATTATGTATTTCATTCCATTCTTTATTTGTTAAACCAGGAGTTTTATAATTAAATACATCTTTATCTGCATTACCAAATAATGCTGGTACACCTGTAGATTTAATTAAAAAGTTACCTAATTCTTGTGCACCTGCACCACTTCTTGCCCATAGGGAAGGTTGTAGATTTTGTCCATAGTCTGAATATGATGCTATTTCTCTTTCTTTATTACTTAAATGGTCTACCCATTCTCTATGTTTATTAGGATCATATCCTTTTTGTTTACCAAGACTTTCAGTTATATAATTATTTCTAAGAATCTCATAATCATTTTTAATTTCTTCTTCTCTATCTTCTGGTAAAGTATCTGGGTTTATACCTAAAGCATGAGCAAATTTTTTATTTACTCTTTTTTTATACTTGTCATGTTGTTGACCAAGATATTGATCATATGGATGAGTTTTATCAAACTCCATTTTATACTTTAACCAATCTGGAATATTTTCAGGTCTTACTATTACTTCTGGTAAGTACGTATAGTTAGATACTTTACCTTCTGCATTAGGTGCATTACGTTTAGCAGCATCTTGAAGATAATGATCATACTCATAATCATAATTACTTTCATCAAACTCTTCACCTGTTTGTGCTTTATGAAGTGCTCCACCTTGTCTAAAATTTTCAGTAAGACCTGCTGGTTTTAACCGTGAATTAATTTTAGCTTTTTCTTGTTCTTGATATTTAAGATTTTTTTGTTGGGAAGCATCACTATCTCTTTTTCTTCTGGCTGCCTCTCTTTGTTCTTGAGTATATCCTTCAGGTAAATTTAAATTTTCATCACCAGCTAATGTACCAAATCTTGGACCTGAATAACGTACAGGTTTTACATATGGTGCTGCAGGTATTATTTCATATTCAGGTCTAATAGATTGTTGATATGGTATAGGTTTAAGAGGAGTAACTTCCTCAATAAGTGGTTGATATATATTATGTATTACTGATTTTTTAAATATAGGATAAGCCATATCTCCAAAACTAGTATTTGGTACATTTTCATAGCCTACTGACTTAATACCTTTTATTGTTAATTCATTTATAAAAGGGTCTTTAGAGTATTTTTTTGCAGCATCATAATAAATTTTTTCTCTTTTTTTTAATTCAGCTTGATATGGTTTTGTTAATTCATTATAGTACTTTTCTCTTTCTTGATTAGTGTGATTTGCTTTATACAGATAAGCATCCCATATAGGATCTGTTTCCTGTCTCATTTTATGATATAAATCAGTATATGGTTTTCCTTTACTTTTTAAATAGTTACCTACATTATACGCAGCTATAATATCTTTTTCAGCTGCAAAAGCTTTATCATATGCAGTTTTATCAGTATGAATTACTGTTTTACCTGTTTGTGCTTTAACTAGTTCATGTTGTACAAAACCTCCTTGTTTTTTAATAGGATTATTGTTTAAAGTATTTCCAGGTTCAGCTTCATCAAAATACCATTTTAAATCCTCATCAGACATATTACTTCTATTTACATGTGAAGTATTAAAATTCCATGACCCATCTTGCTTTTGTACCCATTCTCCTCCTGGGTTTTCTGTATTACTATATAAACTTCCATGTGATACTGATCCATCAGCCCAGTTTGTATGATCACTAAAAGTAGGATGATTAGGAAGTTTATATTGATCAGTTGCATGTCCTTTACCATGTGAAAATGCTTCAAAGCCCATTGGGTCTTCTGCAGTAAATCTTCTTAAATCATAATCAGGAGACCATGGATCACCTACAGGAATTGCTTCTGGTTCTACTTTATTTCTTGGACCTGCATTATTTTGTGGACCACCTACTTGTGCTTCAGGTAATTCTTCTACTACATAACCTCCATCTCTATATGCTTGTATTTCTTCATCAGTAAGATCACGGTCTTCATAATCAGCTTCTCCACCATTTTCTTCAGTAGGTAGATTAAAACCATAATTTAATTCATAGTGACTTAATGGATTAGGATTAAGATTAATAGTACCAAGTTTAGAACCACCTTTTTTAGCCATAGGTGTTTCATCTACATAAGATGCATTAGGAAAATTATAATCTTGATTAGGTTGCATCATTGATCCTTGTCCTACATTAGGTTGTGCCCATACAGGATAAGGTACACCTTGCATAGTAATATCATTACCTGGGATTCTAGTTTTTTGACCTGGGTATTTCCACTGACCTGCTGGATCAGTTATTATATCTTTTGGTTTACCTGGTGCTTTTGCTTTACCTAATTCTGATACAGCTTTAGATAATACTTTTTTATTGAATCCCATTATCTTTGTGATATTTGATTTTTACTATTGCTTAATTTAATAATCATATTAACATCCTGTGAATCAGTTCTGCTCAAATATAAGAAATTTAAATAATTCCTGAATTTTTTTCTTTGCAGTTCTGTTTTATTATAATTTAAATTTGTTGGAGTTAATGTTTTTATATATCCATTAGATTGTGTTACCCATATTGATTCTTGATCATAACTTCCTGCTAATACTGTAGTACCTGGAACTAATGGTCCTGTTGGAGGATAATTAGATCCAATTGGGAACTCACCTCTATTTCTTGTTATATCCCAGAATTGATTAAATCTATATTTATTTTCTTCTTTAGAGAATATTATATCTATAGATGTAGGATTAATAATTGGATATGTGTTAGCTAGAGTAATATTATTTTTAGGAAAGATATTAAGATTTAAGTATCCTGATACTTGTTCTGAATTAAATATTACTGCTTTATCAAAATTATAATCCAATACATGGAATTGATCTACACAGTTATTAGAATGATTTTTATAGCATTCAAGTATATACTCTATAGATTTTAAAGTGGTAACTGTTTGTCCCGTAATAAGTGGTACTTCAACTTCAAATGGATGTTGGACTCCATAGAATTTACAGTAACTATTACATACTGCATTATGTTTCCATACCTTACCTGCTTTAGTTGTCATAAAGTATTGTCTTGCAGGCAATACAAAGTCTGGATGCCAGTCATGGAAAGATATCCAAAACTCATTTTTAGGGTCAAAACTTGTAGTCCATGAAGCATCATCAAATATAAGTGGATTGCCTAATTCTAATCTTGATCTACCATCTACTAAGAAATAATCTCCATAAGAAAAATAAGTTACTCTACCTGCATATTCAGCTTTTAGTTTATAATCTTTTTTACAAAAATATACAATACCATTATAATTATCATATACTGCTTGAGTACCAATACCTGCTACAGGATTATCTGTATGTGGATAATCTGGAAAATCTTCAGTAAGTTTATATGGTAAGAATAAACTAAACCACCATTTCATTCCTGCTTGAGATACTTCTTTTAAACCTTGAGAAAATGAAAACACTCTTCCTTGATTTTGAGATATGTAATACATTCCTGCTGGAGTTGCAATAACACCAAATTTATTTTGAGAAGATCCATACTCATATTCTACATCAGATATAGTAACATTCTGAGGAGGATTAGCAAATAAACCACCATCACCTATAGTAAGTTTAGTACCTAATTCAGTTGTAAGAGTATCTACACCTTGATACATTAATGGACTAGCATTATAGAATGTAATAAACATACCAGTCTTAGCATAAGGTTTTATACTAGTAATTCTATTTTTAAAATCTTTATAGTTATTTACTAGATATACAAACCAAGAATCTTTTGCAGATCCATTTTGTTGTGGTAGTGAGTATATTACTCTATCAGGATAATAAGTATAACATAACTGAGATACATTAGGATTATAATATCTTGATTGAAGATTACCTTGTGAAAAATATTGTGTAAATATTTTAGATACACTTAATGAATAGTCATATGCATAATAGTTACCTAGTGTTATTGTATCAGGGTTTAAATTAAACATTGCTGGCAAATTAGTATATGTATTAGTATCATAATTTTTTTGCCAAGTCTCTAAACCTGGTTGTCTAAAATCTACTATTACATCTGACTCAACAAAGAAATCTCTTACTGAAGAATTTGCTAAATAAAAATATGAATCTTTAGCTCCTAATACTCCAGGATATGTATCTGGATTAGGTGGGTCATTTTCTGGTATATCAGTTGAATAATCATATTTACGTGAATTATTTACATAGTAATCTAAATTATAAAAATCAGTTGGTAATGGTCCTGATCCTGGAGTTGGATTTAAAAAGTCAGCAGGAGTTAAATGACTCATATCATATTGTTCACTATTCATCCAGAATCTTGGTTCAGCAATCATATGCTTTAAAATATAATTATACTCATAACCATCAGGTTGTCCATATAACCAGTCATAGAAGAAGAACATATTATTCTTTTCAGTGTATCTATTTACATATACATCTCCTCCAAATAATACAGGAGTTTGAGTTATTTCTTCTAAAGTAACTAACTTAGCTGCAGTACCATAAGGAGTACTAATAGTACACCAAAAACTACTTTTTAATACAGGTATATTTTGATTATTATAATTTAGTTTTTGTTCTGATGGAGTAATAGGTATTTCTTTAAGAGAATCAAGTTGACCATATTGATTTCTTAATCTAACTTTTATACCTGCATAATGACTTGCAATACTAAGATTAAATACATTAGTCTTATTTGTAGTCATATCAATTGGTAAAGCAGAATTTGTTTGTATAGCAGTACCTAATGTTACAAGTGATGTATCATATTGTCCTGTAGGAGAAGAAGGATTAAGAATATAATTAGGTCCTCTATTTTGTAAACTAGTATCATATCCAGATGTAGTCCTTAATGTTACAGTAGTCTGTCTTTCTAAATTATTTATTATATAATTTTTTGCTGCACCAAGAGTATCTACATATGGTTTAACATTTTGAATATTATTTTTTAAATAAAAATTATCTTCTACATTAAATCTTTGTGGAACTGTAGATATTGGGTATTGAAAATTACTATAAAATCCATATGCAATTGATTGTAATGCAAATTGTCTATAAGGCAATAATGCATATATTAATCTTAATGCAGTATCAGCACCTGTTAAAAAATAAAATACAGTTTGTTGTAAAGATGCACCAACACCTATAAGTCCTAAATATGCAAGTTTAGGTAGTTCTCTTGAATATTCATTTGATAAACCAAGTGTTGCTCCACTTGCTGCTGCAGGATTAACAGCAAGTAAATATGTAGTGTTTATTCCTGCTAAAATTGGATTTACTCCACCAGAAAGTGAATCAGCTATTGCAAGACCTGATGCATAATATGCTTTCATTGATGCACTATATGCAGCTTCAGCAGCTGCGACAGTAATTGAACCTGCAATTGATAAAGCACCAGATACTCCAGCTCCAGCAAGTATATCACTTGCTCCAGAACCAGGTAATGGTTTAGGAAGATTAACTGATGTTTTTCCTGTATTAGCAATTACTGCTTCTATTGCTCCTGCAATAAACATTATAAATACTGCAGCATCTGCAAGTAATTTACTTTTAGGTTGTTTATCAGGTTCTTGAAAATATTGATTAGATGTTCCAGTTAATGCACCATATACTTTTACTTCTGATAATGATAGAAAAGGATTTCTAAAATTAGTATCAGGAGAATGAAAAGTAATCATATCAGTTGGCACTTGTTGATCTATAACAGTAGGATTTAACCAAAATATTGGATTTGATGTATCTGTTAATTTAATATATGGATCATTAAAGTTATTTACATTTCCTCCTAATGCACTTGAGAGAGGTGTAATAGTATTAAATGGATAATTAGGATATAATCCTTCTCTTCCAGCAATTGCTTCATTACCTTTGATATTATAGGTACGCATGTTATTAACCATACCTTTAGCAATAATACTTCTATTACCTTCTCTAGATCCCCTTAGTATTTCATAACCTACTATTCCTGGTATATCATTACCGTCATTGTCTTTTGGTAAAAGTATATTAGTAAAGTTTATACCCATTAATCTAATATTAGCACCACCTTGAGAATAATGATTTGTTACATCACTATTTGCTGTTATATTATCAGGAAATTTATGATGTCTTATTGGTTCAGCACATAAATCAAATTGTGGATCAGTTGTACCTGACCAACATTGAGATGATGCATCCCATATATCATGTCTATTATCTGGATATTTTTCAGTTGATTCCCAGTAACCCATTCTACCTGTTGCAATAATAATACCACCATCAGGTAATGTTGTTACAGGAGGTAAACCACCTAAAGTTGCTGTATTATATACTTCAAATACTCTATCATTTGAATTTAAAGAATTTATATTACCAGACAGTGGAGATGTTTCTAATGTATTTCCTACATTAGGTACATTAAATTGTACTGGAGCACGTCCAGGAATATGATAAGAAGAAGATTTATCTCCTGTACTATATACCCATCTAATAAAGAAAGTATATACTTCATCTCTTAAGTAACTTGTATTACCACCACCGTTTACATAATAATCTGATGGATATTCTACTGATACCCATTGTGATTGTATTTGATTAGCTAAAGGTTGATAGTTAAAATCAAATTTAGATCTTGGTGCAATTCTTAATAAGTATGTATTAACCTCAGTAATTTGATCTGATGTTTCATATACAGGAGTTCTTAAAGGAATCATTTCAATTGGTACAGTAATAAGATCTTCTTTAATTTGATCTAAATGTACCACAGATGTATTTGTAGAATATAATCCAATTCTTTTTGCTACTGCACCTTGATTAATTACTTGTATTACTACTAATTCAAATTCAGTAAAATGTGTTGAGTCAGCTGTAATCAATATATCAATACAACCTTGTACATCATCAACATTCCAAATAGGTTGAGTATTACTTGGTGAAAAATAATCAGTAACTCTTTGACCTTTAATAGTATATGCAAGAGTTGCAAAGTATGATCCATTTCTTAATACTCCTCCACCAATACCTTGTGTAACTTGAATAGTAGGTGTATCCATTAATCTTGCAAGTCTTAATGCTTCACAATTTAATGTAGTTAGATCTTTACATATTATACATCCTACAGGAATATAACCACCTGGAGCTGGTATTACTATACCATTCTCATCTTTACATTCTTGATCCCATTGAACTCCTGGCCATTGAATATTTACACCTGATCCATTTGCATATGTATTACTACCAATCCATATATAATCAGGAGTTGGCCATAATGCATCATCTCCAACATTTAAATATCTATCAGGATTATTACCATCAGCAAAATATACAGACCATGAGCAATCTTCTTTCTCTCTTGATGCACCAGTAATTAAAAAGCGTTTATCAAAATTTAAACATGTATCCTGTACAATAATTCTATATCTACAAGTATCTTCTTCAAATAATCCTATTTCATGTCCAGTAGCTGCACCAACTCCTGATGCTGGATGTGCTACAGTAAAAAGGATCCATTTATCAGTATATAAATGTATTGCACCTATGATATATTTTTTACCAGTTAAAGTTGCACCAGCCTCAGCACATAATATATTAGATGTTTCATTTGATAATGTACCAACATTACCTTCTAATGTATTGTTAACTGCATTACGTGCATGAGTCCACATGCCCTCACTTACAAATGTAGGATCTGAATCTTTATTTAATCCCTTTATAAAGGTATTTGTTTTATTTTGACCTGTATCTTGTATATTTTTCTTTGCCATAACATAATAATATTATAATATCCGCATACTGTTATAGTTAAAACTTTTAAACATGTCATAGTATTTAGAATATTGTGCTCTTCTGTTAGCCATCCATAACCCTTTCATCTCTGCAAAGTTAGGTGTATTAACAATTGATAAAGCATAATTTCTTGCAGCTTTTAATCTTTGTTCTATAAGTTGTAATTTCTGTACTACATCTTCACCATTAAGATATAAGTTTTCAAATATTCTTTGCTTTACAGCATATTCATAATACTCATTGATTTCATCATGATCCGGAACTAATAAGTTACCATTATCATCTTCTAGTGCTCCTTGATAATTAATGTATACTTTGCCACAATCAAATGTAGTATGTAAAAAACCATCTTTAATCCATGCTTCATTAGGTGCATTAAGATAAAGATTAGGACAATCACATTCTATTTCTCTTGAAGATCTGAACCTTAAAGGAATAAGTGATTCATATATTCTTGTTTCTCCAGTAGGTATTACTTGGATTAATTCAAATGCTTCACCTTTACAGTTAGAAAATACTCTTGGTCTTACACAAGTATTACCAAATGGATTATTAGGATCATATTGTGGAACTAATATAGGAGTATTATTAAATGTACTATTTGCACAAGCAATAGTATGATTACATGGATTAGCATTACAAGTACTACAATTAACTGTAGGAGGTGCACATAAATCTACTGTACTTGGTACTTCAGTATAAGGTACTTCCATAGTAGTAGTACCTCCAGATTGATATCCTACCTCTTGTCTAAATGATCCACATATTGACCCAAAGTTCATTACATAGAAATCATCAGGTAATTTTATCTTATGATGTTCTACTTCTAATATGGCTTCTTTAGTCATATTAATTCTGAGACCTAAATCATATGTTACTCTTTTTGCAACTTTAATTAGTTGTTGAGGCTCAATTAAATTTTCAAGAGCATATGTATTTAAGTCAATAGTAACATCTTCCAGTAATTGGTCAAATGTTCTAAACTTGAGTGTATAATTAAAATCCATTATCTTAATGAGTTTTGACTATCATCAGGACCATTTGCAGGTACATTAATAGACATAGTTAATTCTTTTAATACATATTGTTCAATTTCACCAAATAAGTAATCTGGGAACATTAATTGGTCATCATTTCTAAATCTACATTCTTGAGATGTATCACATGTAAATCCTGTAATAGTATCTTCAAACATACCTTCTACTTTAATTGCTTCCCATGGAACATTAGGCATATATAAATAACCATCTAAATACCAGAAATATTTTCTAGTATTATATCTGAAACTATTTACTTTAGTCATAGAAGAATATGTACCTGGATCAGTTCTAAATAATTCTACTGAGGTGTCTAATGAAGATACAGTACGTATAAGTGGGCCATTAAGTCCATCAAAAAACTTAGGTAGTCTTTCTTTAGTTCTTTTAATATAACAACCAGAGGTAATACCAAAGCATCCTGCCTCTACTTTATCTACATCTATTAATTCAACAAATGTTAAAGTAGAAAATATTGAACTTATCTTCATTAACCTATTTTGATTATCTTCTCTCTTTAAAAGAGTTTTTCCATATTTTGAAATTGCAAAATATATTGTTCTATCAGTTAAGAATGGATCCTCCTTTACAGCTTTAAGTGCATTCCTAACTCTTGATATTGCTTCACCAATTGTTGTCATATATCAAATTCATTATATGTTTTTAACTTTTCTTTTTCAATACCTTTAACGTAATCCTTTTGCCTAGACTTAGTAAACATCTTACGTATTTTTTTCATTGGATCAACCTGTATATACATAGGCCAATTTTCTGAATATGTTTTAGCTACACTTCTTTTAAAATTTCTAGATCCTGCAAAGGCCCAGCATTCCCTATTACTAAAAGTATACTTAGTAGCATTATTAGTATAAAAGATTTTAGCAAGCTTGCCATCTGTATCCCAATTTGTATTTGTTACTATTACTCCATATTTTGTTGACTTGCCAAAATCAATGTTTCTTCTAAACTTACTTGTTTGACATGTACCAATAAATATGTTACCTAAATTTTCTGGTAACTTTACACCATCCCTGGTTTCAATTACTGTTTCAAAAAATAAGTTATGAAATGTTGTACATATTTTATATAAGTCCTTAGTGTCTACATCCTTATATTTAGGATACTTTTCTTTAAATGCTTTATAGAATTGTCTATTTAATACATGATATACATCTTGTCTAAATCTTTTACCTTTTACATCTGGTCCCTTAAATATTTTACTTTCCATACCTTATACATTAATATACTAAAATTTTCAGACTTATAAAAATTACAAGTTAAACAAATATAATATATATAACTCATATATAAAAAATAACCCCGGTAATAAAATACATACCGGGGTCTCGTTGTTAGCCACAGAAACCAACAAACTGCGACATATTTTTAAACTATACTAGTTATTAATCCATTTGTTACAGTAATTGTTTGAGCACCTACTACAAAAGAACCTGATGCTCCAGTAGTATACGTTGATGTAACTTTACCCCAACTACCTTCACCAGCAATTCCTACACATGTTAATACTCTACCAAGAGCATTAGTACCATCATTAAGTTTAATTGCATGATTTGATGTACCATTTAAAGCTTGAGCAAAAATACCAATATTATCACCTGCAGCAGAAGTAGCTGAACCAGAAACACCTATATTAACATTACTATTTCCTGTTGCAGAACCTACAACACCTGCATTTTGACCTACTGTATTTATACCTTCTGCTGAACCATTAATCCCTATATAATTAGTATTAAGAGCACTACTATGAGTATTTTTAACAACTAATCCATATAGTTGTGTTGATGTTTCAATATTTACTCTGTAAATTGCAACAGTAAATCCACCTATACCAACACTAGTATTATTATCTCTAATTAAACCAGTTCCTAAAGTTACACCATCTGGAGTCCAACGTGCTACATAATTATTTGTACCAGAACCTGCAATTCCACCACCACCACTAGGAGTTACCCAATTAGCTTTACCATCAGAAGTTATACAAGTTAATACTTTACCAATCCCCTCAGTACCATCTGTTCCTTGAAAACAGTAGTTAAGAGCACCTGACAATGCTGAACCAGAAACACCTATATTAATTGAAGCAGTACTAGAATTAGCATTACCTATAACCCCAGTTAATGTTCCTGTACCTGTAAAAGCTTGTCCGTAAACCCCTACACCATTGGCAACATTAGATTGACCAAGAATGGCATTTGGTTGCGCATTGTTATAAACAAGTAACTTTGTGTTTGCATTAGGTGCTATATTTATACCTACAGTAGTTCCATTATCTCTAATAAGTCCTGTTCCAAGTGTTGTAGCATTAGGAGTCCATCTAGCTATATAATCAGTAATACCTGAACCATCAACACCTCCTACTGCAATAAGTGGACTTGCTGGTGTACCCAAACCTGTAATAGTTATTCCATCTACAGAAACTTTAACTATAGGATTAAGTGGATCAGTATTGTCTGTATTTAAACCTGTTACTGATTGTACACTATTTGAAAAATTTGTACAAAAAAATAATACAATACTTTCTAATGCCTCAGCAATTGAAGAATCTTGTGCAACAACAATATTTAGTCCACACATAATATCTGGTAATGTATATCTTACACATTGTGCATCAAAAAATTCTGCACAAGGTTGTGGATTAGGACAATCTACTGGAGTTGGGCATGGAGGTAAAGAAGGATAAGCATCATCACATCCGCATTTTTTACATGTATTCATAGTATTTTATTTATTTAACTTTTTGTATTGTCATTTTTGCAATATCACCACTTGCTGTTGTATAGTCTACATCAGAAAAATTAACTACTCTAAGACATACTTGAGTACCTATATTCACTTCTAATCCTAACATGGATCCATTAAGATCAACATATAATAATTGATTAGTAATTCCACATGTAGTAGCTACATGATAAATATTTCCAGCATTATCTGTAATACCAGCTACAATACTTCCTGAATTAAAACCAGTAGTTCCTTCTGATAAATGTATATAAAAACTAAAGTTATATATTCCTGTTGCTGGGCAAGTCCATAATCCTGTTAAAGCATCATATGCATTATCATCATCATATACTTCTGTTAATAATATTTTTACTGCATTAGCATTATTTAAACTTGTTGTTAAATTTGGTGTAACTTTTAATACAGTTGGTGGTTGTATTTGTGCAAACATTGCACCTGGTACTATTACATCTGCTGTTAATGTATATGTTGGACCTGCACCAACTGATAAATCAACTGTTGCTGTATCTGCAACTGATATAGCTGAAGGAATTACATCTGCACTAACTACATATGCAGGTCCTCCTGTTACAGTCATATTAACTGTAGCAGTATTTAAAGCAGAAACTGTTACACTTCCATTTCTTAAATCTTTAATACATGCCCAAATATTATTAATAGTATCACATACTGATGTTGCTGGTGTTACCCATAGTCCTGCATATTGTACAGACATCTGTGCAAGAGGATTTACTTTTGAAAAATCAGTAGGTGCAACAGTTTGATTTCCTACTGCAGTTAATAGACATCCTGTATCACCTGTAGCTGTAACATATGGAAACCAAATTTGATTTACATATGAATTTATAACAGTATCAATACCTTGTGTACTTCCAACTAGTAAAACTGGAGATGAAGGCAATGTATCTGCCATTACCATAGTAGGTGTAGTATATGTTGGAGGTACTGTATTTTCTAAATCAGTTACTCTTATTTCTAGATCACTAATTGCTATATCTTGTAATGCATTAGCATCAATAATTGCACAAACTTTTTCTCCAATAGCAATTACATACTCAGTAAGATTCATTGTAGTTATAGTACCAGATACAAAACATGGTGCTACTGATACTATACAATCTGTAGGACATCCACTAGAAGGAGGTACACCAGGAGTAAGTGGAACATTTTCAAGTTCACATACTTTAACTATTAAGAAATTAATTAAGTCAGTAAAAGTACTTGGTGCACAATTTACTAGATTGAAACAATCAAGATCATAAGAAGTAATACTTAATGTATCTAGAATTGCACATAACTCAGTTGCTAGTTTCTCAACTACATCTGTAATAGAATCTCCTCTACATAAGTTTATACAGTTTAAATCCGGACCTGCCCAAATTACACAATTTGAAGAAGTTGGAGTACACGGTGAATTATCAAAATTTAATGGTTTCATATCTTTAGTATCTATTTATAATATAACAATTTTAATTAAGAATTGCAACCGCAACCACAATTTATAGTTTGATGACAACTATTAGTACTAGGAGTATTACATCCACATCCACAACCTGTATTATGTGTACAACAATCTTGGAAAGGTCTGCATACATAATCAGGATTTAAAATTGCTTGTAACTCTAATAATTGAAATTTAATATCAAGTCTATACAAGTCATCTTCTGGACAACATGGAGCAATACCATATCTTTGTGCTATAACATCTTTATATAGGACCTGAGAGTATGAACAAGCTATTCTCTCATAGTATTCAGTTGAACATGCTGGAGAATTATATCCTGGTCTTACACTTTTAAAAGGAACATCTGATGGACATCCATTATCTACACATGGACCATTATCAGTATATATTTCAGGAAGATCCCATCCTTCAGGATAGATCCATCTTAATACACAAAACTTTACACTATTTTTTCCTGCTGCTAATGTAATTGATTTAATTACATTATCACAATCTTCAAATAAGAAAACTGCAGTTGCATCACTGTTATTAGTTATTACACTACAGAAACATACTGTATTAGTTAAACATACTTCACATGATTCATATACTGCTTCTACTATAACTAAATCATCTGAAGTATTTACATCAGTTTCTTCAACATAGTAACATGACTCAGGACAAAATTTAAGTTTAATAATAGATGTTAAGTATGCAGATAAATTAGTAGTTGTATATACTGTTGGAGCTATACCTGCACAATCTATTACTGCATATCTTGTTACTGCACATTCTTGACATGTATCATAAGCAATTGATACTGTTACTACTACTGGAGAAGGTACAGCACCAATATATATACTTACATAAAAGCATCCTTCATATTCATCAAGAGTTACTATTCTATCAACATATACTGATAAGTCTTCTGATGTATATAATACAAAATCATCAGCTGGATCACATGATTCTAATCTATAATTAATTATAGGAAGACATGAAATACAATCTGTAAATGTAGTAAGTACTGTTACAGGAATTGGAGTTAAACAAACTACTGCAGTTCCTATTTGCCAACATCCTGGAAATTCAGCAAGAGTAACAATTTCACCAAGTGAATAAGAAAATGCTAATTCTTGTGAATTAGATTGTATTATTTCACGAGTTACACAATTGATTAATTCATAACAGACATCTTGACATTCATATAATTTATCATTAGGAACTTGTACACATGGGTCTCCCATTGTAATATTAATATCAGTGCCTACAGCATCTGGATATGATTTTGAACATATTCTTGTTGGAACAGTATCTTCTATAAGTTGACCAAAATGATCTATATAAGTTACATTACCTATACCAGTAATTGTATAACATTTAGTTACACAAGGTGTACATGGTTGTTCTATATCAGTTACTACAGGAATTAATGGATATACTACAGTAGTTACTCTTGTTACATACCAACAACTAATTGGATCTAAAGTAGTAGGCATTAATTTATTAGGAACATATGCACTACATAAAGGACAGTTAGTAGTATCCGTATATATTACCTCATCATTAAAACAATTATATAACTTATAAAATGATCCCATCTTAATTATTTTTTTGGTTGTGATTGTTTAAGTTTCATTTCATAAGCTGAAATACAGTTTGTACATACTTGTGCTTTATTTGATGCAACTCTTTTTTGACAGCCACATGATAAATTTTTACTGCAGTTTGAACATCTAGCCATAATTTTGGTTTTTTAATGGTTTAACAATTTTTACACTCTATCTTACGCATTATCTTTAATGCATAATTATATAAAGTCATTCCGTGAGTTGGTTCATGACAGAATTCTACTTTTGCTTTTGCAGCATCCAAGTACATCTTAGCCATCTTCAATATCTCTAATTTCTTTTGAATATTTGCTGGTGGTTCACACGCAGCAAGATCTAATTTACATAAAATATTATTATAAATATTTAATGCTCTTGTAATTCTTAAATGATTATATATTACAAATACTGTATCATTAGGAGACACACTATATTTAATAA